TGAGAAGTGGTATCATCTTCCCTTGCAGTTGCTCCTGGAACTCTACCGGGGCACCTACAGTTGCGAGGACACCCCGCAGGGGATCCAGAGGTTACGCGAACGGCACCCCGGCACCGTACTGGTCCGGGGTGAGCATCGGATAGCCTAGGCAGATACCCACGGGATGCCCACAGCTAGCTAAAAATCCCCAGAGGGAAAATCCTGGAAAATTCCGGAGGTCGTTTGACAATCGGAATTCGTGTTGCATAGTTGTCGTGTCGCCAGAGAACCCAAGCAAGGAAACGAACGATGCGAACGAGAACCTCTCCTATCATGGTTGGTCAGTCCGGGTATGCCGACATGCCCTACTCCGAAGTCTGCATGTGCATGCAGATTGCAGGCAAGCCCATGCACTTCAAGGTTATCTCCCCCCATGCGGTGCAACTCTACCGGGATGTCGAACTGACGCTTCCCTTCTCCGGGCCAATCACGATCGGAGAAGCCGGGATCTACCATGATGGAGATCACGAGATGTACTACTATCCGGCCGAAATGCCGGTAGGCGATCCAGCCAGGTAATCCCAGATTTTTGGTTGACTATCCGTAATCCTGTTGCATAGTTTAATTGTCGCCCAATCAACCTAACACCAGAGGATACGCAAGATGGATTACATTCTTAGCATCGAAGTGGATCAGGATCCCACTTGCCCGATGGAAGGGGACGGACAATGGACTCTGATTTCCTTCAATCGGAATTCCATCCATTATGGTAATCCGGATAACTATCTGCGGGTTACGAATGACAATAGCAAAGTCATTCCGGCCGATATCGGACTTGCTAGCAAGATGCGTGCGGGGTTGGCGTTCATCTTGCAGTACTACGAACATGGTCTGGGACGGTATGACATTCAAGGACATGGTCCCATTTGCAAGTGGGACACGACCAGTTTCGGCGGTATCCTCATCTGGACCCACAAGCCGGGAGACATGGGGGCAAAATCCTATGCCGATCGCCAGAAGGATGCCGAATCCTTCCTGGAGGAATACAACGCTTGGATGAATGGGGATGCCTACGGATATAGCATCAGCGACAGGGAGGGCAATCCGGTTGATGGTTGCTGGGGCTTCCTGGGATCTGACTATATGAGTCAAGAAGTCTCCGGACACTTCAAGCCGGGGGATAGGATCAAGCTGGAAGGGGAAGCCGCCAGTATGTTCTACGAATCCCATCTTCCGGAAGGAGTAGAACTGGTGGAAGACTTCGACGAAATTTCCGTTTGACTTCCCGAATTCGTGTTGTATAGTTGTTCTGTTCACACAACCCAATCCCAGAGGATACGAACGAAGATGCGAGCCAGCGAATCCATCAGCAATAGCGAAAAAGTCATCGATTCCCGCGACGTGATCGCCCGGATCGAGTACCTGGAATCGGAACGGAAGTCTCTGGAACCCCCCGAAACTGCCCAGGAATGGGACGACGAATTCGGCGATGAGTTGAAGGCGTTGCGGGATGTGGCCGAGGCAGGCAAGCGTTGTTCCTCCGACTGGACGTATGGGGCAACATTGGTCCACGAAGCGTATTGGATCGAATACGTCGAAGAAATGTTGAAGGAAATCGGGGATCTTCCGCAAGATATCCCCCACTATATCGAGATCGACTGGGACAAGACGGCGGATAATATTCTGGTCGATTACTCGGAGATCGATTTCGACGGTAGTACCTACTACATCCGAGCCAGTTGATCCCGGAAAGTTCCTTGACTATTCCCCACGATTGGGGAATAGTCTTTTGTCGGCTCGAAACACCACAAGGCAAGAGGATAGAAAGATGCGACCTTCACCCGATCAGCTAGCTTTGTACCGAATCGCTCGCGAACTGGTGATGATCCAGCCCGGCGAGTTGAACCCACGGGACTACAACATCCTTGGTATCCTGCGAACTGCGGGATACGTTGATAGCGTCGATAACTCCGATGTGCGTTCTGCCCGTCTCTGGTACATCCCAGAGGATACGGCTGAGTTTTGCTATCCCCATCTGAATCCCGATGATCTCCCTTCCACGGAAGTGGAGATCATCGAAGTGCTCGAACAGAACATCCCCTTCTAGGGCATTTACGGATAACCATTCATAAATAGGGGAATCCGGACAGATTCCCCTATTTCGTTTGACTTCCTGATTTCCTAGTGCATAGTTGTGTCGAGCCCAAACAACCCCAGAGGATACGCAAGATGAAAGACATTCTGGAATCGATCAAGGCCAAGCGCAAGGAAGCCGATTTGCTCTATAAGACTCTGGACATGTGGAACGACGTTTCCGGGTTGGTCGATCCCGATAGCGTGGAATGCTTCGGGTTTGATCCCAAATTGTTGACTCCCGCACAACTCCGGGAAGCTACCGGACCGGCCGGATATCACGGGAATCATTCCCCCAGCAATCCCTACGGATGGCCGATTCGCAACGGCAGGACACGACCAACGAAGTACAACTACGTTGGTCTGAAGGATGGCAGCAAGGTACAGATACCTCTGATTGATGCCCCAGAATGTCGATGAATTCCGTTTGACAATCGGAATTCCTGTTGCATAGTTCAATCGTCGCCCGACACCACAACACCAGAGGTCAGAGTCATGGCAAGAAAAGGTCCCACCAGTCCGTCTATCCGTCGCATGTCCTGGACTTGGTTCCGTTGCGTCCCGATTGGTGGGCGTTTTCGGCATACCTCCGAGATTGAATGGTATGGATCCGGTATGAAATGTGGGGTATGCGAGAAGATATCCGCTCGCAAGTACCGATACGTTGATGACGGGATGGAGTGCCAGATTGGTTCGATCGATTGCGTGGTTGTCAATGTGGATGCGGAAGGCGAGATGATTCGATGTGGGGAAACCCAGATTTCCCTACGGGATTGATTTGACAATCGGAATTCATGGGCGATAGTTGTTCTATCGCCCTTTCTCTCAGCAAACGCCAGAGGATGCCAAGATGCGGAATCTCTATTTTGAGCGGACGGAAGACTTCGATGTTCGGTTCCATTCCTATAGTGGGATGGAATCCAACTTCGGAGAATCCCTTACGCTGGAACAGTCGCATAACATCGTTCGCCACTATCTGCGAACATCCCGGAAGATGGGATGCCAGGTTACCAAACTAGGCAAGGGATCCTGGGAGATCCAGACGCCAGAGGATGCCAGGATGGTGTCGGACAGGGAAGGATGCCTTACGGTATCCCGTAGATACCGGAGATACCGTAGGATACTCGGAAGGAAAGTCTACCTGGATTGATTTGACAATCGCCCAATCATCGGCAATAGTCTCCCATCGACCCAAACACCACAGAGGATATTCGAGATGCGCGAGCACATTCGCACCTGGCAAGACAGTATCTTCCGGCTGGAGTTGTTCGATACCAACCGGCGGGATAGCTACGGCAGATGGATCCTGGGATACGAGTTCTACTGCGAGGATAACCGTATCTTCGAGGGAGAGGACTTCTACTGTTCTCCCTGTCATGCGGTTGACTCTAACCGCACCGTTGCATCCCTGCTGTCCTTCCTCTCCCTGCGCCCTGGAGATACCGACAGGGAATACTTCGACACCTACACTCCAGAGCAAATGGAATTCGCTCGGAGGCATGGTGAAGAGTTATCCATACTCGCATGGGAGTTAGAGCAAACAGATGAAGACGGCGAACCGATCAACCCTCATTCCCATATGGGATGATCGGGATGCGCTGATATCGTTTCCGTGTCCGGGAGAGGGATAACCCCTCTCCCTTTTTCGTGGGGTTATCCAGGGAGATACGACAGATGATCCAGACTCGGGACTACAAACGAATTCACGAGATGCGCAAGGTTAACTGGGAAGATACGCGCGAGATGCGCATGGTGAGGATGCGCGAGATAGATAGGTGAGATGCGCGGGATAGGGGTTGCAACCCCTATCCCTTCCTCTGGACGGATGGAGATAGCCAAATGCATATCACAATCGATCGGGACTATCCTGCTAGCAAGGCATACTGGAAATCGGCAAGGCGCAAACTGCCGATTGCATCTCTCAACTTCCCTGCCCTGAGCGCGGCCTACGATCTAGTGGACGGCAAAGCCGTCTGGGTCGAGTCTCCGGAGACAAGGGAGGAGCTACTATCCTGGCTCGCATCTATCCCGGGGTGGGACAAGGGATCCCCACAATCCCCCCATCCCGTAACGGTAGGGTAGTCGCCCTACCGTTACGGGATGGATTCCCTGTCCTCACCCCAGAAAGCTAGAAACTTTCTGGGGAATTCTTTGACAACCTGGCAATCGTGAGCAAGAGTCTCCTATCGCCAAACACCACACAACAAACGCGGAGAACAAACCATGACGACTACCAGCAAATTCGCAACGGTTACGGTTTCGCACGGCAACGATAAGATCGCGATCCAGTCGCGTACGCGGTTGGAGATCGACTTTACCGTCATGGGAGTCAGCTACTCTCCTCTCGAAAACAATCTGTTCTCTCGGATCGAGCGCGGCCCCTCTCCGCGCCCTATGGAACTCTCCTATGCGGAACTCGGCATCTTCAAGGGAGCGCACGAGCGATACCTTGAAGCAACCCGGACCGACAAACCTACCGTTCTGGTCGATCGAGCCGACGTCTGCAAACCCAGCAACGTCGAAACGGTAACTCCGAATCTTCCCCCCATCGTCCGGCCGGAGACAACGGTAAACGTCGCACCGATCGCAGGGGCCGCACCGATCCATCATAGCGCCCCTGTCCCAGCGCCTGAGGTCAAGGCCAGTGTCGATACGCTGGCAAGCCGGTTTGTCCACCAGATCGGCAGCAATGCCGTTCCGGAAGTGTACCAATCCGGAACGGAAGTCCAGCATGCGGAACGCTCTATCCGCATGCTGGAAGAAGCAGTGCGCATCCTGTCCGAAAACGGTATCGTCTCGATCTCTTACGATGTGCCGGATCGGGTCAAGCAAAAGGTCGGCAATCTCCGGCGCAAGTTTATGAAACTGGGCTTTCTCCCGAAGCAAAAGAGCGTTTTGATCGGCATCGACAAGGTAACTAAAACCCCGGAATTCCGGGCAATCGTCGAAATGCTGGCAAGGAACCATGTCCGATTCGACAGTTACCCTCTCCACGATACCATCGCAGCTATGGTGAGGGAGGAAGCAAAGGAAATGCTGCGATCGCAGATTGTCCAATGGCATCGCTCTCTCATCCTGAACATTGCCAGCGCTGCCGATCGAATCAGTGAGGCGAAAGCAGCTGTCCTGGCCGACGAATCGAAGGGAACGGCGGATCTCGAAACGGCGGAGAACAAGGAACATAACAGCATGCGAGCAACCATCCGGGAAGCTTGCGAATCGCTCGAAATCGCGATCCAGCTTGCGGAACTATACGACGATTCGCAGGACACGAAAGCCCTTATCGAGGGGCTCCGCGCTGCGATCCAGTCGCAAGCGCAGACGTTCAATGCGATGGCTCGCATGAAGCGAATCAAACCCGCCCCGATGCCGAGCTAGTCCCCCCTACGGGACAGGGGGAGGCCAGAGAGGGAGGACCGAGACTATCCCTCCCTATGGGATTGCGTGATCGAGGCCGTTGAGTGCGGCCTCGATCACGCAAGGGAGGAACGGGATCCCGCGCAGGTGTTCATTCCGGAACATTGGTAAGTTGCCGGTTCTGGAAATCGCCCTGGCCGTTTCTTGACTCTTGCACCGATCGGTGCAAGAGTCTCTCATCAGCCCAAACTCAAACGCCCCAATGGGGGGCAAGGAAAGAACAATGGCCAGTTTCGTTAATCTCACCCCCCACGATATCACGGTCCGGTCCGCCGACGGACCGGACCGGACCTTCCCCCCATCGGGGAAGGTCGCTCGCGTCGAAACGTCGGAGGCTCCCGTCGATCCGATCGACGGAATCCCGGTCATCTTCCGGGAAACTGGGAGGCTTGTCCTCCCAGAAGGGATTCCCCAGAATGGGGAAAGCTACCTGATTGTGTCCTCCATGTGCTTGGACGCGGCCAGCATCCGGCAACGAGCTTTCTGTGTTGCTCCCGACACGGGAGCAACCGCCATCCGCAACGACAAAGGGCAAGTCGTGGCCGTGACGCGATTCGTCACGGCCTGATAATCCCCCCAATGACCCCAGACCATACGCTGGTCTGGGGTCATTTCGTCCGTTCTTTGAAAATTCGGTATCGGAAATTTGCTTCCTCTGGGGAGCATGCTAGGCTTGTTGTGTTCAGAACGACACAACAAGCCGCCCGACAGGGCAAGGAAACGAACATGGCAATCTATACTTCCCCCAACTTTGGACAGGTCGAGCGAGTCAACCGGGCCATCGTGGCTCGGTTTGGCAGGGGGCATGTCTTCTCCCTCGAACGCGGGGGGAAGGGATGGGTTCTGGTCATGCGAGGACACTGTTCCTCGCAGACTCTGGCCGACCTTCAAGCGCTGGCAACGGCCAGCGCATCCAGGTAATCAACCACAATCGGGAGAGGGGATCGATCCCCTCTCCCCAGCACAGGAGAACGAGCCAATGCAGACGACGACAGAGACAACCTTGAGGTCTTTTTGGGGGGATCTTCCCCCCCACGTCCGGGAAGGCATCATGTTCTTCCTGGACGGGGGGATTGTTCCCCCTACCGTCATAGGGGACATGATCGAGGAACAGGGAGGGGACAGGGAGTGGACGGGCTCCCTCCTGTCCTGGCATCGTGCTAAACTCGTGTTCGAGTGGGCTCGATCGAGCCGATGGTACTCCTGTCAGGACAAGTCGGTTCACATCGACGTGTCCTATGCGGGATCGAACCATGTTCAGACGGTGCGGTTTGGATTCCGCACCGTCGGCGAGCGAATGGATTTTGGGCATTGGTTCGGCATGGGACGCAACCCCGGAGAGTTCCGGGAATGGATCGAGGAACATATGGGGGAGTTCACGTTTTCGTGATCCCCTCCCCTCACCGATTTGACCTAGTCTAGAATCGAGGCTGGGTTTCCCCTGTCCGAAACGAATCCTCTCAAACGCCCTTCGGGGCAAGGAACGACCGATGAACGATCTTCACAACTCCACCAGCGCCAACGGCACGAATCGGATCGAGAACCTGATGGGCTCCAATGAGCCCACGACGAAGAAGACACGCAAGAGCCCTAGGAAGGCCCCTACCGTGCCCCAGGAGGGCACGGAACAGGCCAAGGTGGTCAGTCCCCCCACTAAGGCCCCCCGCAAGGCGGGCAAGCCCAAACAGGGGGGATTCTCCCCCAACCAGAAGCTTGCCCTCTGTGTGGGGGGCATCGCGGGATTCGTGCTGCTCCTCTCCGTGTGGGAGTGCACCACAGCGCTGGCATGCCTGACCGGCATGCCATTGGTCCTCGCCGGACTCCTCGCAATCGGCATTGATTGCGGAATGGTCGCCTCCGAAATTGTGGCATCGGCCACGATCGCAGGGGAGGAATCCCGCAAGTGGGCTGAGCGATACGTTTCTCTGGCCGTTGCCCTGTCCGTTGTGCTCAACGCGGTAAGCGCTGCCAGTCATGGAGAGGGAGCATGGAAGCTTGCAGGGGCGCTCTGTGGGGCATGCGTCCCGGTACTGGTGTACGTCGCCGGTAGGGTAGCTGGTGCATGTTGGCAAGGGAAGTGACCCCCCTAGTAGGAATCCAGGGGAGAGATTTTGACTCTCCCCCTGTCTGGGGTATGTTTCCAGTGTCGGAAGAACACCACAGCAAACCGGAGACTGACCAATGACGAGTACCTATGCGACCCAGACCTCTACCCTTTCCATCTGGTGGAACGAATCCCCTTCCTACGTCCGGGAAGGCATCCTGTCCTTCCTGACCGATGGATCCGTCCCACCATGCGTCATTGGCGATATGGTGGAGGAGAACGGCGGCGATCGAGACTGGACGGGAGCGCTCCTGTCATGGGCTAGCGCCCTATGGTTCGCGGACTCTTGCCAGTCTCTGGCCTATCGGGCGGGCAATGACCGAATGCTCTCTCTGGATTGCACGATTCAGGGGGAGAACACCCCGTGGACAATTCGGATCGGTTTCCGATACGTGGGTCAGCGAATGCGGTTTGAGGATCAGCTGCGCAAGGGTATGAAGCCCTCTTGGCTGAAGAACTGGGCTAACGAGAACATGGGCGAATTCACCTTTGCCTAGGCCACTAACGGCCAGAGGGCAGGGGGGACCATAACCCCTGCCCTCTCCCCGTTCAGTCCAATCAATTTGTGAGACTAGGTGAGGAGGAGGAGGAATAACTATGTTGGTATGGCGCAGGGAATTCGTGGGGCAAGGGAGTGCATCCTATGCTTGGTGGAAAGGATTCATTGCCTTTTCCGAGAAAGAGGGGCTGAAGGACATGGAATCGTGTTTGGCGCCCGGCGCAATGGACGTTCCCTATTCCTGTACCGTATGTCAGGACTCCTGGGGCAGATTGCACGGGATTGTTACGGTAGGGTAGTCTACTAGCCTAGGGGGACAATCCGGCGCGCCCATATCCCCCTAGCTCCCTTGCCCTAGGGCGGCGCCCCTAACCCCACTACCCTACCATCCGCCCCTAACCCGTACGGGCGCCCGTGTAGGGCACTCTCCCTGTCCAGACCAGCGTAGGCCATGACCCTAGTCCCAGACCGGTCTACGCTGGTCTAGTCCATTGCCCTAGCTCCCTGGCGGCGCCGCTTAACCCCTAGCTTCTCCCATTAGCCCCTCTCTCGTACGCACGGGCGCCGCCCTAGGCCATGCCCACTAACCCTAGCTCCATCCCCCTAAACCTCACCATGCCTACTAACCCCCCAATTCGGCCCCTTCCTGGCATTCTGGGGCTTTCAGGCTACGTCGGGCTTCCTTAGCCCATCTGAATCGATTCTAGGGCCATCCAGAGCGATTTGAACCCTATGCCAGTGAATCCCCCTAGGCCGGAATCGCAGAATCGGCCAGGAATGGGGGAGAGAGGAGCGGAATTCGCTGAAATGACGTATCTGGGAATTTGACTCTGGTCTGGGGTATGGCATATTTGAGTACAACCCGAGACAACCCCCTGAAACGAAGGAAACGAACATGGCTCGCAAGACGAAGAAAACCCCGGAACAGATCGTACGGGAATGGGTCGCAGGTAGCATCCCGGACCATGTTCGCCAGTTTGGCCATGACGAAGTCTTCCAGATGGGGTGGGAAGCTGGGCAAACGGGATCGGTGGAATGGGAAGGGGCGAGGTTCGAGCGATTCGAGATCGAGGGGGAAGGCTATGTGGTGATCCAATGGAGTCCAGAAGAGGGCCTCATTTCCGTAGGGCAACGGCATCTGGAACGCTGGGAGAGGGAGGAACTAGGGATCTAAACCCCTACCCTCAATTCCCCACCCCCTATAGGGGGTGGGGAATTCCGAAGCCCCAGGAATCGCCCTAGTACTCCACTAAACCCCCCTAGGGGGAAGGAAAGAGCCATGCGAAACATCCTGAACAACGTGCGGGAATCCCTGATCCGTACCCTGGGGGGCTACACCCTCCAGGAGCGGAACGCCAATGCCGAGAGGCGCTTGGCGGAGAGGGATCGGGTCATTATGGCCCGGATCCATACGGAAATCGCCCTGATCCGGTCCGGCCGGACCAAAGAGCCCAATGCGGGCTACATCATGTCTGGGGTGGATTCCTGATCCACCCCGGAGAGGAAAAACGTCTGGCGTGCCCCAGGAACGGTTCCTGGGGCCTTGGTAAGGGGATCGGCCTACTCGGGCCATCCCGTGGCGTCCCAGGGCATTCCATGCGATCCCTGGGGCATATGGAGGGAGGAAGGAGAGGCCCCTGTGTAGGGGCCTAGGGCGTGAAAACGTCTGGAAGGCCCCAGGAAGCCCCTGGAGTGTCCGGGTAGTAGGATCGGGTTCCGGACCCCATCCGGATCGATCCTGGGGCATCTGGTGCGATCCTAGGGGTATGCGGTGGGATTCCCATACCCCTAGGTGGCTGGCCAACAGGCCAGCGGACCTCCGACAGGGGATAGGGGGGCGTGTGCTGGGGATAGGCCAGCACACAGGGGAGAGGGGACAGCCCAGCGCCGAAAGTTCGGCGCTTGCCGAACAGGGCAAGGGGACAGGGGACCCCGCGCCGAAAAATCGACAGGGGAGGACAGGCCGACAGGCGCACCCTCCGACAGGGCAGAGAGGAGTGTGCCGAACTTTCGGCGCTGGGGCAGGGGACAGGAGGAAGAAATTCCTTTGAAAGCAAAACGGCATACCCCGGTCGGTGCCTCTCTCACATTGGTGTATTTTGTGTAAAAACCATATCCAGGGTAACCCTCTCTGTCGCTGACTAGTTTTTAGGTGATTCTTATATCCGTCTAGGACTCTCTAACTCTGACTAGTTTTAGGTAGTCCGTATACCGGGGTGGCCTCTCGCGTATTGGCTCATTTTTGGGTGATTCTTATACCCGCTGTCTGTAACTAGGGACAGGAGTGAAAAATTCCTTTGAAATGAAAACGAGGTAGCCCATTTCATGTCTTTCTCGGGCTGGGTGAGTTTTAGATGATCCGCCATTTGACAAAGTAGCATTCATGGGTAATAGTTGTGGGTCCAGGTAGAGCGGGGACGATTCTACTGATTACGATGCCGCATGTGTTCCCTATCTGCTAGATTTATGGTCCTGGGGGGACGAGTTGATGACTTGTAAACGAAGGGATGTCCCCCCAGGACCATTTATGGATAATTACTCATAAATAGGCCAAAACCCATGTTTCTAGTTAGAAAACCCGAGATTTGTGGGATTAGCGGTAGTTATCAGAATGTTGTTCTGCGAGGAGGGAGTTACATCGGGTTCTGTAGGAGAGGTTCATATCATAGGTCTTCCAGTCCCATTGAGTTCCGGACTAAGGTTCTCGGCTTCCGGGTAATCCTCAGAAAGAGAGACAAATGATCCTGATTGCTAGACCTAGGCCAATTATCCAGGGCTCCGATCGTGTGTACCGGGGTGGTGGCTGGTACAGCAACGATCATAATTGTCGGTTGGCACGCCCCGAGTGTGTGCCAACCTTCCAGTACAACGACCTGGGCTTCCGGGTAATCCTCCGAAAGAAGGTAGGCAAATGATCCTTATCGCTAGACCTGGACCGACTATTCGGGGTTCCCTCCGAGTGACCCAGGGTGGCAGCCGGCTTAGCGGTGACCTGTACTGCCGGTCGGCGTTCCGCAGTTGGTTCGAGCCGATGTTCCGCTATAGCAATCTGGGCTTCCGAGTAATCCTCAGAAAGAGGGATATGAAATGATTCTGGTAAGTAGACCTGGATCGGGTGTTCCTTCGGTTCTGGGGTATCCTGTGTTCCGTGGGAATGGTTGGAGCCAGCTCTTACCGGAAGATCGGGCGGCATATCGCTATGCCTTGCGTCCACAAGGATTCGATGATTATCTGGGCTTTCGTATCGTTCTCCGCAAAAGAATTGATTTGACTTTTCCGAATTCTGGGCAATAGTTGTCAGACACCGAATGGCCCTGTTGATGGAATATCCAGAAGGATACCGAATGATTCTGATCGCTAGACCTAGGCCGATCTCTGATCCTCTGGCCTTTGCTTGTGTGCTCCAGGGCGGTAGCTGGTTCAGCAACGACAGAACCTGTCGTTCCGCTCGCCGCTACTGGCTCGGGCTGGTCTACCGGCACCGCAGCTACGGGCTCCGTCTCATTCTCCGCAAGAAATCTAATTCCAACACTCGAAGGGAGAAGCAGTGACACAAAGTTTGGAAGAGGTAACTGTTACACAGCATGCCTACCATAGGTGGCTGGAGCGAGTAGATCCCGCAGGATCTACTCAGGACATAGTCCAGATGTTCCGTATCTCCGATCCCATTCCGCCAGTGGCTCCACAGCATGCCAATGTCGCTCGCAGGCGGTATCGCGATCGATTCCACTTCGTGGAGTTCGTGGCGAAAATCGAGAAAGGTTGCTACGTCATCATCACCATCATGCGACGTAGCAAGGTAACAGGTCAGCCCGTAGGTCGTTTTCTGCCCCAGGCGGTATTCCAGGAGAGTTAGATGTTCATCCGCTGCAACGAGATTGGCTACGTCAATCAGAACAAACCAGTACCGTTCGTGTTCAGCACCTGGCAGGTGATGGCCGCTCACCCGGAGATCCTGGTGGATGGATCTCCGGGAACCAGGATCGTGCTTGCTGGGAATACTTCCTACAAGGTGGATATTCCCTTCGAGGAACTGTGCAAGCTGGTCTGGGCCTGGGATTCTCAGGAGAAATCCCAGGGAAATCCCCCAGTCCAGGATCTCCTGAAAGAGCGGCGATCCATCAACAAGAAGAACTGATCCGCGTTCTATTTCCTACTAACCAAGGAGACTATTATGGCGGGCGGTGACAACATAAGACATCCGAGTAATCCCTACCCCTACACCTTGCCAGGGGTAATGATCGAATCTCCCAATATCCAGGATCCCTACGGATATCTTGCGACGGTCTACAACAACGACCCGGCGATCGTCCAGCGGATCACCGATCTGGAGACTCGCCTGAGGGCACTCCAGGAAAAGGTCCGTAAACACCTCGATGAGGGCTCTACCGTCGATCAGGTGGTCTCCCAGATGCAATCCCATGTCCGAGCCCTCGAAAGAGACCGCAGTGCCCTGACGGACCGGGTGGGCGCTCTGGAAGCCCAGGTGAAGCTCCTGGGAGCCTGGAGGGAGGCTCACGAGGGGGTATACACGGCTCTGAGAGAGGATGTCCAGCAGGCTCTGGCCAGAAGTTCTGGGCGAACATCCAGAAGTTCTGGATTGCTTGCCACGGTACTGGATTGGGCTCTGTTCGGGTTCTTGTTGACTTCGCTGTCCGCTAGCGCCCTGATGATCCTGAAGGCGGTCTGCAAGTGAGGCCAGGATGGGAGGGACGAGATCAAGACTGTGGAATAACCTCGTGTCCCTCCCATCCTCTGAGGAGTGAATCGTGATACTCGTAACCAAACCTGGGCCGGTTAGCGAAGGAACACATCAAAAGATTCGGGGTGGTAGTTGGTTTACTTTCCACAGAGAGTGCCGATCATCGCTTCGTGGTGCCGTGATCGGTGCTGAGATCCACACTAACCGTCTGGGTTTTCGGGTCATTCTCAGAAAGAGGGTGTCATGATCCTTGTAACCAAATGTAAATCGATTGGTGATAATCCCAACACGCTAGTAGTTCGTGGTGGTGACGTCTGGCTTAACCCGAGGGTGTGTCGGTCGGCGTATCGGTATTACAGGATTACGATCACCTGGTCCCAGTATATGGGGCTTCGTATCGTTCTTCGCAAGAGGGTTCCATGATCTTGATACCCAGGAAACGAGTTCGCGTCGTGGCTACCAATGCTGGAACGAGGTGTATCCGGGGCGGCGGTTGGTACACGCTAGGGGAGTGGATGACCTCGCTTTGCCGTATGGGCGATGTTGTAAGAACCAGAGAATATTCTCAGGGTCTCCGTATCGCCCTCCGCAAGAGGGTTCCATGATCCTCATCGACAAATCAGGTCCGGTGGTCTCGGGTCCGGGAGCATTGCCCGGCTTCCGGGTGTGGCGGGGCTCTCCCAGGGTTATGATCTCCCAGAACTGTAGGAGTGCAGTTCGCAACCACTATTATCCCACAGGGTTTTACACCATCCTGGGACTGCGGATCGTCCTGAAGAAAAAGATTTGACTTTCTCGAAAAGTGTGGCATAGTTGCCTCGTGAAAGAAGTCTCGGATCAATGAGTATCTGAGCCAGGGATGGGTTGGACGAACTAGAGATTTTCCGAACAGGGTGTGTCCAACCCACCTCCTTCACTACATCAAACCCAATACGCTAGATTTCGCCCAGCAGGAGTCCGCATGTCTGTTTCCCATGAGGTGTGGAAGCTGGTTCGGAAGCAATCGGATAAGCACCCAAATGATGTCGAATTGGCCGTTGCCGGGCTCATGAACGAGGTCCAGGCACTTCCCGAGTACGAGGAGTATGTGACGGAACTGGTCCGGGTGGCCCTCATCCGTCTGATCCACCAGCATCGCTCTCAGGTCAATTCCTCGATCCGAGCGCAGGAAACTCACGAGGTCCCCGTTGTCAGGAATAGCACCTCCAAGGTCCGTGTCTCCGAGTCCAAGCAGGTCCAGAGAGTTTATGCCTGCTACAACTACCGGATCGGTGGCAGGACTCTGGGGTCCATGTGCCTGGGGGATATCGATGCGATCATCCCCAGCGAGCAGAGACGGCTCAAGGGCCACGAGACCAATATCCAGATCCTGATCCGTTGCCGGGAAATCCTGCAAGAAGCCCAGAGCAAGAAGAAGGCGACGGAGACCACCGTCTTGAAAGAGGTCATCACCGAGAAGGATCTGGACCAGATCATCCAAAGCAGTATGTATGAGCACGAGCCGGAGACCGCCGAAGTCTGATTCACCGTGAGTATTCCTGTGGACGAATCATCCAGTTGCGCCTCGATCCCTGTCCGCAGGAATCCAGCCAATCCCCTGGTGGACGAATGTACGCGTCAAGAGGCCATTTCTGTCCACCAGGGGATCGATCCAGGGATCATGGACGTTGACGAAGATGAAGATCGTATCGCTGTCCGTGATCCTGGTACTGGTGTCGGGGATGATTGGTGACTTTATGAACGGTGGTGTGCCCCGATACCTTGTTACACAAGTACATACAGGGTCGAGGGTGGACTTCTCTGTGACGAGGATTGTCCCTGTAGGTATCTTGTTTGGATCTTGCAGAGCCCTGGGTGTGGGACGGATTGGACGCTAGAAAAATGACCTGTGTCCCACACCCAATTTTCTAACCCAACCCTATTGTGTCTTTTGGAGAATCCTATGGTCCCTACCGTCACCCGTATCCGCAAGAACAAGATTCTCGTCGCCACCACCCGCGCAGAGGTCGCGGAGGTCTCGTTGGAACTCCAGCGGCAGCAGAAGCAGCGCAATGCCATCATGAACTCCAGGATCCGGATCCACAACCGACTGAAAGCCGTCGTGGCTGGGGGCATGGGCTACGAGAACAACCTCACCAAGGCGCAGAGGATCAAACTGTTCAAGAAGGCATCGGAGTTGATCGATGCCGTTGTCGCTGGTGATCAGGACCACCCGCTCAAGGATCTGATCATGACCATGATGCGGGCGGTGTCCGAGTGCGATATCCTGGAGGACAACGTCCGAAAGACGATGGAGAACGTCGCCAGGAAGCTACCCACCGCCAATTGGTCCGAGGAACCCGAGCAGCGGGGCTTCGGTATCTTCTCCCTGGCCAAGCTGATCGGCGAGACGGGCGATCTCTACAACTACGACGACTACCGGAAGGCATGCAAGAGGATGGGTTGCTCGCCCTGGCATCACAATGGCGAATGCCACATGGGATCGACCTGGCGGCGACTCAAGAGTCTCCCAGGCTCTCAGTGGACCGAGTTCGGCTACTCGCCCTCTCGCCGGTCTCAGATGTTCAACATCGTCGAGGCGCTCTACAGGACCAATGGAGAGGGTGAGTACCGCACCTGTTATCTGGAGTCCAAGGCGGAAGCCCGCAACCGATATCCCGAGTGGTTCCAGTGCTCGTGTGACGGTACGGGCAAGAATGTCTCGGGAGGTGAGTGTCACGAGTGCCAGGGCAAGGGAGAGAAGAGGATGCACGCCCACTTGCATGCCCATCTCATGGTCGCTAGACTCATCATCAAGCGGACGTGGCAGGCGTGGCGGCGGTTGGGGCAGGGGCTGATTTGACCCTGACCTGATCCTTTGGTAACTCGGGGGCCGGGGACGATTGAGTTTCTAGAGAACCGCACGGTGTCCCCGGCAGCAGAACACCACGGACGATGAAGGGCTTGTCGAATCGATCCATGTCCGTGGCGGGTCTTCTGGACGGTGGACGAAAGCGTAAATCGAGATACCAACTTTGTCCACTGTCTGGAATATTCAGGATTGGACGATCACGGAGATTACGACCGATCGTATGTCCGATCCTGGATTCTTGAATTTTGAAATTGGACGACAGCTGTATTTGTGAAGTTGGTGGTGTCCGATTTCAAGAGTACGAGAAGTTATCGATCGGACGAGTACCAGATGTGTGGTGCTCTGGTTTCGCTATGGTAGCGGAACATGGGGTAGGGGACGAGAAACGCATTTGAAATGACCGGAATGTCCTCCACCCCTTGAAACTCCAGGGACGATGACCATGATAGCGACTGACTACTTGTCCCTAGAAATTCCCCTGGGTTCCTCCTAATATACGGGAGAGCCCAGGGGATTTTTTATGGTATAGTACCATAGGTGTTGCATGACCAAACCCAGAGTCGAACTCTCCGAGATGGAGAAACGCTTCTGCGAGGAGTACCTTGTGGATTTGAAGCCCTCCGCAGCCGCAGTGCGTTCGGGTCTGGTCGAGACCGTCTCCAACGATCCCAACTCCACCAAGCACAACGACAAGTACAAGAAGACCAAAAAAGCCTGCATCGTCGCCATCAAGCTCCTGAAGAGAGCCAATGTCCAGGAGTACATCGACGAACTCAAGGCCGAGCGACTCCGTCATACCAGGATCGACTCCGAGTATGTGGTGCGACGGCTCGTCGTCGAGGCCACCCGCGTGGGTGGAGATGCTACCCATGCTGGGCGTGTCCGAGCCCTGGAACTTCTCGGCAAGCACAATGGTATGTTCCCCGATCGTACCGAGATCGGAGGCACCGGGATCCCGATCCAGACGCAAACCCTGGTGACATTGACCGATGACCAGAGACTCACTGCCCTGTCCCTCCTCATGGCCCGATTGGGCCAGGCAGACCCTGGACAGGTTGTTGACGGGCAATCTAACACCTCTGGATCAGTATTGGATCACACCGGAACTGGTGTTCGGCAAGATGAAGCCCGACCCCTGGCAGAGGAACCTCCTCCGGTCTACGTCGTCGAGGAGACTCCTGCTGGCAACCCGTCAGGGGGGGAAGTCCCAGGCAGCGTCCGCGTTGGTGTTGTGGACGGCCATTACACAGCCCGAATCATTGATCCTCCTCCTCTCGCCCACCCAAAGACAGTCCGGCGAGTTGTTCCGGGACAAGGTACTGAGGCTCTATAACGCCATTGGCAGGCCTATTCCGGCTACCCAGGAGTCGGCTCTGACACTGACCCTGGGCAATGGCTCTCGGGTCATCTCCTTGCCAGGCGAGGAAGGCACGATCCGAGGTTACTCAGGTGTCAATCTCCTGGTGATCGATGAGGCCGCGAGAGTGTCTGACTCTCTCTACCGCTCCGTGCGTCCCATGCTCGCGGTGTCCAAGGGCCGGCTCATTGCCATGACCACCCCCTGGGGCAAGCGTGGCTGGTTCTACGAGGAGTGGATCTCCCAGAACCCCTGGGAGCGTATACAGGTCAAGGCCACGGACTGCCCTCGTATCTCTCCCGAGTTCCTGGCAGAGGAGCGGCAATCTCTGGGCGATCGCTGGTTCAATCAGGAATACATGCTTTCCTTCGAGGATGTCATCGACGCGGTGTTCTCCCAGACCGATATCGATGCCGCCCTGGGAGGGGATGCCCGACCCCTTTGGTCCTCTTTCTAAGATTTCCTATGGCTATCCCAACTTCTCCCAGTACCCCCACCTCCGCTAATTCTCCTGCCAATCCCCCAGTAACTTCGGACATGCGTCCCATCTACATCACGGGGTTGGATCTTGGTCAGCAGAACGACTACTCGGCACTCACCGTGACCGAAAGGACCATGTGGGGGGAGAAGCCACGCTATTCGGTACGGCATCTGGTCCGTTGGCCTCTTCAGACTCCCTATACCACCATCGTCGAGGACGTGGTCAAGATATTCTCCCGACCACCTCTCACCGGGACCATCCTCTGTGTCGATGCCACTGGGGTCGGCAAGGCCGTCGTGGATCTTCTGAGAGCCTCCAGGCCCGAGGCCAGGATCTCTCCCATCGTCATCACCTCGGGGCACTACGCAGCACGGGTGGAGTCCCAGTGGTCCGTACCCAAGAAGGATCTGGTAGCAGTCCTTCAGGTATTGCTCTCCTCGCGCAGGTTCCAGATCGCCTCTGGATTACCCCATGCCCGCACTCTGGCCAAGGAGTTAGCTGCATTTCGGGTCAAAATCAAGTCCACCACGGGGAAGGAAGTGTTCGAGTGTCTGGTGGCCGGAACCCTTGTTATAACGGATCGTGGGTATATACCTATCGAAGAAGTAACCACCAAAGATAGGGTATTAACTCGTAAAGGTTATCGGAGAGTTCTATGGTCGGGTCCAACCAAAAAGATATCGAGAATCGCCACGCTGATGCTGGCGAACGGGGAGTCGATACAGGGAACTCCGGACCATCTTGTGTGGACGACCAACAGGGGGTGGGTTCCCCTGGGAGACCTTCGGTGCGGACAAACTCTGGGCCTAGGAAGACTACAACCAAATCCGTCGTATTCGATGGTGTGGAGTACAGACGACCCCCCAGTACGCACTACTATTTGGGTGTTGGAACCCGTAGACGGCTGCACCGTGTCGTGTGGGAGTTCCACAACGGACCCATCCCAGAGGGAATGCACATACACCACAGGGATGGAGACTTCGACAACAATGATATCTCCAATCTCCAGTGTGTCGCCCCAGACGAACACGCGAAGATTCACCATCCGAAGTATCCTCCGAGGCATCGGAAGTGTTTTGGATGCGGTGAAAAGTTTCTGGTCAAGAAGGCCGATCGGGAACGGCATTGTTCGATCCGATGCTACATGCAAGCCAGGCCCCCACGAGACTTCGTCTGTGTCTGGTGCAAACAGGAGTTCTCCACCTCTGGGTATGGTCGCTACGGACAGATCGTCAAGTTCTGCTCGGATGCTTGCGGAGAGGCGTACCGATACCGGAATCGAAACTATCCAACCAGACAGTGTGCTCACTGCGGAAAGGACTTCCTGGCCAGGTACAAGAAAGCCAAGTTTTGTTCCCGTGGTTGTGCAGGCGTTGGACGTGACCGAGTGTTTGGAAACACAGGTGTATGATCTGTCCGTGGAGGAGCATCCCGAATTTTTTGCTAACGGTACACTTGTACACAATTCGTGGAGGGAACGCGACCACGATGACATGGTGTTGTCAGTGGCAATGGCACTCTGGTATGGAGAGCGTGGGTCCCTGACTCAGCCCTTGCGGATCATCGTTCCCGGCAAGAGCAAGGAAAGGGCCAAGAAACTCAGGATCGTGGTGGCCACAGGTCCCGAACTCGCTGAGACCGTGATCGAGGATCTGCGGACCCTTCTGGTTTGTGTGCATGATCCAGCTTCCAACGAGGGCGAGGACTGGTTCACCAATCCTCCCAAGCACGGCATCGACAAGAAGGTATTCCTGGGATCGCTCCATTTACCCTTCCTGCGCATGGAACCCCAGGACTATCAGGATACCTGGCTCGATACCATACCGCCCTGGAACCGCACTCCACCTGAATTGATGATGTCCAGAGAGCATGGCAAACTCCTGTGGAAGTTCTTGCTCCAGAAGCGTCCCGAGCCCTGGGAGATCCTCGTCTTCTGGGACAATGGGGATGGTAGGGCTTTGTCTCTGGCCTACGGGATCTGTGCCGCTCTGGGACTGCCCCGCAGTCGCACCATCTACTGTGTGGGTAATCCTGATTTCGATCTATCGCAGGATCCCCCGAGCAAGTTCATCGTCGAGCAGACCAAGCTCTGCCGCAACATGATCGTGGGATAACTTTGTGGGATATCTATGAAGCGTTTTAGCGTTCGGGATTGCTGGGGGATCCATCACGAGAGGGGTATTAGACATCGCTCTTTCTATGATTCGTGCGAGGAAGAGGAATCGAATCCTGGTCGAAGTTGTATTGGTGATGGTGGGACACCGACAGGAATGCAATTCAGAGTATTCGAGTTTGGGTTCTACGAAAGGGTGTTCTCCTGGGCGGATCACAGTCGTTCCGATAGCGGGGCGGATTACTCGGTAAGTACACCGCTATCGTCTCTGATGGATGGAGTCCCAGTGACCAGCGAATTCAACGATACTTCGACCAGCGGAACCGATATCATACGAATGAATGCAGATGACGAGTCCTATCTCGGTTTTGTCGAGAGCAGGCATAGCGAACTGGGCTCTGGAAGATTGTCCCCGAATAATTGAGCCTGGAAACACCTTCATAATTTGACTTTCTCGGTTTCTGTGGCATATTTGGACCATCGTGCGCCTGGTAAGAATCTGGCAAGAGCGTAGGAGGTCCCGTGAAACGATTCCGACAAGGTCCCAGACGATATAGCAATCCTTATAGTGGCTACATATCCTCAGAGGACTATCTCCGTAACTGCTCGCGGAGTGATAGCGTTGGGGACAGTCATACCGGGAGTCTGTTGGAATCCGCATCTATGGAGGTGGGATGGAGCAGGACTGCGATATCCGAAATGGATACACCCCCGGATAGTGTGTCTTTGAGTAATGAGAGAGTGGCCGAAAATGGGTGCCACCACCCAGTAATATATTTTGACTGCTTTAGCTATCTGGGGTCTCGGGAATGAAACGATTTCAGTATCGTGGTGAGCGGGTGGTATCCAGTGGTTATGGGTCTGGAGAAGAGGATCCAAGACTGTGGTGGGGTATATCCGAGATGCTCCATGATAGATCCGTGTCCGATTATGGCTATGTTGGAAGCTCTCTGAGCCAGAGTGGCAGTGACAACGTCAAGGATCGTACTGATTATTATTCCTTCCAGGAAGCATTCCAGGATCATTACAGCCTGCCGGAGTCGGGGGGCGATGAGGATTATCCGCCTGGGATTTCGGTGAGTCTGCCGGGAGAATGGCCGGATTGATACTTTGATTTGACTTTTTGAAAACGTGAGGCATAGTTGTTCCATCGAAACAACTAAATCGATCAAATCGAAATGATCAGATCGAGACAACTATCCCTCACAGGCGAGAGAGTAGATGGAACTGACCGATCGTATTCTGAGACTTCCCAAGGTGGTCGCCCTCAAGTATCTGGGCGGCAAGTATCGCAGTCGTAGGCGGGTGGATTGGCTCCTGGAGGAACTGGAAGGTGAGTGTAATCTGGCTCTGGTGCGGGCGATACACTCCTACGACCCGACCAAGGACTCCCGGGCCGACTCTCCCAATGCAGGGGAGACCTTTCTCTGGAAATGTGTCCACAATGCTGCCAAGAGATTCCTTCTGTGCCACTTCTACACCGGGGTCCTCCGGGAGGCACGGATTACCGATGTCTACATCCCCACGACGAAGGATGATGATCGGGATGCACGCTCGGCCCATCGAAATTACACCTACAAGCTGGAGACACTGACCGCCAGGGACTCCATCCGCAGCTGCTCGGATGCCGACTTCGAGAGTGGCATCGACAGCATCGACGCCCGGGAGATGTGTCAGAGGATTCGGCATCTGGTGCGTCCCCAGGATTGGCGGTTGTTGTGGATGCACTACGCCGAAGGCATGACCTATCTGGAGATGGGAGCCGTCCTGGGGAAGCCTCGATCGACCGTGGAAAAGGCCATGAAGACATGCCTGTTCAAACTGCGTGCATTTCTGCGTTCGTGCGACGTTCGGTACTAATGGAGGGAGTGTAGCATGGAAAAGTCTGTCGTCATGGGGAAGGTAACGGCACTGGACATGGTCCAGGATCATCCCAGATTCCATTCACGGGCGGTGATCCAGTCCCCCGATGGGCTGGCTCAGATCGTCTTTCTGGGTTTCGACCCCCAGGACGCCCCCTGCAAGGTCGGGGACTCGATCGCCATCGAGGCCGAGTCTCTGGGTGGGGGTGAGTGGATTGGTTACGATCACACTCTGGTCCCCTGCCACATTGCCGATTCTCGTATCCAGTATCCTCCCCAGCAGGGCGAGGAGGAGATCCTGGTCGTCGAGTCGATGTCCGGGGATACGGTCAAGTTCTACTTTCTCGTCAAGGACACTGCCCGGCTCTACGGCATCGACGCTCCTCCCATGCACGGTGAGTCCCGTGATGCCGCGATTGCCGCCAGGAAGCATCTGGAGTCCCTGATCGAGAAGGGTAAGGTCTACAAGGCCCGGTTCTATGGCAAGGATCGCTATGGTAGGACTCTTTTGTCTCTGGGGGACGTGGCCCAGAAGATGCTGGACTCTGGCCTCGTCAAGCCCTGGAACTGATTCTGGGGTTAATTCGTTTCTCTTGCAAAGGCATGGAAGTTAGAATGCTCGATACCCGAGACGTGGCAAGGAAGTCCGAGGAAGCCAGAAGGGAAGCCAGACGGGCTGCCCGGGTCCTCGAACAAATCATCGAATATCTGGATCTCTACGGACCAGAAAGCACCCAGAAGGAGGAACCCATGTCCAATACGGCTGATAATGATTTTACGATAGACCCAAAACCCGTGAGGAAATAGTGAACATCGCAACGCTCCGAAATTGGTGGAATCTCTACGTTCATATGTTTCTCTTGTTGGCGGTCTCCGTGCTGACCACGATAGCCGTCTACAAGATAACGCAAATCGATCCCGATCTGTCCTGGTTGGGATCGCTCTCCGAGAGTAGCCAATCTCTCCGAGAACATGCCATTCGCGACATGGAGCGTTGCCGTAGTAAGATGGGGAACACCCCGACATCCCAGTGGCCCAAATTGACTCGGGATCGCTATGAGCTATCCCGAGCTATCGTGGAGAACTAATAGAAGAGGGTTTGTAGGTGTCCATCAAGAAGATGTTGCTCGATACCGTGCGGACGATCGAGGATTCCGTGGGATCCAATGATCCTGAGTCCCTTCGCAAGGCACTATCGACCGTCGCCATCCGCCTGGAGACGATGGCCGAGATGCTTCCCGAGGAATCCCCGCAAAGGCACTTCGATTCCAATACCATGATCGGTCCCGGTCTCCTCGACGGGTCGGTCCCGGGCGTCCCCGAAAGCGTCCAGAAGGCCATTCTGCGACAGCAGAATCGACTCCAGGAGATTTCCCCCCAGGTTCGTCGGGAGGAGTCTTCTGGGGGTCTGTACGAATTCGTGGGAGGTCCTATGGACGGGACGTATTCCCCGGTCAATGGATCGCCTCCTGTGGGGGCTCGGGTGCAACTGGGACAGACCGTGTACGAGATGCGCAACGATAGCAGGTTCCATGCCCTGATCTCCTGACCTGATTCCCTGACCTGATCTCCTGACTTCTCCAGGGGATATATCCAATGACTGAAAAGGCTGATATGGGTAAGATGGGGGTATTCGGATCTGCTCCGTAAAGCACACAGATTTCGGTCAACCCCCCAGGGGAACATGATGGACAACATCCTCAATCCGCTTCTCAATTTTGGGATCGGGGGCTGCATGGCGGCAGCCGTTCTCTACTACCTCTATGCAGTTACCAGCAAGACCATACCGGATATTCTCGCTAGACATCGCGAGGATATGATCCGACTGGAGGACCGCTCCGATAAGCGGGATGTGTCCTTCCAGAGGGCACTGGAGGCAGTTTGCGATCGCATGGAGAACCTGGACGACAATCTCTCCTCCTTGCGGAATGAACTGGCCACCGGGGGCTGCCCCGCTGTCAACACGAACTATCACAGGAAGTCGCCAACAACCACGGCGGTGGCCGTGGTTCCAAGAAGGGACCACTAGGGGTCGCCTAGTTACCACAGGAGGAATCTATGTTCCAGGATTTCATGGCGGAAGTCTCGCAGTTGCCCCAGGCATGGGGGATCGCTGGTTGGGTTCGGGATGCCCTTTCGGGGGATCCGGACTGGAGGAGCTTTATCGTCTCCGCTGCGATCGCGATTGCCAGTTTGAGCCTCCTCAAATTCCTCTCCTTCACCGTCCGCAGGGCACTCTCGCTGGCCCATCGGGCGTCTACTGGAATCTACCGCTTCGTGATCCCGATTCCCCCTCCCGAGGCCCCACCTGACCCCCTGGTCACGGCCCTCAAGTCCTCTCTGGAGGACCCCGAGGCTCTCTGGGATCCCTTCAAGATGACCCTTACCACCGAGAACCTCCAGATCGTCTTCGGTCGGCATCCAGATGGTTCCTTCTATGTAGGTAAGGCCGTCACCGTCCATGGCAACCCCACCAGTGTCCTCGAAGACCTCGATGGGCCGGAACTCCTGTGGTTCAATGACGAGGCGGTCAATGTGGTTCGAGGTATCATCCAGAGGGAGACCAACGCACGGCGGCTCCGAACTGCCTTGCAGGTGGTCCAACCCCTCAAACATTTCGATCCTGCCTCGACTACCCATGTTGCCGATGTCAAACCCTATCAGCCGGTTATCAACAATACCTTGCGCAGGTTGAATTCCTGATAAGATGCTCGTCCCGTCTTTCACGGTCTCTTTATCTATCGCCCATTTCCCAACTCCCAAAATTCGGCTAGGATAGGGGTATCTATGGCGCAATGTCGCTATCCGAGTCAAAGTCCGACACCGGATTCCAACCAGGGAGACACTCTAATGGGCACCTTGTGGCAGATCCTCGGGGGGCAACTGGCAACTGCTCTTCAGCCGCTCCTCAAGCAGATCGTCGATACCGTTCTCAAGAACTTGCTGACCCAACTCACGAAGAACCTGCCCACGGGTACGCAGATGTCCACCTTCGTCGATACCGATCAGGTGGTCCAGGACACACTCAAGGAACTCCTGTAAGAGGAACTCCTGTAAGAGGAACTCCTGTAAGAGGAACTCCTGTAAGAGGAACTCCTCTGAGAGTTCTCAGAAATCCGTCACCGGGCGGTGATTCCTCATGACTGCCCGTCCAGGGGATGCCGGTGACTCGGCATCCCCTGCTCTTTGTCCGTAGACAGTTTCCGATCCCATACGGGACTCATCAGTACGGAGAATGCCATGTCCGACCTCGTCACTGACGCCGTGGGCCGCTTTGGCATCGAGGCGGGCACCGCCTCCCTGGTGGTCAGTTACCTGACCCATTTCGGTCATCTCGTTGCCGGGGGTACGGATGCCCTGGGCGAGGCCCTTAGACGCTTCCAGCAGAGGCTGTCGTTGCCCGTGACGGGCGAGCCTGACTCCACCACTCTGCGGGAGATCGTCCAGCCCCGTTGCGGCATGCCCGATCATACCATGATGACCTCGGAGTCCCGCTGGTCCCAGAAGTCCCTGACCTACTATGTCGAGTCCTACGTCCAGGGGATCCCCACGGGCGACCTCGATGACCTCATCGCCCTGGGGTGGAAACAGTGGGCCGATGTGGCGGACCTCAAGTTCACCCGGACCAACTCCAAGGGTCAGGCCAATATCGTCGTGGGAACCGGCAAGGGGCGGTCTTCTGGGTTCGATGGCCCTCTGGGCACTCTGGCCTGGGCCAATCTGCCCCAGGGTGACAATCGTCAGCTGCAACTCGTCTTCGATCTGGAAGAGAACTGGACCGCCAACGCCAATCAGAACCAGAGAGCCATCCTTTTCCTCAATGTCATGTGTCACGAGGCTGGGCACGCCCTGGGACTCGATCATACTCAGGCTCGTGGGGCACTCATGTATCCCACCTACGATCCCAAGATCACCAAGCCTCAGCCCAATGACGATGTGACCCGGATCCAGTCTCTCTACGGTAAGCCCAAGAGCCCCCCTCCTGGAGAGAACCCCACCGACGTGTCTGAAATCTGGATGCGGGACGGCAATGGGCAGTGGGTGGCGGGCTATCAGGTGGGGAAGAAGTTGTTCTGAAAAGGCCCTGACGGCCCCCCTGACGGCCCCCTGGCGGTCTCCTGACAAGGCCCTCTCATGCGATGGCTGATCTCCCTTCTGGTTCTCTTCACCGTTTCCGCGATCCCCTCACTGGGGAGTTCTCCTGCGGAGGCAGTGGCCCTGGCATGGATGGACGTCGATCAGATCCCTGCCTACGATCGCCCCTTCATTCGCTATCTCTCCCTCTATGCGATCCCCGATCGGGACAGAGCCGACTTCCTCAAGGTTCTGGCCTTCCAGATCAACTCCCTCTCGCGGAAGCGAGTCCTGGCACCTATCAGGACCCTGGAGGAGCACCTTCGGCAGGGCTCCCGTTCTTCCATCGTCCTGGTTGGCAAGGATCTGCTCCGACTCGATATCCGCTACTTTGGCTGGGATCGCGAGGTCTATGAAAAACTGGCCACGGTCGATCCGTATTTCCATATGCAGGTCCGGGTCGATCCCGACGCCTTCAAGAAGAACGCAGAAACTCTCAAGGAAGTCGTACCCGACAAGCCAGACCTCTCCGAACAGTATTATCTGCCAGGGGATCAGACCAACCAGCCTCCAGCCGCATCAGGATGGGCCTGGTATGCCGGGGGTGTCTACTCCAATGGAATCGATTACCCTCGGGGTTGGTACTCCCCGACCTCGGAACTCTATCTGGTCTCCAAGGGCAAGAAACCGAGAATACTTCCCAAACTTCCCCCCAAGCCCGTACCCTCCGATCCAGCCAAACTGGTCAACAGAGCAGCCGCTGCCCCCTGGGCCTCCCCACAGTTGCTCTATGGGCTCGTCAAGCAGACCCAGTCCGAGGCACCCATCCTTCGGGCCGATTGGTTCTTTACCCAGACCGCGATCAACTTCCAGCGAGTAGCAGGTTACTATGCCTTCCTGGGTCTCAAATCCCGCAAGGATTTCGAGGCTCTATCGGGTTTTGATATCAAGCGAGCCCAGCGGATCGAGCGTGAGGTTGCCGCCATCATCCAGGTCTCTGGGGTGTCGATCCGCAACCGGCAAATCTATCGTTTTGGCTCCGTGGATCGTGGCTACTGGCAGACCCGGGATGCCTTCAAGAAGCAGACGCAGGAGCGCAACGCCGTCAATTCTCTCAATGGGGATTATGTCCACGACGCAGAGGAGTATTACGCCTATCTGCCCAATGATCTCTTTGCCTACTATCTGTCCGATGCTCAGGGCAACCAGCAGGACTCGGCCCCCGATGAGGTGGGCTCGGATCCCACCACCACCTCCAATGACTTCAAGATCCATATCTTTCTGTCCTGTGTCCGTTGCCATGTCGAGGGACTTCGCCCCCTCAACGACTACGGACGCAAACTGTTCCAGGCACCAGCCAGGCTCGTGGCCTATGACAAGAAGAAATTCGACCGGCTGGAGCAACTCTACCTCACCCCTCTCCAGAGGGATCAGGATCGCGACACCCAGATATTCAAGGATGCCCTGACGGACCTCAACGGGGTGGGCTGGACACCCGCCAGGAACGCCGCAGCCGTCAAGAAGGTCTGGAAGGCATGGACCGACGATACCGTCACCGTGGAGATGGCTGCACGCGAACTGGGAGGGATTACGGCAAATCAATTGGTTGCTAGAATCAAGAGATACGCCTCTCCGATCGAGTCGGGTGGCCTGGGCCAGGTGATCCCCAATGTTCTCCTGGCCTATCTCCATGACAGGCCATTGCCGATAATCCGGGAGCACTTCGAGGAGGTCTACCACGTCCTCCAGTTGATCGCAGGTGGGTACGTTCCAGCACAACCCGGTGAGAAACCAAAATGAAGCGATGTTTCTTTGTGGTCCTGACGCTCCTGCTCATTGGGGGCGTGGCATGGTCCCAATGCGTGGTCTCCTCCCATGTCGTCTCCACTCCCGTGGTCAAGAAGGTCGTCGCTGTCACTCCCGTGGTGGAGAAGGTGATCGTCAAGGAGGTCGTACCCCTCTACACCCCGGTGGCAGTGTTCGCTCCCTATGCCGCCGTGGTTCCCGCCTATGGTGGGGCCTATGTCCCCCCAGCGGCGTATCCGGCCCTCCCTCCGACCCCTCCGGCACCCCAGGCTGCACCAGCCCCGACACCCCCGCAAACGTCTCATTCCGAGATGAAGCAGGTGCTGGAAATTCTCCAGAAGATGGACTCACGAATTACGGCTCTGGAGAAGTCCCCACCAATGGTATCGCCAACGACACCGACCCCCGTGGCTCCCATGCACACGCAGCCACAGCCGAACTTGCCGCCGACCCCGACGCGACCACAGACGGCCCCAGGAACGGGCACTCCAGGAACGGGTACTCCAGGGGCTGGCGCAAGTGTGTCGGCTTCTGGCGTTCTCCAGACAAAGTGTGTCTCCTGCCACGAGACGAAGAACGCTGCCGAGAAGGGCGGCGGGTTCGTTCTCTTCGACGGTGTCAATCTACAGAAGCCAGATAATCTGGCATTGCGGAAACTGATCACGCAGGTATACTCGGGAAAGATGCCTCCCAGGACCAGCGGGATTCAGTCCCTCACCGACGAAGAAGTTGGTGTGGTGGTAGCTTGGGTCGATTCGATCAAGTAACCCAAATCCCTCTAGGTGATCCCAATGAAGCGATCTCTTCTGGTTCTGGCGGTTATGTCTATTCTGGTGTCCAGTGCCGGACACCTCCATGCGGTGGCTGTCCGAGTGCGAGCCCGTGTAGTGGTTCCCGCTCGGGCATCCGTCGTCGTTGGTCGATCCGTGGTCGTCAATCGATCGGTGGTCGTCTCGCCGTTTCGGTCGCGTGTCGTGACTCCCTTTGCGTCCCAGGTAGTCGTAGGCAGCAACCGAGTTGGTTTTAGCCGAGTTGGTTTTAGCCGAGTTGGTTTCAACTCTTTTGGCTACAACTACGGGTTCCGGTCGCGGTTCGTGGCTCCTCTGGGATTCAATTACGGCTTCCAGAGGTTCGTGGCACCCGTGGCGGCTACCTATGTCGCCCCCTATGCCGCCCCGGTGATCGCCCCGGTTGTCGGGAGTTACTCCTACAACTATGCTGCTCCGGTCGCTGGTTCGTGCTCCAATGCGATCCAGGCGCTCCAGGCCCAGCAGGCGACGGCACAGCCTGATCTGCCCCCCGTGCCGACCACGCCAGTTGCCCCTGTTCCGGTTGCTCCGGTTCCGGTTACCCCTCTGGTTCCCGCTGTGGGGTCCTGTGGCGGTGCTCTGGGTATCGGCTATAGCTTTGGCTCGCTGGGAGGATATTCCTCTCAGTTTGGAGTCTCCAGGATTGGTTTCTCCAGGTTCCGGTTTGGGTATTGATCCCTGACCGAAATCCTCGATGTATAGGGTTAGGTGGGGAGGTGTGCCTTTGGGTCGCCTCCCCTTTTTCATGGAGTTGTCTATGGAAATCCGCTCCACAGATTCCAGGATTGCCGAGCCTTTCTGGCCCTACCTCCGGGTCATCATCGTCTTACTATTCCTGCCAGCAGTATTTGGAGCCCTCATGGGCGGGGTTACGGCCTCCAGACTCGCCGACGAGGCCGACAAGAAATCCGCCAAGCCCGTCACCGTGAGGTTCAGTATCGTCCTCGACGGCGAAACCCAGATCACAGTGGACGAGCAACCCTGTACCCTCCAGGAAGTCGAGACGCTCTACAAGTTTGCCGCCTCCTCACTCAATACAGCTGAACTCAAGGTTGCCGATGGTAAGGCCACCCTCCTCAAGGTCGCTACGAAGAAGTAGGAGATTCTTCCGTGTGGAACACACCCTTGCGGGACTCGAATCTGGTAAGGATCTACCGGATCATTTTGTGGGATCTCTTCTTACTCTGTCTGATCGCCACGGCAATGGTCCAGGTGGCACTTCTGATCGGCTATCTGTTCGTTCTTCCTCTCCATGCTGCCCCCATTCCCCGGCCACGACCTCCTGTCACCGATATCCTGCCTGGGACCTACTCCATGAAGTGGGGGTCGGCCCTGTTTCTCGTGACCCTGTCCGAGTCGGGGCATTATTCGGGAGTGTCCACACCTGGAGGACACGGCAAGTGGGAGGGTAAGTGGGACTGGGATCGTCGTTCGAGGACGCTCTATATCCGTGAACGCCATGTTACCGCCTACAACGACGATGACGGCTACATGGACTGGGCAATACATCTGGATATGACATTGCGGGGCAAGACCTCCAGGGGCTACTACGACGTCCCCGACTCGTCAGACCCGCCAGCAACCTCTTTCGTAGAGATGCGCAGGATCAAGATCCGCAAGTGAGTCTTCCCAGCAGGAAACAGGTAGGAATTTCTGATGGCCACCAACATGGTTTGCCCGTTTCTCGACCGCAATCCGCGATTCGCCTATGGAGTCGAGTTCGGATTGCTCTATGCCCGGATGCAACTCCATTCCGAGATACGGGACTACTTCTGCCTGGCCAATCAGGAGCAGATACTCCTCCTGGTCAACCGTATGGGCTGGCAGGTTCTGGAGATGGAGGACCACGATGGGGAGTGGTTCTTCTGCCATATCTCCAAGAAGGGTGAGTTCAGCAGTGCTTACTAGTTAGATATCTAGCTGGGCACCCCGTCCTGGCTACGGATGACCTTCCGCGAGGGATTCCCCGGGGGCTGATCGGGACTCTTGGCCGGTCGGCCCCTTCCCCTCTTTTCCGCATCTCCCAGATCCGACATCCCAGGTTTTGGTCCTAGTAGCTCGATCAGGGTGCGGACTCCCGGCAGTTTGCCATCGGTCCCGTGCCGTAGCCCCTCCCCCAGTTCGTAGATCGTGTATTCCAATCTGTGGTTGTCCAGGGTGTAGGCCAGGGGCGTGTCGGCCTTGATCTCCTTGAAGTCGTTGACCACCGCCAGTTGTAGTAGATTGGTCAACTTTCCACCCGGTTCCCGCAATAGCGACAGACAGAACCGTAGTGGGGGCGCCAGCAGATAGTCGTAGAGCCCCCCGTGGCTTTCCCTGCGGATACCCCGTACTCCGTTTCCGTCCAGGAGCCAGGAGTGCCGGGCCAGGTTTTGTCTGTCTTTGAGACCTCCCTCCAGGAACATCACGGTCACACTGGTTTGCTTGTAGATACCACACCCCAGGCAGATGAAGTGCTCTGCGGGGCATAGTGCCGTTGTCGTACTCTTCTGGAAGGGCAGAAAGGGCACGTCGTCGTGTGGGATCTTGGGATCGCAAGGAGCCCCACACCAGTGGCAGCGGAGGTATCCCGCGTTCGTCTTGTTTTCGAGTCCGGCCAACAGGTCACTGGCACGCATGTTCATAAAATCCCGAACAGATTACAATCGGTCTAGATATACTGCCAAAGTCCGTAGGGACGATCTGGTGGTAATTCCTGCCACGGTCAGGGGTTCGGGACACACTGTGGGGTTTAGGCGTGTTCGTGGTGCCGGGGCACTAGAGGATAGTCGTGTTGCCCTACTCCGAAAAGGGCACCTTGAGGGTTGCAGATGGGAATTATCAGCAAAACCATCGAAACGCTATCCAAAAAAGAGACTACGGGCAATAGTCTTGGCAAGAGCCTGGGTAAGGCCCTCTCCCATCCTCCCGTGCGACAGGACTCTTCCAGAGTCCGTACCCCCTCGTCCGCTGATCTCGTCTTCGACAACGTCGCCAATCGTCGCAACCGCTCCCGGTCGATCTGGCGACAGGCCTTCGATGACCACGAGCAGCAGAAGCCCGAGCACCCGCTGCCACCGATTCCCTCCTGGGGCCGATCCGCTGTCTCCACCGACAATGCCACCAGGAGGCTCCTGGAAGCTCTCAGGAGCTTTGCTCCTGGCTCCTGGACGGACGACCGCTGGGAGCAGTCCAAGCACTTCCTGGGCATCACCTACGTCGCTGTACACCGGCAGAACGAGATCCTGACCCAGGCTGAGTTCAACGTCTATGTCAAGGACGAGCGGCACCCCGATGGCAAGCGGCCAATTCGCCCCGATGATCCACCAATGGGTAATCGGGCGGTACGGCCCTGGGACCTGGTGCAGCTGCTCCAGAATCCCAACAAGGAAGACGACTTTGGGGATCTCTGCTCGGGTTGGAATCTCCAGATGGATCTGACCGGGTCGGCTCTGACCTGGATGGTCCCCAACAAGCTGGGAACTCCCTACGAACTCTATCCCATCCCCACAGCACTCGCCATTCCCCAGCCTGCGGTCAATCCCGACTACCCCGATGGTTACTACCGGATCCAGCCGGTCTATCCTTATGGTCCGTTCTCCTCTTACCCCACTCCCGCAGCAGCGGTGGGTGCCGCCATCCCGGCCCAGTGGATGATGCGGTTCAAGTATCCGCACCCCCTGATTCGCTACGAGGGCTATTCACCCCTCACCGCCATGCGGTCCCACATCGACCAGCACGAGAGCATGGACCGTGCCCGCTGGTACGCCATGAAGCGGGGGGTCAACCCAGCTGCTGTCCTCCAGTTCGAGGACATGGAAGGTGCCCAGCCCTTCCCCGAGGAAGCGATCGAGCGGATCAAGGCCGACTTCGAGAATGAGCACTACGGCACGGAGAACTGGAGCAAGCTCTACGTCACGGCCCCCGGATCCAAGCTGGAGCCCTTTGGCAATCGACCTATCGATATGGACTTCCAGGGCGGCTGGGAGCAGGTGGCCTCCTTCATCCTGGGTGGTGGCTTTGGTATCACCAAGCCGGCGGCAGGCATGTCCGAGGCTTCGGCCTACGCCAATTTGTTTGCTTCTCTCAAGCAACTGTACTGGCAGACTCTCGATCCCAAGTGCTCCCGCATCGCCAGGAAACTGACCCGATTCCTGGGTCCTTACTTTGGCGATGATCTCATCATCGAGGTCCATTGCAAGCGCATCGACGACCACGAGATCCTCTTTCAGAAGATCGACAAGGCTGTCTCCTCCAAGGCCGTCACCAAGAACGGAGTCCTCAAACTCCTGGATCTACCCGTTACCCAGGAAGAGTGGGGTGATGATATCGCGGGAGATCCCAGTCCCTACGAGAAGGAACAGCAGGAAAAGCAGATGGCCCCCGAGGGCGGTGGTATGCCCGGTATGCCTGGGGGAATGCCAGGCATGGATGCAGGTGCCGCTCCGGCCCCAGGAGCACCTGGAATGCCTGGAGGTCCCCCCGAGGACGAGGTCCCTGCCGCTCTTACTCCCGAGCAGGCCCCCGAGGCCGCAGGGGCAGCAACTCCTACCGCCCCCGGTGAGGAGTCCGATACTCCTTCCATCACCGAGATCCTGGGTCTGGGTGTTCCCGAGACCGAGGGCGATCAGACTTCCGAGGAGCCCAATCCCGAATCCCTGGATCAGCAGTCTCTGGGACACAGGAAGGGACTCTCTAAGAGCCTATCCCCCAGGGATCTGCAAAGAGAACTACGCAAGAGACAGAAGGCCATTGCTCGGAACTACCACAGGAAGTCCATGTACGAGCAGATGATGAAGGTGCTAGAGTCTGGCCCTGGTGAGAAACACCATACCAATGGTCATACCAATGAACATCTGAACGGGAGCACCAATGGCCATGCAAAGTAGGATCCAGCAGACACTGCCTGGGGTGATTACTCGCGAGGATGTGTTCGACGCTCTCCGGGCCACCCGCGATAATTTCAAATCTCTGCTTGATTCCAGGATCGACACCATCGAGGCCGAACTGGGGGTTCGCCTCTCCAAGGTGCTGGAGAAGCGGTTCGACGATGCCATCCAGGCTGTGGTCCAGGGCCAGCACAATGGCCAGATCAAGGCCCTGGAAGCCTCCTATGGCCGCAAGATCAAGGCCATCGAGGAAGCTCATTCCGAACAGTTGAAATCCCTGAAGGCCGAATTACGAAAAACTGTCCAAAATCTCCAGGAACAGTATTCCGAGCAACTCCAGGGACTCAAGGAATCCTACCAGGAGGCTCTGGGACATCTGCGAACACTCCTGGAGGCCATCCACATCCCCACCCCCCAGGTCTCGGTGACTCTGCCCGAATTGCGCCCCGAGGTGCTGGTGAGGGTCCCCGAACTCCGGGCACCCGATGTGGTGGTCCATGTTCCCGAACTCCAGGCCCCTGGGATCACGGTCAACGTTCCCGAGTTGCCGGCTCCGGTGGTCAACGTCGAGGCTGCCAAGAACAAAAAGACTACTAAGCATATCCTTTACGACGAATTTTCACGGCCATCGACTGTGGTGACCGTATCCGATGACCCAGAAGAGTAGCTATCTAGATTTTTGGGAGAGGAGATTCTCGATGGTCCATCCCTTTCTGAGCTTGTACGCCAGAGAAGATGTTGTCATCTCTAGAAGCCTTGCCCATTCGGATAGGGATTTTGTTTGTTCATTGCTGGTAATCAATCTGGTGTTTTTCCTTTTTTTGTATCCGATTTTTCGTCTGCTATCGGAAGACAGAACCTCATGCAATGGCAATCCCTGCTTTAATCGTGTTTTGATCGTTGTGGGAGACACTTCCAGGAACTCGGACCATTCTGGTACGGTTCTAGTCACCCCATCAAGGGTCAGTTTCGTGGCTCTGGGTTCTTGTGCTTTTCTGTTGGAGATGTATTTGGTCCTTGCCGGAGCGGTGAGAGCCAACTCCAATGGCCATCCTTTGTCTAGCCGCATTGCCAGGTTAGGAGATGCGATTCCAATGCGGTCGGCCCAGTCCTTGAGAACTAGAGTTTCACCGTTGTAGGTGATCCATCGATTGGTTCTACGATTCCTAGCCTGGTTTTTGGTGACGGTCCAGTGGCAATTACCTTTTTCGTAGTTCCCGTGGTTGTTGATTCGGTCCAGCGAGTGCCGGTTGCTGGGACGATTTCCCATGTCGCTGAGGAACTCGGCGAACGATTGCTTCCAGGAGTCACAAACACGGATGCCACGATCCCCGTATCGCAAGTATTCTGGATGGTCTTTGTTGTAACACCTCTGGATCATATTGGACCAACATCGGTATTCTGGAGATCGAGACATTCCATGCTTCTCTTTTTTCCTGGTCATTGTTTTTCTTCTCTTAGGTATGGGCGATCTCAATATATCACCGCCATGAAATTAGTCAATGATCGTGGGACCGGAATAACCAGTGAAAGTTCTAGCGTCAACGAATTTTCACGCCCAGCCGTAATTAGCGAGACTGAAGATCCGGAAGGGGGGAATTAAACCGTGCCCAATTCCTACCGGATCGTCACGCAGATCAGGGATCAGGACGACTTCACCGGAGCCCTGACCAACGGCTACTTCCTTACCTACTCCAGCGGGACCGGCAAGTTCTCCCTGGCTGCGGTGTCGCCGGGGGGATCGTCGGGAGAATTCCAGTACAACAATGCCGGGGCGTTTGGTGGCACATCGCTCGTCACCTATTCCGCCGCGAGTAGTGGAACCGCCGTCACGATCCAGGCCGCGACATCGGGCGTTGGGCTCACGGTCAAGGCTGCCGCGACGACGCCGGGGAACATTGCCAACTTCGCGAACAGCAGCGGGACGGCATTAGCGAGCTTTAGTTCGTCTGGATATCTGAGGGTGGGAGTTTCGGCAACGTCCCCGATTCATGTGTCGGGTCCGGCGTCGTCGTCCACGCTCCCATTCGTGAAGATAACGGGGACTTCCGGGACCGGCTTGCAGTATGCAATCGATGCCTCGGTGACAATCGGATCAGGGTCGAATCAAACAGGTGCGGCCGCAATTCTTGGCACTATGGCAGGAGCCAACAACCAGAACGGTAGTGTTTTCGGTGTCGCTGGCTACGTTACCGGAAGTGCCAACGCATCGGGCATAGGGGTTGTCGGTAATGCTGGCGTCAATGCTGGGGGCAAGGGGCTAATTGGTGTGCTTGGTGCGGCATCGGCCCAGAATGGCAATGATAGTTCTACTGACCTCTACGGTGGGGTGTTCGAGGGCGGAAGCAACTCGAACACCGGCCAAATGGTCGTGGGTGTTCTGGGGCAGGCCAGGTCGGGGGCAACCAGTTACTATGCCGGATTCTTCCGGCTGTCTACCAGCGGGCCTTCCGGGTATACGAACAGCAGACCCACCAGACCGACTTCCGGGGCAGCCGCCCTCGCCGCAGACAACGGCAGTTCCACCGCCGACATCTTCAGGCTTTTGGACAACGGCACGACTACATTCAGTGTGGCGGACGGTGGAACCGCCTCCATCTTGCTTGGAAATGCGGCCAGCATCGGCTGTGTCGTGGCAGGTACTACCTCCCAGTCCGCCCCCCTCCTCCAACTCCAGGGCACATCCTCCACCACCGCAGGTACGGCGCAGGCCGAGGTGGATACCGCCTGGGTTGACTCAACGCATGCCACCAGAAAAGCCAGACTCATTCTCAGGGCCTACGACACCGCCGCAAGGGAGACAGCCAGAGGGTGGGCAGATGGGACCTATGGTAGGTTCGCCGTGTCTGCCCCGAACGCCGCACCCACCGACGCCCAGATCGGTGCCGCACAGGTCTCCTTCTATCTCGACGAAGGGGGCAACAATCTCATCTTCCGTGTGTGCTACACGGACGGAACCACTTACAAGTCAGGAACGGTCGCCCTTGTTTGATCCCTTACCCGATAGGAGTGTCTCATGAGCGCTTCGAGAGAGCAGGACTTCATCACGCTGGTTCGGCAGTACAACAAGGCGGTCTGGGACGGCATCCTGGCCCTCAAGGCCATGCAAAGCGAGTACAACGCCCTGGACTATGGCACCACCCTCGACGACGGTACGGGAGCTAATTCCGGCATCACCAAGGCGGACGTCGGGGCAGTGGTATTCGACACCACCAACGCCTTCATCACCTTGTTGGGAACCGGCCACGCCACGAACATGGCCAAGTTGCTGTAAGATCCCACAAGAGATTCCAGGAGGCCCCCCAAGAGAGGAACCATGAGCAGCTCTGCGATGATGGAAATGGTCAAGAACGTGACCCGTTACACCGACGGCGTGGAGGACGAAGTCTCCGACCACACCGAACTCACGCAGGAGGAGATCCGGACCCTCCTCCAGAAGGACCAGGAGAAGAGAGTCCAGCAGTGCGGCAAGGAGTTGAACGAACTCCTCCAGAGGCTCAACTGCAAACTCACCGTCCGGCAGATGTGGACGGACGGCATCCCCGATGGCAAGGCGTCGATCGTGATCCTCGCCAACGACTGAGTCAAAGGTCTCCGAGGCAGGATACTCGAAGTAAGAATCCCCGAGGTGAGATGTGGGTTTTGCACTCGATTACGCCCTGTCCCTGGGTGCTGGCAGATCAGGACTTACTGATCTGCAAGCCCTCATCGTGTCCTCCTCCGGGACCGCCGTCAGTGGTGTGATCTCGGGTGGATTCACCGCGTTTGGTGGGGGTTTCTATCTCTGGCACTATGATCTGTTTCCCGACAACTTCCGGGGGGCGGTCTACTTCTGGTCTGCCGCCACCTCGGGGACCCTTCTGTCTTTGAATGCCATCAACCCCCAGGAGACGGGCAACCTCTCTTCGGGCAGTATCACCGCCAATACCTATGCCTCGGGAGTCCTGACCAGCTATATCCCCTCCCAGGTGCTCACCTACGATTACTCCTATCTCTCTGGCAATATCGCCTCGGGCAACCTGGGTAGGAATCTCCTCAACGCCACCCGTAAGCTCATCAATCGCTTCTCGCTGGTCTCTTCGAGCGGCTATCTCGATGTCTACCAGGAGGACGATAGTACGATCGCCTATCAGCAGGCGGTAGGTGTTACTAGTGGGGCACCTCCCATCACCAGCATGGACACGAGGTGATGCATGGCGTCTCAAGGACCCAGTAATGGAGGTGCGGCAACCAGCACATCGGTGCCCGTAGGGGAGTTCGACTGGATCAACCCAAATAATGTACTTACTCCCGATGGTGCTGGCACCACGGCCACAGCACCACGAGATGATGTCATCTCCAATGCCCTGGACGTGACCGGGTTCGGCTTCACGATCCCCAATGGGTCCTCCATCGATGGGATCGAGTTGGTGTTGACCAAGAAGGAGTCGGGATCGGCCGTTACGGATTGGGTGGTTCAGTTGTTGGATGCCGGAGCCCCTGTGGGCGACAACAAGATGGATTTTGGCAACGAGTGGTCAACTACCTACAACGCTCATCCTTATGGGGCAAGTAATGACACCTGGGGGTATGCCTGGACCCCGGCCAAGATCAATGCTTCTGGGTTCGGAATCCGCGTCGAATGCCATATCGCCATCGAAGCAGAAATTGCCTACATCGACGCCGCCCAGTTGACTGTTACCTACACCGAGGGAGCAGTCACCCATACGATGATTGCCCCTTTTACCATCAACGCCAATCGAATCGTGGGAACAGGATGCCTCTAGGGAGACCGAGATGTTCGACCGTGCAAGATCGGGGCAGACTGTATACTTCACGATGGTTTCTGCCTTGAGCGGAAATCCGGTAGCAGGTATTGCCTCGGGCAATATCTCGGGACGACGGTGTATCGATGGTGGTGCCCAGACCGTCTGCTCAGGGCCAGTTATCGACGATGGGGGTGGACAGTACCATCTCAACGGCTTTGCCCTCGATTTCGATGGCAACAATATCGGCTTCTATTTCACGGCCTCCGGCTGTGTCCCCGTATCCCTCATGGGGATTACCCAGCAGAACGTCTCAGGCAAGCTCTATCCTGCCAGTGGTGCCTACATCGCTAGTGGGATCAATACCACGGTTCCAACCTCCAGTATATCGGGGACGGTATTCGCCTCCGGTGGCAACGTGACGGTTCCGATCTCCAGTATCTCGGGAGTCGTCCCGGTCTCGGGAGCCACGGTTACGGTTCCGATTGCTAGTATTTCTGGTACGGTATTCGCCTCGGGTGGGAATGTCATCGTACCAATAGCAAGCATCTCCGGGGTGCAGATCGCTTCGGGGTCCTCCACCATCGGGACTCTGTTCTCGGGGACCGTCTCCACCAATACCTACGCCTCTGGTGTGCTCTCCTACACGATCCCCAGGAATACACTCCTGTTCGACTATACCAATCTCTCGGGCAACGTGGCCTCCGGGATCTCGGGGCGGTGTCTTCTCAACGCTACCCGCAAGCTCATGAACAAGTTCTCCTTCACCGATGTTTCTGGCTACCTCTCGGTCTATCAGGAGGACGACGCTCTGCTGGCCTTCCAGCAAGCAACCACATCGGCCAGTGGGGCAACACCTGTAACATCTTTGGATACCCGATGAGAGGGAATCATGACTATAGGCTATTCTGGACTGCGAAATGAACTACTCACCGATCCCTTGAATGTAGGGTACGCGAGTTACATTTCTGGAGCACATCCGGGCAACGATCGTATGTTGGCCGATCTGGTCAACTCCGTGCAATCCGGGTCCAATGTGTTCCGTGATGACATTACTCCCAAGGAAGTGATCCAGAGGATCCTTCCAGCGGATTTCGCCGGGATGTCCCAGATCCAACTTTCCCGATTGAATGTGTTGTTCCAGTCGGCACCGATCGACACCACAATCCCCAATATTCGGCAATCGTTCATGGCGGTATTTTCAGGAGGTAGCTATTCTGGCACCATCAACTCTCTGAACCAGATGTCTCGAAGGGAGGGGACCCGAGCGGAAGTCCTGTTCGGTGCCAATACCGTGGTCGGGCAGGGCGATATTTCTTTCGCCCTGCGGGGGGTAAAGTGACATGCCGCAAACGGTCAACTATATCCAGAGTGGGGCAATCACCGTTCTCATGTCTGGGGAGTTGGATTCCCTGGCCAACAACGGGACAGCCGCCTCTCTGGTGGATTTCAACAACGCCTCGGGCTATCCCCTGGCGTACATCGAATTCACGGGTCCTCCCCGGTCATATACCGCCAGCACGGGCCTGTCCGTGTGGTTCTTGCAGGCGTTCACCTCGGGGCAGTACGAGGATGGGTCATTGACCACCTCGGGTATGGCCAATCGACTACCAAACATCACCATTCCGTTCAATTCTGGTAGCCAGCGGGTGATCCGGCAGTGTCAGATCCCCAACCAGTGGTTCCGCACTCTGGTGAGCAATGCCGGTACTGGGGTGGCTCTGGGAACCTCTGGTAATATTCTTCGTATCTACCCTCTGACCTATCAGATTTCTTCCGGAGCGTAAATGCTGCTGGCTCCCGGTATCGAATCTTGCGATCTGGGGTTCCTGGATTTGATGAATCCAGTGAACGTCAACTCATCTCTGAACCAGGGGTTGGTTTCCCGTTGGCAGGTCGTTCCTGGTCTGGAGGGGACCAATTTCTGGTATGACCTGTGCGGGAGAAATAAGGGCACGCTGACAAACGGGCCGACGTGGGACGGGGCGACAGGTCGGCAGGGTGGTTCAGGGTCGGTCAGGTTCGACGGGTCGAACGACCGCGTACAACTGGCGTCGGCGTCCTACTCCGGGGCACAGGGATCGGTGAGTGCCTGGGTGCGCCCTTCCGGGGTAACATCGGGGACGCTCGCGGCGTTCTTCGGCGTGGGGGGTTCCGGGACGGGGCAATGGATCCTGTCCCTGCGCCCCAGCGGGAGTTTGTACCGGCTGGAGTTCTACCAGAAGTCCGACGCGGCAGGAACGACCAACTTCCTCATCAACGCCGGCAACTACACCTACCCCGACGGGGCGTGGATTCACCTGACGGTCACGGCGAACGGCTCGGCGTGGAACCTGTACGAGAACGGCAAGATACAGCCCGGCGCCTGGATCGTGGTGACGGGGTCGAACGCCGGGACGTGGATCGGATCGACCACGATAGCCTCGGCAGTCGCGACGGTCGGATCGACCTATGTGAGCGGATCGTATTTGTACCCCTTCAAGGGGGTCCTCGACGATGTTCGGGTCTGGGAACGCGCCCTGTCCTCCGGCGAGGCGAAAGCCGTCTATGAGGACTCGCGGGCGGGAAGCCCGCAGACGCTGAACTGGATCAGTCCCTACTACGTTCCCAGGCAGTTAACGGCCCAGGAGCCAGTCCCCGGCGATGTGTATGGATTGTTTGGTGGCGGAGACTTTACCGGCATCCAGATGGGTGTCCCGCCCGAAGCCATCGCTGCTGTTGGCGGCTACCAGGGTCTTTTGGACTTCATCGGTATTCCTTATGGATTACCCTCTCAGATCACACCCTCCGCAGGCAACCAGGCGGCAGCCCGGAGGAGATTCTATCGCCATGTAGTCATGCACCAGACCTATCGGAGTATTCTCGATCACAGTAGGATGACCGAAGTTGCGCACCTGGCACTGGTAAACCGTATCGCGAACCAGTGGAACGAGTACCAGGCACAACTGGCGAGGTCCAGGGAAATCGCCATTTTTGCGACCTTACTGTCGGAGGTCTAATGCCTAGTGTCATCGTCTCCGCAGCCTCCGGCTCGCCCTTCCCCTTGGTATCGGGGAACTTCTGGAGTGGAAATACTTCACTGCATCCCTATGGCGGGGTGCAACTGAAGGCTAGCCCCCTGAACTCGGGGCATGTCTACGTTTCCCTCTCCGGAGGCGGGACCATCACCTCGGGTAGCTATTTCCTCTCGGGAGTCAACACCACCGATGGGATGTTCCTGGCACCAGGCGACACCTACTTCGTCCCCAAGTTGGCGATGGCCTCTGGTGGTTATTTCAACCTGTTCGTGACCTGTGACGCAGCGGCATCCGGTCAGGGACGTTTGTTCTACGAGGTGTTCTAACCCTCCGATATTTAGGAGAGACCTATGCAAGTTCTTACACCGCTTCCGTTACCATCCGCCAATATGGTTTCCATGAATTCGCTCAAAGTTGGAGATGGATTTCTTCGTGTTGGGGGTACTCCCCCAACAACCACGGATAATTTCTGGATCCTGGCCAGGATCGACGCTAACAAGAACATCGATATGTTCAACCCAGTGGATGGGAGTTATATCACTGGAGTTGCTGGAAATTCTCCCTGTGTGCCGCTTCCCTGTCGAATCGTCCCCATTTGATGCCGTGGCTAGGTGTGGGGGCAGAGAAGGGTTAGGGAGAGTGAGTTTGGGGACATAGGTGCGGGGGCAGCGAGGGTGCTGATACCTCTACCGATCCTGACGGAGGAGAATGACTTGCTCAACTCGGTGCAACTCCTGTCGGGGTCCGTGACCTCTGGTTTGATCGGCAACGGAGCGGTGGTCTCTGGATCCATCGCAGCCGGGTCGATCACCACGGCTCACTTCGCCTCCGGTGGAGTAGGTTCTGGGGCCTATGGCTCTGGATCCATCGTCTGGACGAACATCGCCTCCGGTGCTGTTGTCTCGGGACACCTGGCTCCCTCCTCCGTCAACTCGGGGAATATCTCCTCTGGAGTCCTTGGTAGGGTCCATGTCTCTTCCGGTGGTTTCCTCTCCGGATCCATTGCTTCGGGATCACTCGGTCCTGCCTCCTTCTCTGCCAACTCGGTGACTTCAGGTCATCTCACCTCCGGTGCCGTCAACTCCGGTAACATCACCTCCGGAGTCGTCGGCACTGTCCATATTGCCAGTGGGGGCCTCGGTTCTGGGGCCATTGGCTCTGGGCAGATTGGCCCCACCCATTTCGCCTCTGGACTCATTGGCAATTCCTCGGGATCCGTGGTCTCTGGTGTCCTTGCCAATGGCTCCGTGGTCTCGGGATCCTTTGCCTCCGGTGTGATCTCCAGGTTCGCTCTCGCCTCTGGTGCAGTCAATTCGGGACAACTGGCCAACACCTCCGTCAATTCGGGGACGGTCTCCAGTGGCACCCTGGGAACGGTACACATCGCCTCTGGTGGATTGGGTTCTGGGGCTCTGGGATCTGGCCAGGTTGGTCTCACCCATCTGGCCTCGGGGCTCACGGTGCTCTCCTCGGGAGCCACAGTCTCGGGCTATATCGGCAATAACGCCGTCAACTCCGGCAACCTCTCCTCCGGAGTGGTGTCACGTTATCATCTTGCATCTGGCGCAGTTCTGTCTGGGCATATCGGTAATAGTGCTGTTGGTTCCGGCAACCTTGCTGCTTCTGTTATTGGAACCATTCACATCATCTCCGGTGGCGTCTCCTCGGGGGCGATCGGCTCGGGACAGGTAGGTACTTTCCATCTGGCTTCTGGTGCCGCTGCATCGGGCCAACTGGGCAACACCTCGGTCAACTCCGGAACCCTGGCCTCGGGTATCCTGGGATCGGTCCATATCGCCTCGGGCGGTCTGTCTTCTGGCACCGTGGCCTCGGGATCTCTGACTCAGTTCAATCTGGCCTCCGGTGTGGTGGTTCTTACCTCGGGTGCCGTGGTCTCCGGTTACATCGGCAACACCGCCATCACTTCTGGGAACTACTCTTCGGGTAGTATTTCCCGCTTCGCAATGGCCTCTGGAGCCATCAACTCCGGACAGGTAGGTAACGCCGCCGTAACCTCCGGGAACGTCTCCTCGGGCTCTCTGGGAACCACCCACATTGCCTCGGGCGGTTTGGTCTCGGGTGCAGTAGCCTCGGGCACACTGACTCAGTTCAATCTTGCCAGTGGTCTATACCTCCTGGCCTCCGGAGCCACTGTCTCTGGTTACATCGGCAATGCTGCTGTAACCTCGGGGAATCTCTCCTCGGGGTCTGTTTCCCGCTACCACATGGCCTCGGGGTCCGTCGCTTCGGGGCATATCCTGGCTGGTGCAGTCAACTCCGGCCAGGTTGCCTCGGGAGTCCTTGGAGCCGTCCATATCGCTTCTGGGGGCCTGGCGTCTGGCTCCATCGCCTCGGGAACCATCCTCCCAGAGAATCTGGGAAGTGGTCTGTTCTTCCTGTCCTCGGGATCGGTCGTCTCGGGGTATGTTGGCAATGCCGCTGTCAATTCCGGGAACCTTGGATCGGGCAGTGTTGGCAGGATGCACCTGGCCTCTGGAGCCGTCAACTCGGGCCACCTGGTCACGGCCTCGGTCAACTCGGGGAACATCTCCAGTGGCTCGCTATTCACCTTTCTCGTCACCTCCGGTGGTCTCGGATCCGGTGCCATTGGTGCTGGCCAGATTGGTAACGCACATCTCGCTTCTGGGGCTGCTGTTTCTGGGACTATCGGAAACAGCGCTGTCGTATCCGGATCCGTGGCTTCTGGCTCTCTGGCTTGGGTACACATCGCTAGCGCTGGCCTTACTTCTGGGAATTACGCTTCAGGTTCCATCGGCCAGTTCCATCTTGCCTCGGGCGTGGTTGCCTCGGGAGCGCTCGGTGATAGCTCGGTCGCATCGGGTACTGTCGCTTCCGGAGTCCTCGGAACCGTACACATCTCCTCCGGAGGCTTAGGGTCCGGTGCGTTCGGCTCTGGTCAGATTGGCCAGTTCCATCTGGCTTCTGGTGTCATCCTGGCTTCTGGAACGATTGGCCGTTTGCAGCTTGCTTCTGGAGCGGTCAACTCCGGGCATATCGCGAGCGGTGCAGTCCTTGGATCGCTGGGAGGCGGTGCGAGGACGATTGCTTCCGGGACCATCGGCCCACTGGAAATGGGCTCTGGTTCGATCTCGTCGGGGTCTCTGGCTTCAGGGCAGGTCGGGGTCAACCACCTGGCGAGTGGTGTAGCAGTTGGTAATCTGGCAGCGGAAGCCATCGTCTCGGGACTGGTAGCTTCGGGTTCGCTGTCCTGGCTGCACATCGCCAATGCTGGAGTCCTCTCCGGCAATATCGGCTCGGGACAGATTGGCCGTTACCACATGGCCTCGGGCATCATTGCCTCGGGTGCCCTCCAGGCTGGAACCGTAGACGGTGCCAATTCTTCGGGTGCCCACAACATCGCCTCGGGGACGGTGGGAACCTTCGATCTCGGTTCTGGGATCATCTTTGCCCATCACCACGCATCGGGCTCGGTTCTGTCCGGTCACATCGCCTCCGGACAGGTCTCCAACAGGCATCTGGCATCAGGTTGTATCGTCTCGGGTCTTCTGGGTTCTGGCTCCGTGGCCTGGCCCTCTCTGGCCGATGCTGGGGTCCGATCGGGAACACTCTCTTCGGGTATTGTCTCCCAGTTCCATCTGGCCTCGGGGGCGGTCAACTCGGGGCAACTGGGCTCGGGCTCGGTGGTATTCGATACCATCGCTTCGGGGGCCGTCCAGACCACCTCTATTGCCTCGGGAACGATCCAGACACAGAACCTGGCCTCTGGATCGATCCTGACCCAAAATATCTCTTCGGGGGCCGTCCAGGCTGCGAACATTGCCTCCGGTGCGGTACAGCCACACCACATCGCTCCAAATTGTGCGCTCTATCTTAGCTACCCCACCGCTGAGATGATCTCGGGCTTCCGGGTGGTCTGCCTGACCTCGGGTTTGACACTCCTGCGGAGTCACGCTGGATCGGGTCTCCAGTTACCGGCTCTGGGCATAGTTGCCAGCAACTATGTCTCGGGTGCCACGGCTCTGGTCTGTGTACATGGACCCCAGATCACCACCAGTGGCCTGGATGCCACCTGGAGCGGTATGGGCTCCAAGAAGCTCTATGTGGGCTCTGGGGGCCTCCTGGTGACACAGTCAGGGCTCCTATCGGGAATGGCCTGGCAGTCGTTGGGTATCGGCACCAGCGGTGGAGTTCTGGTGTTGGCCAATACCATCGTGGTCAGTGGTGGTACTACGGCCCAGGGTAATATCTTCTAAGGATCTTCTAGGGGAAGTTCTCATGGCGGGAGAAGTGCAGTTCACCTACAGGACCGGGGCGACCTGCTACTTCCTGGTCCGAAATGCTACCGGCCAGGTATGGAATACCTCGGGCACCGGGGCCTTCGTTACCTACGATGCTAGCTACTACTCCTCCTATTCCATCTCCTGCTCCGAGCAGGGAACCGGATCCTCCTACTATGTGGGGAATTTTCCCATGGCGATCCCGCCTGGAGTCTACCCCACGGTGGCGAAGTCTCAGATTGCTGGATCGGGAGTGGAAAGCGACCCAACCGCTGCACAGGGAGATGTGCAGTACAAGGGCTATGGCTCTGGCATGATGGGCCTTCCCGATCTCATGCAATCCGGCATCGTTCAGACCCCCAAGTTGCAACGCCAGACGATGGTGCAGAACTTCCCGGTCTATCTCAAGTCCTCGGTGGATCATGCCACACCATTCGTCTCCGGGACGGTGTCTGGGCAGATCGCCCGTGATGGTGGCACATTCGGCCCGCTTCAGTCCGGGGCAATCACCGAGACAGGTATGGGCTGGTACACGCTCCAGGCTCTGACCTCGGGGGATCTCAATGCCAATACCGTCAAGTTGCTCTTTACTGCTACTGCTACAGGTGGCGGTTCTTCGGATCCCCTGCCGATGGCCTTCGTGCTCCAGTAATCGCATACCGATCTAGGTGCTATCATGCCCATCGATTACTCGACCTACTACGGATCTCTGGGGATGATCCCTTTACCGGATTGGGTCATGTCCTCGGATACCTATGGCACACAGGAACAGGGAACGAATAATGTTCCCATAGTAGCTGCCTCCAATTCCAATTCGGTGTCCATCACTGGGAATCACAATCCAGCGGCGATTTCTTGATTGACTGATTTTCTACCGATTACACCCAATTACGAAAGATTCTCGGAAAATACCCTATCCCTCTATTGCGCCTGGAGGTATATATCAGTATATATGGTCAAGTTCCTCTTGAACCTCCCATCTGGGGACCTGGAAGAACTGCGAAGGATTTCCCTAACCACGGGAATCCCGGTCTCTCAGCATATCCGGATAGCGATAGGGAACTATCTCCATAGTGGCTCGATCTCCTGCTCTCTGTTCGTGAGCGGGTCGGTGGTCTCGGGAAGTCTGATCGCTATAAGGGTAGGAGGATAGAGATGGCAGGTGCCTGGGAGATTCAGAAGACCTGCATGGTGGGCATCCTGCACACTGAAAACGTAACGATGGCCTGGTCCCTGGGCCTTCGTAATCTCATGGTTCCTGGGCCTATTGTCCCTGTAGCCGGCATGCCATTCTGCCATGCGAGAAACCGTCTTTGTATGATGGCTCTCGAATCGGGTGTAGATTACATACTCATGCTCGATTCCGATGTAATTCCGCCCAAGGACGCCATCCTCCGGCTCATGCGGCATAACCTTCCCATCGTTTCCGGTGTCTACCACCGTAGGTCCAACCCGGCCGGCATCCCCGTGATGATGAAACCCGTGGGCCAATGGGTGATCGACTATCCCAAGAACGCTCTGATCGAGGTGGATGTGGTAGGCGCTGGAATGTTGTTGATTCGTAGGGATGTTCTCGAAGACCTTCAGCCGGTCATGCCCGGCAAGCACTGGTTCTATTGGGGAGTGGACATGCAGGGACTCCTGCCCCAAGAAAAGTGCCTTTCGGAAGATTTCGTGTTTTGCCGAGAAGTAAATAAGCAACTCGGCCACAAGATCATGGTCGATACTTCGGTACAATGTTTGCATGTCGGCTACTCGGAAGTGACCCATCGGAACATGGCACCTATGGAGTGCCGACCGATGACCTAGATCCGGGAATCTCAGAGGAGGCATACCATGCTCTGTCCAATCTGTCGGCGAATGGGGTGCGATTGTAGTGCCCACGAGGTCCTCCCGGTTTGCACCACTTGCGGCATCCATGTGCATCTGTGCTCCTGCTGGATGTCCACGGATCGCAAGATGGATCGCACTCAGAAGGACTCCATCGATCAGACTGAGCAGGCCCTCCTGGAACTCGATCGACAGCGTAGTGAACTCGAAAACGAGAAACGCAAGCTCCAGTCCAGGATCGATCGGCTGAACATGAAGATCATGTCGGTCCAGCTGGGCAGTGAGGATTTCCAGAGAAGGTAAAGAGGGTAGAGTGGACGACAGCAAAAAACTCGTGAAGGCATCGTTCGGCCTCGGGAAACACCAGGTTCGCCTGGTGTGTTACGAGTCCGAATTTTCCAGGATGCTCGAAGTATGGAACATTGCCAGGTACGACCTGGAGAGCCTAGAGGAGTCCAGGCACCTGCTGGCGGTGATCCGATTCGACGACGGCTACCGTCGAGGACTGTTCAGCATCCCCGACATGGTCTACCTTTCTAACATCGAGAGCACGGCCCCGCTGCTCCCAGGAGACGGTGCAGATATGCCCCAGGCCCAGACCGTGGTACTCCACGTCCTCACCGATCAGCACTGGTTCTCGATCACCTCGTCCCAGGATCTGGCACAGACGGTTCTCCACAACTGGGGCTCTGCCAAGTCCGAGGTGGGCAAGAACGGCCCGGACAAGGAACAGGCATTGAGGTTTCTATCCTGTGGCTGCATCGACATCCGGGGAACGGATTCCAGGGCCGTGATCGACACCAAGTCGGTCATCGGTATGTACATCGGTCCTCTGGATAAAGCCTCCGGCATACCCCAGGCTTCTAGCAACTGACCTATCTTGATCCATTCTGGTCCTTTCTGGGGATTCCATGCGAGTAGTAGTCGTGAGCACGCCGATCTTCCGCACCACCAGTACAGGTATACCTGGGTACAGTGGTCTGGAACAATTGGCCTGGATCCAGGCCAAGGGTCTTGCGGCCAAGGGTCATGAGGTCTTCCTGGTGGCCCCAGACGGCTCCGAGTGCCCTGGGGTCACGGTGATCCCCGTGGGGCCAGAGAAGCAGGTGGACGAGAAGATGGCCTATGGGGGCTACAAGGAGGTCAAGGATGCCAAGGGCAATGTCGTCCGACCCAAGTACCCAGGCTACTGGAATTTCCTACCCGAAGCCGATGTTGTGATAGATAACGGATGGCAAAAGTATAGCTATCTGCTCAAGGGTGAGGGCAAGCTCAAGGCCCCCGTGCTCGGTGTGATGCACGCCCCCGTCAATACCATTTACCAGTCTCTTCCCCCCAATGTCGAGAAGCCCTGCTTCGTCTGCATCTCCAACGATCAGGCCGATCATTTCCGGAACCTGTTCGATGCCGATTGCCGGGTGGCCAGGAACGGTATCGACATCGATCACTACAAGGCACTCGATATCCCCAGGACCAGGCGGTATCTGTTCCTGGCTCGGTTCTCCATGGTGAAGTCCCCCGATGTGGCCATCGATGTCGCCAAACGAGCCGATGTCGAATTGGACCTCGTGGGCGATACCTCTATTACCAACGAGCCAGAATTCTTCCATCACTGTCAGAAGATGGCCGATGGCAAGAAGATCAAGATCATCGGTGGAGTGACCCGTGGGGAGACCGTCTACTGGTACTCCCGAGCCCATGCCTTCTTGCACCTCAACAACCGATTCCGGGAGCCTCTAGGGTTGGCGCCTCTAGAGGCAGGAGCCTGCGGTTTAGCCGTCGTGGCATGGAAATATGGAGCACTCAAGGAGACTATTCGCCAGGGCGAGACCGGCTTCCTGGTCCGATCCGCCGATCAGGCTGTCCACGCTATCAACATCCTGCAAGAGAAGTCCGATCAAGCCATGTCGGTCATGAGATCCAATTGCCGGGACTGGGTAGCCTCCCAGTTCTCCCTCCAGGGCATGGTGGACCGCTACGACGAGTTGATCCATGAGGCGGTAGATGGAGGGTGGTAGATGGGGGTAGCTCCACGAGGGAAATCAATACGATACAAAGGGGGTCAAAGGAAAAATGGACCAACAAAAGAGTACCAAACATGGTTGGGGATGAAGGCTCGTTGTCACAGAAACGGACGTGGAGATAAAGATTATGGAGAACGTGGAATCGCGGTTTGTGACCGGTGGCGACACTCTTTTGAAAACTTTCTGATGGACATGGGACCAGCCCCCACCAGCAAGCATGAAATAGATCGCAAAAACAACGATGCGGATTACGATCCTAGTAATTGCCAATGGGCAACACGAACCATGCAGAACCGAAATAAAAGAAATAGTCGTAAGATAACCGCTTTGGGGAGGACAGAGACGCTATCTGTATGGGTCTTGGAGACTGGATTATCACACAAAACGATTACCGGTCGCATCGACGAGTACGGTTGGAGTCCGGAAAAAGCAATTACTACACCAAAAAATGCCACAAGATTTGGTAATCAGAATGCTAAGGGCGGTTCTAAGAAGAGAGCACAAGAGACGAACTCGCAGAAGTAACGGGAGCGATACCGGCCAATTAGAGACTCGTCCTTTAGTTATGATGGGGGCTAGTAGATGGAAATTCCCGACGACGTTCGGAAGGCCGCGTCCGTGGTCCTGGGCATCGCCTGGGCGGACGACGTGATGCGGCAATCCGAGGGGGCTCTGTGTTGCGTGGCCCCCGAGAACTTCCGGAACCTGCTCGAAAACGCCGAGACCCTGGCCAGGTGGGTCGAGTCCCTCACCGGAGGTGTCCGCTAAACACGGACCTAACACTTTCTACCGCTGATACACTTTCAAGGAGCAACAATGGCCCGACGACGTATCGAGAACGAGGTCGAATCCACCGGCCAGTGTACATTGGTCCCGGCAGTCCCTGGCAAGCGGATCATCGTTACCGGGATCCGTTTGTACTTGCCGAAAGTTTCGTCCTATCCCGATGTCCAGGTGTATTTCGGCAGCCTCCGATACACCCCGACCGTGGAACTCACCAACGTGTTCGGCGGACAGAACGTCAGCAATCCTGCCCTCACCCTGGGGTACAACCCCGATGGTTGGATGGCGACTCTGCCTGGGGAGTCCCTTATCGTCTACGGAATCAACACTCAGTACGAGGGATACACCCTGGGCGGGGGGATTACCTACCAGCTGGACGACTGACGGACGTTCCTGACTGGTGGTCTTGACGGATGGGTTCCGGCGAGAGATTTCTGACAGGAGATACGATGCTGTACTCCGTTTGCCTTTGTCTGGCGGTCGCCCCGGCCCAGCTGATGGCCCCGGGTGGGGAGACCGAGTGCCGGTCCCTTCTGCCGCGAACCGAGGACACTGCCCTCAAGGAACTTCTGTCCCGCAAGGGCCTGGTGTTCTACACCGATAGTGAGATCCCGCCCGCCCATCAGCATTCTGGTACTGTGATCTCCACCAGGCTCAATATCTCGGCCAATCGCTCCGAACCCTTTGGTAACCCCAATCGGGAGTTCCCCTGGTCCGCCGCTGCTGGAACCCACAAGACCACCAATTTCAGGAAGTTCAATTTCCTCAGCCTGCCCAAGCCCATCGAGTGCTGGGAAGAAACTCTGACCGCTGTCACTGGTCGCCTGACCCACGACAAGAAGATCACCGATACCATCAAGGAGCGTAACCTCCGCTGGAAGTTCCCCGACAAGTCTGTGGTTTGCGAAGTCCTCCTCCTCCAGGAGCCCAAAGGGAAATGGTATCCCTTCGATGTCCGCACCAGGACCAAGGATGGAGATTCCTGGCGGATGAACGCCTACCGACCCTTCCGCACCTTCGAGCAGATGCTGGACTGGATCAAGATCAACCACCCCGACTTCGATACCGCTGGCTACGAGAAGCAATGCTCGATCGAGAATCAGAAGATCAAGAGCACACACCCTGATCTAACCGTGTTCGAGTCCGACTCAGCGATCCAGACTCTGGCACCACTCCCTCCTGTCATGATCCGGGGGATGCTGACCAAACCCTTTGTTTCGGTACGGGAGTCGGTGTGGGTCCGCAATGGTAAGATTTCTGGTTTTGCTCCTACCACCCAGGCCGACTTCCAGATCGTCCCCAAGAACTACACCGGGGGTTTTGTTCGGGTCAACAATGTCCAGTGTATGCGATGCCATTCAGGCACCCTCCAGGAGGCTGGAGACTTCGACTTCCAGAGGGACTGGTACGGCAGAGTTCGGGGCGATGATGGGATCTTCTCCTTCCATCCCTTCGAGCCTTCTTCGGTGTCGATGGTCTACGAGCCGAACTCCCCACCGCCCTACCAACTCAACAGGAAGTTGGTTGCCGCAGGATTGATCGTTCGCAAGAAGAAGTAACAACACTGAAGAGGTAACTGCACGAGGCATGAGGGAGATACATGGCGACTTACTGGTGTAGGGAATGCTGCAAGCCCATCCTCGAAGGTCAATCCTCCGTATGTACGGCGGTATCCGTTGCTGACTATTACATGGGGTACGGACTGTTCAGTTATCATGAGTCCTGCCTCGACGCCATGCCGGAGGAGAAGCGAAAAGAGGCGGGGAAGATCAAGAGCACACACTTCGAGGAGTCTGATAGGAAGCTCAGACTGTGTCCGGTAATGGTCGTCGATCTCGAAAACCTGATCGATGAGGTGGCTTCCAACGGGGAAGGAACCTCCCTGTCACTTATTCGTGATTGGGTAAACGAGATGAAGTCGAGGATACGGGACTGATCGTTCGCAAGAAGTAACCACACAGGACAGCCGAGAACCCGATGGACAACAAGACCGCACTGTTCCTGATCGAGATGTTTGCCACTCCAACTGAGTTGGGACTTCTGAAGGCATTGCGGGAGAACCCCAACGATGAGGCCTCCAGGAGAGCCTACATCGACTACCTGCGGGATAATGGCAGGGAAGGCTCCGCCGATGACATCGAGAAGGAAAACTGGATCCCGACCATCGGGCATGTGTATTCTGGAGGGTACAAGCGCACGATGCCCGTTGCTTCTGGGATGATCTGTTCTGGTGTTGGCCCCATCTCATTGGCTAATTCTGGGGAGGTAGGGGCGGGCAGCATTGGTTCTGGCCGGGTCGGACTGTTTCATTTTGCTTCTGGAACGGGTATTCTATGAACCTCTACCTCACGGCAGACAGGATAGGCATTGCCTCCGGAGGTGGAGTCGTCACCCAGAATGAGCTACAGGCCCTCCAGGAGTTCTCGCAGGAGTTCTCGCAGGAGTCTGGAGATGGTGGCACCATTGCTCTCTCCATCGACCACACTGTCCACTATCCCACGCCCTTCGCCCAGGACGAGTATCTGCTCCAGCACGTCAAGCGACTCCCAGAAATTCCCCGGATCACCCACTGCTATTCCGGTTGCCTCACGAACACCCTCCAGTATCTGCGACAGAAGGGCTCCAAGATCGTCTACACCGCAGCCGCCCACTCCGTCGCCCTCAGCCGCCAGGCACACGAGGAGATGGGTGTCCCCTACGACTACCCCCACCTCAACGACCCCGTTCTCTGGGAGCGGTATCTGGAGGGGTACAAGACCGCCCACGCTCTCGTTTGCCCCTCCAGGCACTCCAGGGACGTCATGCGGGGCTTCGGTTGCACCCAGCCGATCCATGTGATCCCTCATGGAATCTATCCTTCCGGTGCTCGGGTGTGGAGTCCGCCACGGATCTTTACTGTGGGCTACCTGGGGTCCTATGGCCCGGACAAGGGCATTCCCACATTGCTCAGAGCCTGGTCCAGACTCAAACTACCAGACGCGAAGCTCATTCTAGCGGGTAGGGATTCTCGTACATCCTACGTCCAGAGACTTCTGTTCCAGAATTGTCCAGATTCCTCCAACGTCGAATGTCTGGGCTGGCTGGAGAGTATTACGCCCTTCTACGAATCGTTGTCGGCGTACACACAGAATTCGATTTCAGAGGGATTTGGAATTGAGGTCTTGGAAGCCATGTCGCATGGAGTTCCTGTTCTCTGTTCCGATCATGCGGGAGCCTGTGATCTGGTTCCCAGCAATTACCACTTCCGGGCAGGGGACCATAACCAACTAGCTGACAAACTGACCCAACTCAGAAGTATCTTGCAAGCTGGGAACCACGATACGATCTCGCGCAACTGGCGGGATATTGGTTCTTATTACTCCTGGGACCGTGTCCGGGGGATGTACAGGGACTTATGGAGGACTCTCGCGTGAACTTACCGATACCTCAGATCCGTACCAAGTCTCAGGTGGATCGGCGACTCGCAGAATCCGTGGCCACCGAGATGAAGCAAGCTGTCGAGTACATCAACAAGGTACTCGACAGCTGTCGGGAATTGCCTGCACGATTGGAACTGAAGTACCTGGGACCTACACAACTGCACAACGAAATGTTGCGACGGTTGCGGGAATCCGGATACGATGTGAGGACGGACGAGGAAGCCGTCTGGAAGATTTCCTGAAGAGGTCTTCCGACTCCGATACACATGGAGAGAGGTATGCAATCCCAGGCAGAAGCCCAAACAGAATTCCAGGAAGAATTCGTATTACCGGAGCCCATACCTTCCAGACGCAAGGGGATCCCAGTTCCGAGAACAGCACTCCCCTCCCTACGTTCTGTGGAAGAGCGGAACGACATGGTGGTCGCCAACCGAGAACTGGTCTACTCCTACGTCCACGAATTCTTCCGAGCCCGCCAGGGGCTGGAGTTCGTCTACGACATGGAGGACGCCTGTGCCGATGGCTTCTTGGGTCTGATCCGTGCCTGTGAATTGTTCGATCCCGACAAGGGATTCGCTCTTTCCACCTATGTCCATTACTGGGTCTTCAACTACCTGATGGTGGGCATGCGGAACCAGTATCTGGTCCGTCGTAGTGGAGTCTGCCGCAAGACCTACAAACGATGGACCCTCAATGAGGACATCGATCAGAGAACCCACGAGGAAGACCCCACGGACCTCCTGGCCCAGGGAGATGCTCGCGAACTCCTGGAGGATGCCATGCGATTCCTCAATGTTCGCGAGAAGAGGGTCATCCAGTTGAAGCTCCAGGGCAAGACCCTGGAAGAATGCGGAGTCGAGATCGGAGTAACCAAGGAACGTGCCAGGCAGTTGCATATTCGGGCCAGGCAGAGACTTCGCAAGATCCTGGCCAACAACAGGCCCAAACTGACTGCGCAATCACTCTAGAAAAGGCTCCCTATGGAAGGCTTTGCACTGTTGCTGGGCCACCTGGTCGGCGATTTCATTCTGCAAAATGACTTCCTTGCATACTGGAAGACCAATCCGCCCCCAGAACTGGATCACGGCGACGTTCCCGAGAAGCAGGACTTCCTGGAATACCTGTTCATGCTTCTGGTGGATATCTCCCCGGTATTGGTAGCGGCAATTGCCTGCACACTACACTGCCTGCTCTACACTCTGGCGATCTGGGTCTTCAGTTACAAATGGATATCGATCTGGGGACTTCTCGCTTGTTTTCTTGCGCATTGGCCCATCGATCGTTTTCGTCTGGCGAAGTGGTGGATGGGCAAGATGGGACAGACCAAGTTCGCCACGGGACCATTATCCCCCTGGTCGGTGATCGTGGTGGATAATACCTTTCATTTGCTGACCCTGTACGTCATCTGGTTGTGTCACTGAGTTCTTCTGAATTCTTTTGAGTTCTTCGTTTCTATATCTCCAGGAACAATATGATCCAGATCAACAAGCCGCCCCACCAACGCATCCTCGAACTGGGCGGTGGCGAGCATCCCAATCCAGCCTCCGATGTCCGCGTGGACATCCGTCCCATCGAGGGCAAGGTAGACTGGGTCCAGGACTTCGAGAACGAGCCTCTGCGATGCCAGTCCGGGGAATTCGATTGTGTCTATTCCCATTTCTGCCTGGAGCACATTAGCTACACCAAGCTGCCCGCCCTCTTGAAGGAGATCCATCGGGTCTTGAAGCCCAATGGTAAGGTGCTCATCGCCGTTCCCAATACCCTCAAGCAGATCGAATGGCTCCTGTCCCACCCCGAGGGCTGGGATGGTAAGGACTTCTTCACGGCCTCCTCGGAACTGCTATTTGGTTCCCAGACCTATGATGCCAATGCCCACAAGTGCTTCTTTACCCCAGAAGCTCTGGCCAAACTCTTCCGAGAAGCTGGGTTCGATCACGTCCGCACCACCGCCTACGGTGAACGATCGACCGACATGGTGCTCGATGCAGTCAAATTGGCACCAGGCAGCACCTCATCTACGACACAGTCTACAACACCAACTACTGTATCAACTACCGCACCAATTACTCCGCTCACCGAGGATGCCGTGGTCCAGGCCACGGAGAGCCTCAACGCCCTCATGGGGAGCAAGGACACCCCACAATCCCCCGCTCCAACGAGCATCGCTTCTCTTACGAGGGAGGAGATGTTCGACAAGCACTACTTCAACGGCGGTGGCAAGGTAGGTGGTTATGCCCGTGAGGGCTACTGGGACTATCCAGTCCACAATATCACCGCCCAGCACGTTCGGGTCCGTCGCCCCCAATCTGTGCTGGAAATTGGCTGCGGTAGGGGCTATATCCTCAAACGCCTCCAGGATTGGGGAATTCCTGTCTGCGGTCTGGAAATCTCCCGGCATGCCTGGATGACCCGCGTCATCGATCCCATCCTCAACATCGATATTTGCACCGAGAGATGGCCAATCGAGGATCAGGCCTTCGATATGTCCTTCTCGATGGCAACCTTCGAGCACATTCCTGAGCAGTACATTGCTCATGTTCTGTCGGAGTTGAGGAGGACGTGCAAGTCGCATTTGCATGGTATCGACTTCGGCCAGCATGACGATGGCTTTGATAAAACGCATGTAAGTCTTTTACCACCAACAACTTGGGTCCAGAAGTTCCATGAGGCGGGCCTGACCAACTTCGAGATTCTGGACAAGGAGTCTCTGGAACGGGGGGACATGCCCCAGGAAGTCTTTGCCGATGATGGCAAGATCAAGCTGGCGGTAGGCACCTTCACTGTAATGAGTCATTACGGTTGGCAGAACATCGACGTTCACGATCTCATGGGCTTTGCCCAGACGCATGGCTATCGCTACCACCGGATCGATGCTCGCAATGGTCTACCCTGGAAGACCTCCGAGGTCTCTCTGATCTCCTGCTCGCACATGCTGGAGCATCTGAGTTACCGAGAGGGTCTGGGACTCCTGCGTGAGTTCCGCAGGCTCATCAAGCCCGATGGTGCGGTGCGGGTCGCGGTCCCCAATGCCCAACTCCTGCTCGAACACTACGAACGCCGTACTCTGGATGAGTTCATCCCTATCAGTGATGGAGTCGAGAACGCCACCACCCAAATGCAGAAACTCTGGGCACTTCTCAATGAGGGCCACCAGGCTACCTATGACAGGGAGACCCTCTGCCAGCAGTTCGAGGACGCTGGATTCGTGCCCACGGTAGCAGCCTTCCGATCCTGTCTCCAGCATCCAGGTTCCCGACAGATCCTGCGGGAGACCCTGGACATGCACCCCAGTCTCTCGCTCTATGTGGATGCCGTTCCCAAAGTTGTCTGATTCCCAGAGTTGTTTGATTTTCAGGAGGTTCCCTTGCTCATCATCGGAGAAGGTGGCAATCTCTATGCCTCGGGCCAGCTGATCTGGTCCGGGGCCTATCCCGGACTCCTGTCGGGTACGGTCATGACTCCAGCGATGGTCAGTGACTATCAATGGAACTGTGCAGAGTGTGGCACCCTGGTAAGGTGGTTCCAGCCCCGAGTGGAATTGTTCAACATCTCGGGTGGGATCCAGAGGTATTGCCTTCTCTGTACCAATTACGATACGGTGAAATTCCAATTCCGAACCAGGGAATCCTGGATCCAGGACTCTTTGCCCGTCTGGTGCTCAGGGGCTCCCTGGTACACGATCCATGATGTACTCCTGGATCAGGGCCGTACCAGGGATGCCGCCCACATTGCCAACCTGGCGATCTACCGTAATACCAGTTCTTCTGGGATCTCTTCTGGGATCTCTTCTGGAATTTCTTCGAGGATATCCTCCGGGATATCCTCGTAGATGATCTCATCGCCCACGGGATCCCACTGTCCAATGTGTGGGTAGTTCTTGGCATCTTCTGCCGCGTAGGGGCGGAATTCGGCCTTCCAGACGGCCGCCCTTCCCGTCTCGGACTCCAGTACCTTATCCCTGGCAAGTCGCAATGCCTCCCCCAGGGAGGGGACCAGTCTCTTGCGCAGGATCGATGTGTCCTCGGGATATCTCCTGTGGACACACCATTCCACACACCACCTTACCTCTCCAACGACCGGCATGGTTATCGTCTCCGTCAGGAGTGAATTGTCGCGGTTCCACCCACGCAACAACTATGCCATACTTTTCGGGAAAGTCAAATCGGGGTGACATCCCCCTTTCGACTTTCACTGGTCGATTATTCCTCCGAAGGGAATAATGCCAGTTGTGTGATCTGCAAGGGATCGACGACACAAAGACGTGTCCCGATCGCTTTTACCAAAACCTCCTACTACTGGAGTGGCAAACCAATGCCTGAACGTCAGCCTACGAAGAACGCACTCTTCATCGCCGGCACCAACCTGGAGTCCGGCACCCCCAATACTGGCCAGATCCAGTACACGCTGGGCGGAACCAAGACCTATACCCGGTTCTCGGGCACCGTGGGTCCGGATACCGCGATCTGGGTGGGTGCGGGACGTCTGGACTCTCTGTACCTGATCCCGTCCGCCGACCAGGCGGCATCGGGCAAGACGATCCTGTTCTACGACTCGGCCGTCGTTGCCTCGGGTGGTCCTATTGCGGCCTCCGGCCACAAGGTGCTGGCCGGTATCCAGATCGGCGGTACTCCACAACCTGCCAATTTGTCGGGCCTCATCAACTACGGGGGCCTGGTCCAGTGCGGCTTCCCGTTCAACTCCGGATTGGTGGCCACCACCGCCTCCGGGCAGTTCGGGTTCTCCGTCAGCTTTACCCCAGTTGTCAGCGGTTGATCGGCTCATTCTTCCCGGTGTGGGGTAGGTCCGGCCAGCCTCCCCACGCCGTTTATACGCTGTTTCCTAGCCCGATACCGGACTCCCTGGGTTGTCTATGGACGCTATCACGCTACTGGGATACCTGACCAAAGACCTCCAGCAAACGCAGGAGTCCCCCGAGGCCAAAGTCAAGTATGGCTATCTGGGAGCAATTCTCCCCCCACGTCTTGCCAACCAGATCACCGATTGGGTCCGCAAGAATATTCCGAACTCCGTTCTCGGTGCTGGTGGCAGGGAAACCACCCCTCATGTGACTATCAAGTATGGGTTCATCCAGTCTGGCCCGGAGACCCTGCGGGCGGTCCAGCACTATCTCTCCACAGTCCGACCCTTCCCCATCAAGTTGCTGGGGGTGTCTCTCTTCAAGGGCAACCCCGATGGGGATGTCCTCAAGATCGATGTGGAGTCCCAGGAGTTGCGGAGACTCAACCGGGAGTTCTCTTCGCGATTTCGCTGCCATGACAAACATCCCCACTACCATCCGCATCTGACCCTGGCTTATGTCGATCCAAGGCATTCGGGAATGCTGGTCCGCAGGGTGCCCTATTTCCTCCCTACCGAGGTGATGATCGATACCCTGGAGTTCTCCACTCCCGAGAGGGAGAAGACCCACATCCACCTCTCCCGTGGTCTCAAGGCCATGTCCTATCTGAATAACCTCACGGGTGGTGCCCTGGTGGGAGCCAGGGTCCCTGAGAGGCTCCAGGAGAAGAAGCGATCGAAGTTGCTCTGGGAGCGCAAGGCCCTCAAGAGCCCCCAGGCTGGCTCCCGGATGCACGAGGAGAAGCAGATGTCCGAGGAGGACGTCAAGGCTTCTCTGATTGCTGATGTCCTGGCGTCGGTCCTGACTCCAAATCCATCCGGGCAGAAGTTCCTGACTGGATATCTGGTGAAAGGATATGAGGAGAAAAAGGACAGTAGGGGTCGTCGATATTGCTATGACCCCGATAAGAAGCCTTCTCGGATACCTTGCAGAGTAAAAGATGAGGCAGAAAAGACCGGAGGCGGAAATCAGCAGACTCCACAGCAACAAGCTCCCGCCCAGGGAGCCCAAGGACCGGCCCAGGACCCGACCACCCAGGGGCAAGAAGCGGCCCAGGAAGCCCAGCAAGGGGCTCAGGAAGGCCCCCAGGATGCCCCACAAGGCGAGCAGAAGCAAAAGAGACGCTACGCTCGCCGTGGCTCCAACAAGGTCACTCTGGACGACGCCAGGGCCAAGATCGCTGAGGTCAAGGCGAAAATCGCCGAACTCAAGGGCGAGCCCATCCCCGAGGAGTTGGTGAACGGTCTGATCCAGACTCTCTGGGACATGACCGTGGTCAACCTCAAGGCCCTCCGCAAGGAGGTCGGTGCCAGGACTGCTCCCAGGAAGCCGGAGTTGATCGATAAGATCAAGAACGTGGTTGCCGTACCTGCTGAAGAGACCCCAGCGGAGGAGCCAGTAGCAGAACCGATGGCAGAGGAAACTCCGACTGAGGAAACTCCGACTGAGGAAACACCAGAAGAAGTTCCTGCTGAGGAACCTGTAGCGGAAGAAGTTGCGGAAGAGACCCCAGCAGAAGAAGTCCCAGTTGAGGAAACTCCCGCAGAACCCGAGCCTGGCAGTTTCGAGGATGATAGTGACCTTACGGGTGAAGAGACCGAAGCAGCCCAAACCGAAACCCCAGAAGCAGTCGAAGAGGTAGCTCCGGAAGCGACCCAAACTCCAGAGCCGACTCCAGAGCAATCTCAGGAGACCCCCCAAGAAACTCCTCAAGAACAGATCCAGGAGGAGACTCAGGAACAGGAGACACCCACCGCCCCACGCGAACCCAGAAAGCTGGATCGCAAGGAAGCAGCTGGGCTCATTAACAAATATGGGGTGGGTAAGCCCGGAGCGAATACCCCGCTCCACAAGGAAGCCCCCGACGTGGCCATCCTTGTGGACGACATCGCCAACGCGGTTGCGGATGGGGAGCGGCCCGCTGGCAAGGATGTTCGGAAACTCATGGATGTCGTCGAGGAAGCTGCCTACGATCCCGATGGCTGGGGCAAGCTGGGCAATCGGGAGACCTATGAGGATCTCCGAGACCTGGTGCTCACCGCCAGCAAGAATCGCTATGAACCCACAGATCCAGTGGAGAAATCCGGAGAGGTAACTCCCCGGGGAGAAACCAAACCCAAAGGACCCGTTGCCGATCGGTTTGCGACCAAGGCCACCGATATCAAGCCCGTGGATGCTGCCCGAGCCGATGAGATCGCCAAGAAGTATGGTATGCGACAGGGATCCAAACTCAGATCCCGTGATACCATGATGGCCACCGCTGTCGAGGGTCTGGCCCAGGCGGTCAAACAGGGTGGACAGGCCAATGCCAGGTTGATAGAGAAAGTCACCGAGCAACTGGACGCCGCTGCCCGTGACGAGACGGGTTATGGTGTATTTGGTGATCAGGAAGCCTACGAAGCGATCCGGGATCTGGCGGTCCAGGCTTCTGGTGGTGCCTACGAGCCCGTCGCCCCCGTTGAAAAATCGCAACCCACCACCGAAGAGAGAGTGGATCTTCAGGACGATGTTTTCGATGAAGATGTTGGTGATGAGACCGAGGACATCGGTAGTGGAAATGAAAAGCAGGATAAACTGGTCCGGGAATACTCAAAGCGAGAAGCAGAAAAAGAAGCAGAACTTCAAAGACGTGAGCAAGAAGCTGGAATTGGATCTGGGACACCTGAAGGCCGAGAGTGGCTGCAATATCAACACAAGGGAGAGAAATCCCCCCCACAAGAGGCAAGCACCATAGATGCCGCTGCCGCCAAAAAACTACTAAAGATTCTGCGGAGCAACGCAGAGACTGGAATTGAGCCACAGACTGCTCTAGGTCTTCGTGTGATGGCTCGTCAGATCGCTGAGGGGCGTGAGGTTTGGGATATTGGCCGCAAGGATCTGGACAATCTGATTCAGCAGGCTACCGATGATCCAGACGGGTATGGTCCTCTGGGCAATGCCGAAGCCTACCAGGCAGCTATCGATCTATTGCATACTGCTACCAATGGGAAATACACAGGCCCCGAAGTTTCTCCGGATCGTCCATCTCCACGAGTAAACAAGAGCGAGAGCATAACGGCTCAGAAATTGGATAAGAGAGATACCCAGAAACTTCGGGATAAATATGAAGAAGGATCGGATCCGCGAAAAACCTATGAATCTGGATTGTCACCTTCCGGAACTAATAAGTATGTGGCCAGAAGAATGGCGGCTCTGGCAAGGGCTGTACAAGAAGGGGAGTTGCCGAATAACGAAGTTTTGAACAAGGTGCCCCGTTGGATCCAAGAAGCTGCTGATGATCCCTATGGCTATGGGGCATTTCGCACCGAGGAAAACTACCAGAACGCGATCAACCTCCTGCATACTGCCACCGGAGGAGCCTACAAAGGTCCAGAGGGAATCGAAAAGACCCCCCAGAAAGGCTCCGTGGAGGCAGCAAGAGAAACCACCACCGAGAAGCCCACCACCGACACCGAGGCTCTCACTCCCGAAGATGTGCAGCAACAGGAGGTCGAGCAGGAGACTGCTACTCCTAGCAACGAAACTCCGAAAACTGCATCGCAGAATTCGCAGCCACGACCCACACTGAATAATGCGTCATCTACGAGCCCGGCTGCCAAGAAACGTCTACCAGATCCCCAGAAGGATTTCCCTGGGTTCATTCGGGACATCCAGTCGATTGCTGATGGTTTGGATAGGGGTTGGGGTCCCAACAAGGTATACATTTCCGATGTCTACAACGCTTTGAAAGAGGCGAATCCTGGACTCACCCCAGAGTATTTCAAGTGGGCGCTCAAGGTTGCCAATCAGAGGGGATTGTTAAGTCTTAGCCGTGCCGATCTGGTTCAGGCCATGAATCCAGAAACGGTGAAAGCAAGCGAAATCAATATGAGTCCTGGAGCATCTGCTCACGAATCTACGGGATATGGTGCCACTACATCGCATTTCATCCTTTCCTCCTCTACGGATAGGTTGCAGCCAAAGGACATCGTAGACGGCGAGATGTATGAACAAGGGAGAGGTAATGAGAAGGGATCTCGCGAAGACATAGCATCGGTATATTCCGAGATGCAAAAGAAAGAGACGCAAGATACGGATAAACCACGGGTCGAGCCCAACAAGAGCAATCTGTCCAGATTCCGCAGGAATAAGGTAGGAGAAGGAGGTCTCAAGCCTCCCAGAATCGGTAGCAAGCAACCAGCAACGGCCCAGGAAGCTACTGGTGGAACTCAGGAGACCACCCCCGAACAGCAGTCACAGCAGCCTGTGGGCAATGAACCTGTTGCATCCGAAGCAGTCAGCAAACCCACGAGCCCCCGATCAGCAACCAAGACAACCTCCAAACCTTCTACCTCTACCGTCGCAAAAGCTTTCCGCGATCTGGACACCGAGAACTTCAACCAGGTCTCCCTGGACAAACTCCTGGCCAAGACTGGATATACCCCAGAGCAACTCCACGGGGTGGTTCGGGATATGGTCAAGCGGGGACTGCTGACCACCCAGGGTCCAGAAGGGAGACATGGCCTGTCCCCCGCAGAGCGAGAGGCCATGATCCCACCTGGTGATGATTTCATGCAGGGGGTGATGTACGTCTCCGTGCCCACCGGCAAGGAGGAGGAATTCACCAGGACTATCAAGGAAGGCAAGGAAACAGGTCCGACCAAGGGCGATGCCGTAGCGACTTCTGGGGAGGGGGTGGAATCCTTCGATTGGGGTTCTGAAGGATCGGCACAACCAACCAGGAAAACAGAGACTCCCAAGCGAGCCGTTCGGGACAGGGAGACCGTTACCCCCAAACCTCCCAGAATCCGAAAGAAGTAATCATGATCGGAAGAGTAATCTCCCCCAAGATCAGTTTCACCCTGGAAGATGACGGATCCGTAACCTCCAGGGATCCCGATATCCAGGAGTTGTTCACCCGCAGGTTCCAGAACTACCTCATGACCTATGGCCCAGCGGATGGGCCTATGGGTGTCAGATTCCTCAACGATACCGCTAGGTCTCTGGGTGGTAAGGCCCAGATCCAGAAGAGACCTCCGGCTCCCAAGGGTATTGTGTACTAGGTGTATTGATGCGAACCTCCATCTTGCTATCCCGTGGTAGATCAGCAATTCCCCCCTCTCTGGGGAGATCGGGGATACTCCACGCCAGGAGCAAGAAACTCGTCCCACCCAATCCTCCAGGGATCAAGCCCTTGCCAGGAGGTCCGGTTTCGGCACCCATGCCGAACACCGCTCCGGGTAATCCCAATGACCCCAACGAGCAAAAGCGCCGATCGGAGATGATTGCCACGATCCTTTGGTACTCGCTGGCGGATAAAGGAACGCGCACTACCGAACAGGCCCCGGCAAAAACTACCCCGAAGACTCCTACCAAGACTCCTACCAAGGGCCTGATCATCCGCACCAAGGAGATCATTCAGGACGTAGACAGCATTGGTCGGCAGTATTGTGTGGATACCAATCAAGGGGGGTTGCGGGTTCCGTGTCCGGGAGTAGTGGAGGTCCCGGAGAAGAAGGAAAGGGTCAGGAACAATCGGGTCTATGAGATGATTGCTGCATTGGGAGAACTACATACGGGTAATCCCAGTGATCGGAAGGTGGATTCCGTATTCAATCGGCTGGACAAACTCAATGTGGCCGAACTCCAAAAAGTCGTGGATTTCTATGCGGGCCGACCTGGGGCTACTCTTCCCCCCAAGGATGTCAAGGATCAATTAACGGAAGCCGTTACCAAGAAGCGGACCAAGCCCTATACCGCCAAGATTCCAGATCCTACCCCGGATGAACCACCTATTCCTCTGCAAGATCCGGGCAAACCTCCACCACCCGAGGCTGAGGAGACTCCACAACCGCCTCCACCTCCAGAGCCCGAAGCGGAGACTCCTCCAGAGGCCCCAAAACCTCCCAAGGAAAAGAAACCTAGGACCAGGAAGCCCAAAGCTACCAAAGCCCCCACAACAAAAGCAGATAGGACTGGGAGTCCTCGGAACAAAACAGAGGCTATTCATGACATTGTGGATATTGTTACAAGAGGAGAGCAATCGACTTCACCCGCCCCGGTGACTTCCTCGGAGACATCTTCCACAGAATCAGATACAGAAAAAACGCCCAATACCTCTCAGGAAGGTGTCTCCATATCGGAGCCATTTGAGGACGAGGGAGACTTTACTGGAGAGGGTGGCGAATCTGAGGTAGCCCAACCAGAGACAACCAAACCCGAAGCACCTAAACAATCCACACCCCCTCCAGACAACTCGAATCTGCCCCTGCCAGATGAATTCCAACATCTGGAGGGTGAATCCTCTGGAGAGCAATCACAGACCCCCACGAAGAAGCCCGTTAGCAAGGGCCAGCAGATTCGGGACATGCTCAAGGGAATGTCTACCGCAGAAGATGAGTTGTTGGACATCGATCTCATAAATTCCAGGGAGATACAGATCCGGGATGCCATACCCAAGGGCAAGATCCCTCCCAAGGAGGTGCTCGCCGAACTGACGTCTCTGGAACAGGACAGAAAACTGGCCCTACGGGCAATGGTCGAAAAGAACAAGAGGGCACATCAAACTCTGTTCGAGTCCCTGAAAGGGGACTCGAAGATGTCCCTGGAGGCCAGCACGGGGAGCAAGAGAGTAGACGTGTCTATAAATTCCGGTTTGGATTTTGTGAACAAGGTGTTTACCGGAGCACCGACATCTCCGAAATACAAAGTCAACAAGGGGTATGATTCACGTCCAGGTTATTCCAACGGCAAGATTTTCATGCCGCACATGACTAATCCCGAGAATTCGGTTCACGAGATCGGCCATTTCTTGGAGGATAATGTACCGGGGGTTTTGGACGCCACCCGGGAGTTCGCATCCAGAAGGTTCGGAGACGAAAAGCCTCAGCGTCTGGTAGACGTATACCCAGACGCGGGCTACGACGCCATAGAAATGGGTCGCAAGGACAATTTCGACAAACTGCTGCCAACGACGGCTTATTACTTGGGCAAAGAGTACCCGGATGGTACGGAGATCCTGTCCATTGGTCTGGAATATCTGTACAGGGATCCGGTGTATTTCGCCCAGAAGGACCCCGATTATTTCGACTTCATCGTCGGAATCCTGGACGGCAGCGGGCGCAAGAAGAAGTCTACCTAATTGGTGCAAAATGATTGGACGCATCATACTCGATGGCGGGGACATCGTTCTGGAAGACGATATGACCATTAGCTGTCAGATTCCGGAAGCCCAGCGACTGTACCAGATGAAGTTCGACAACTACATGGAGTACGCTTACTCCCCCTCTCGTGGTGCCCCCGGCTACGAATTCATGCACCTGCTCAGTCGGCAACTGGGGGGCCGGTTGGAGATGAGACCGCCACCCCCTCTGAAGCCCGGGGTGGTATACTAGTCCCCTAGCGGCTCACCCATCCACGACAACCCAAGTTGCCGTAAATTCCTACGTTGGCAATAATTCGAGAGAGGTCTAGGATTCCTCATGGCTGATAACAAGCCTACCCAAGCTGAGATCGAGGAACAGTTCCGCGAGCAGCTTGAAGACCTGGTCCAGATCGGTACGAAGCTGGCAGCGGTTTGCTCCTCGGTAACGGAACTCGTGGAGCTAATGGAACTGGCCAGGACCAATGACGGTCAACTTCGTTTGATCCTCAGTCAAGTTCTGCCACAGGCAACAAAAAAATGACTGCTCGTTCGGACATCTTCAGGACTCTCGATGGTCGGGGCAAGAGCCTCGATTCCACCCGGTGGTCCTACAAGCTGGCCGAAAACAGCTATGGCATGGACGTAGCCTATGCCGATAATCTCCAGATCAACGAGAAGGAGATGTCGGCCTGGATTCCGATCGCTGATGGGAATCGACGAGATGGTCAGGGTGATGTGCTCCTGGTCACTGGGATCGACACATCCAGGCACGCGGCCAATCCTCTGGTCTTGTTGGATCATGGAAAACACATCGCGTTGCCCATTGGTCTCATGGAGACCCGGGACACCAAGCAGTACACTTTTGCCATTGATCCTCTGACCAAGACTGCTGGTGGTCGCTGCTACTTCTACCAGGGCGGCAACTCAGACTATCTGCCAACGAGTTCCGATTCATCCGGTAAGGCATTCCTGCCTAATAAATCCCAGCAGTTCGAGCATGCGGTCCTCTGCGAACAGCTGTTCGACATGATGGCCAAGCGTCTCCTGCGATCGGGGTCCATTGGTTATCAGGTCCAGGAAGCAGAAAGAATCCCCGCTGACTACGCTACAGGAATCCCCCAGGGATTGTTCCTCAAGCGTGTGCTCATGCTCGAAGGCTCTCTGGTGGTCCTGCCTGCCAACCAGGACACTGTGCGCAAGGCCCTGGCCATGCCCAGGATCTGTGGCCGTCCCCCTTGTGAGATGCTGGTCAAATCTCTGTCTCCCTACGCCAGCAAACCCAACCCCGTGGTAATTTCGGGTTTTTCTCCAAAAATCGACAAAACCCTGAGCAATACCCCAACCAGCGAGGTCAGAAAGGTGGCTACCAAAGCACTGGATGGTATCCGCATGAAATACCGTCAGACCAAGCGGTTGAAGCGCAAATTGAAGTCGTCCAGCAAGGGGGCGGCAGTCGTCCACATCGAGCGCAAGGACATGGACCGTGCCCGTGAGGAGTCCGGCAAACTGGGCCTCAAGTTCTCCCACATGGGGACACACTCCAGTGGTCGCGAGAAGGTCAAACTGATTGGTGACGACGACAACATCGATCACGTCGCCAAGATGTTTGGCAAGCCCATGAGTTTCGGGAAGTCGGCGAAGCCTCTGACCAAAAAGAAATCACTCCCTGGGGGGAATATGAAGCAAGTCAATCACAAGACCAAGGCTCTGCCCCCGGAGGATCCCATGATGGACGATCCGATGGGTGCCCCGATGGATGACCTGGGCGGTATGGAAGAGCCGATGGAGGACGAGGTCTACTCAGCACAGGTTCTACGGATGATCCACAAGGATCACCAGATCCTGATGGAAGAGTACGACAAGGCCCTCAAGATGCTCGAACACGAGCACATCCGGGGCTTCATGGAAAAACTCATGACGTCGATCGACTCCCTCCTTACCGAGGTGGAGTCTCTGTTCCAGAAGTTCCATCCCGATCTCCCGGCCCTGGACGGGGCGATGGACAAGTCTCTCGATGAAGATCAGCCCCTCGACGACGAGGCCCTCGATCAGGAAATCGACGACGAGATGCTCGACGAGGCGGCAGACGAGGAAGTAGTGGATGACCTCATGGACGAGGATGTCATGGAGGAAGGTGACCTCGACTCTGCCGACGACTCCGGGACCGAGGAAGTCTCCGAGGATGCCCCTGAGACAGACGATGTGGAGGCCATCGAGGAGGCCGAGCCCGATTCCACGGACGATCGGGACGGTGAGGAGCCCACCTCCGAGGACGTGGTCCAGGGCATGAAGAAGGATCGCGGGATCGGTGCCAAGGGCAAGAAGTCCTTGCCCCAGAAGTCTCTGCCTCGCAAGTGCTCCAAGTGTGGGCCTGGGTGCAAGTGTGCCGAGTGCCAGAAGAAGTACAAGGGCGACAAGTGCATGAAGGAGCCGAATGCCCGCAAGCCAGGACCATGTCCCGGTGAGCATGACAAGAAGCCTGGTGGCGGTGCAGCGATTCCTGGTCGGGATGGGGCCAAGCCCCCGCGTGTTGCTGCTTCCAGGCCCGTGGACGGCTCCATCGATATCCCCGAGGCTGACCTGCCCAAGCCCCGACGCCGTCCCGGCAACGCGGGAACCGTCAATCCCAGGATGGGTGGTCAGCAACTGGAAGCCGACGACGTGACCACTGCTGATGGAGAAATGGCCGAGACCACGGACCACGAGAACCCCCAGGGCATGCTCTCGCATGACCTCAGTGACGATGAGCGACATGTCGTCCACCGAGCCGGCAAGTTCCTCAATCACACCTCGACCAATCAGGATTGGACCGAGGAGTCCCGGATGAAGGCGTACTACCACCACAAGTCGCTGGAGCCCATCTACGGAATGATCGAGCGGGATGAGGATCACCAGCCCGTGGACGACAAGAAGACAGGCCAGAAATCCATTCCTGGCGATAGCCAGTGGGTCCAGGAGGAGGGTCAGGAAGCCGATCATGGTGGTCCCGACCATGCTCATGGGTCTCATGAGCATCAGGAAATGCACCCTGCTCGTATCAAGTGCATGGGTGCCGGCACCTTCCTGGGAGCCCTGTCCAAGGAGAAGGCCTTCGGCGAGGCCCACCGAGAGCAGGCCGGCATGCTCGCCAAGGAACTCGAATCTCTACACTCCGAGCACAACGAGGAACAGGAAACTCCTGACCACGATGAGCAGGACAAGGAGACCGAGGAGATCCCAGGAGATACCTCAGATACCTCTGGGGATCCCACCACCCAGTATGGTGGGGACAACCCTGGCCCAGATGCCGCAGAGTCCGATTCCCTGGAGCAGGAGACCCCCGAGCCAGGTGAGATCGGCGAGAAGGGTAATCACAAGCAGAGCACCAAGGAACTGGCCCGCGTGCTCAGGGACCGCAGCAAGCGGCTCCAGGACATCCAGCGTCGGCTTACTTCCCTGAACTTCAACTGATCCGTATCGAGCCTTGGTTATCTGCTTCTTGCTTCGACCACCGTCCCGCCTCCGGATCAACGGCGATCCAGGGTGGGTTCCACTAAAACCGTAACCGTGAGGCGACATTCCAATGGCAACAGCCCCCAACAAGGACCTTTCCTCGATCGTGGCCGAGCAGGGCAAGCAGATCGATGGTCTGGTCAAATCCCTGGACACCGTGGTGACGCGACTCAAGTCCACCCCGGCACATGGGATGCCAACCCCCACCTCTGTCTTCGGAACTCCCAACGTCCGAAGCGGTGAGAACATCATGGGAAGCCGTGGGTTCTCCTTCATGAAAATGCTGGGCATGATCACGGGTGCTGTGCCCCGCGAGCAGGCCAAGATCGAACTGGACGTTCACAACCGTCTGCACGATGTCTTCTGCAAGAACCTGGGCGATGCCGGTTACTCCTATGGTGGCTCGGGCCACCCCGGTGTCAACAAGTTCATGGCCCCTTTGGCCAGCGGTTTCTTCCAGGAAGGTCTCGTCAACCGAGACTTCCGCAACGAGATGAAGTCCCTGGTCGCCGCAGGTGGTGACGGGGCCGATCTCGACCACATGAAATGGATCCGCACCAAGCAGTTCGAGTCGATGGGGTATAGCTCCAAGGCCCTGTCCTGGCTCAACGAGTTGACGGGTGGTGCCCTGGTGGCTCCCCCCGAGATGGGCGAACTCATCGAACTGCTCCGTAACAAGGAAGCCCTGGTCAACGCCGGTGCCCGAGTCGTTCCCCTACCTCCGCAGGGACGCCTCAAGTACCCACGGCAGACGTCTGCTTCCCTCACCTACTGGGTGGGTGAAAACACGGCGATCACCGAGTCCTCGGTTGGGACTGGCGAGGTGACGCTCCAGGCCAAGAAGCTGGCGGTCCTCATCAAGGCCCCCAACGAACTCATCCGCTTTGCGTCCCCTGCCGCAGAGGCCCTCCTCCGTGACGACATGACCAAGTCTTTGGCCCTGGGCCTGGACCTGGCCGGTCTCGAAGGTCTGGGTGGCGATACCCGGCCTCTGGGTATCATCAACCAGCCTGGCATCAACCGGATCACCTCTAGCTCTCCTGGGGCCAACGGTGACGCCCTGGTTGGCCAGGATGTCTACCGTATGATCGCGTCCATCGAGGAATCGAACGCCGAGATGGAAGGCTGGATCATGCGGCCGAAAACTCTGTACCGCTACTTCCAGCTTCGCTCGGACGCGGTGGCCCAGGGTGATTCGGCCGGCATGTTCCTGTTCAATCTGGTCCGCGAGGCTGGGGACTCCATGAGCGCTCCGTCTCTGGGAGGTTTCCCGGTCACGAAGTCCACCCAGGTCAGCCAGGTCCAATCGAAGGGGACTTCCAGCAATCTGACCTACATCACCTTTGGTATGTGGTCGGACCTCCTGATCGGGATGTTCGGTGCGATCGAGTTTGCCGCGACCAGCCTGGGTGATACCAGCTTCGTGGCGGATCAGACCTGGATCCGGGCTTTGGTGTCTGCGGACATCGCTCCCCGGCACCCCAGCGCCTTCGGCGTAATGTCGAATCTGATCGTCGTTCCGAGCTAACCAAGAGTCCCAAACGGTCTTCCTTTCGGTGGGGGGTGCGGGTTGCAAACCAATCCCCCCACTGTTTAACCGAAAGCGAAGACCAGACAGAAAGGAAGACGTAAGATGCCGAAAGGCCGATGGAGCCAATCCGAGATGCGTTACCTGCGAGAGCACTGGTCTACAGACGGATCCAAGGCGGTTGCCACCGCTCTTGGGCTCGACTGGCAGAACGTGCAACGCAAGGCGAAGCGGATGGGATTGGTTGCCAACAAAGAATCCCGCTACAAGCGAAGTGGTGCCACCCTGGCGTCCCACAACTGCTCTAGTGACACCAACTACTTCACCAGGGACTGGTCCCCAAATCTGGCGTATATCGTCGGATACATCTTTGCCGATGGCTGCATCTCCAAGAACTGGTACAGTCTGTGTTTCTTGTGCCACAGCAAGGACGAGGAGATCCTTGTAGCGATCCATAGGGAATTGAACGTCGCCACGAAGATCCACAGGGATCCAGCAAGGGAATACGGAGGCCGGAAAAACGGACCCAGGACATACTTCAGCGTTAGCAATAAACGGTTGGTGTTGTCCCTGCAAGACCGCTTCGGGCTAGTCCCCCAGAAGTCCGATCTCGATCTGCCCATGCCGGAGATCCCGGACGCCTACGTCGGACATTTCGTCCGTGGCTATTTCGACGGCGATGGACATATTGCCATGTCGAAAAAACACAACGGGGGTAATTTCAGTTTCGTTGGGACCGAGAAGTTTGTTCGGCAGATGTCTTCCGTTATTTGTCGTTTGATTGGCACCAATAGAGTTTGTGTGAGTTGTCAAAAAGGACTGTGGTCGGCCGCATGGACCCTACGGGACTCTTTGAAGAAGATCCACAAGCTGATCTACCCAGAGGGAGACTACATCTACCTCTCTAGGAAGCGGCAGGTGTTCGATTCTCTGCTCCAGAGGGAAGTCAAACCCGTAGCGGTGCCCTGGACCCAGAAAGAGGAGGAATTCCTCCGTAAGTACTACAACGATGTTCCCTTTGGTAAGATTGCAAAGGCTCTGGGACGTTCCCAGTCCTCAGTATGCTACAAGGTGGGGATCCTGGGTCTCGTAGCTGCTCAGAACAAGCCCAGGAAGAACCATGTGACAATGGAACCAATTACCTAATAACGGAGAGAAAATGTCCGCAAATCTCCTCGTCGATTTATCCAGTACAGGGGACTATGCGATCTCCATCGCATCCGCTACTGGCGTCGGTTCGACTCCTGCCTCCGGCGTCATCATCGGTGCCATCACCGATATGATCAACGCCAATACCTTCTGCAACATCTTCGTCGCGGGCGGGGCCACCAGCGGCCCTCTGGGCGTCCAGGTCCAGTGCTCCGACACCACCACGTCGGGGTCGTTCACTGATCCGACGTCCGGCCTGCTCCAGATGCCGACCAACTTCTCGTCGGGCGGTATCCTCTGGGTCAACTCCGGTTTGTGGTCCAGTGGTAATCAGCCCCTGAGCCCTCCAGTGGACAGCGCTCCGATCTTCTGCTCGGGCGGCATCATGTTCGGGGCCTTCCAGCGACCACAGCGGTATGCCCGACTGATCGCCCTGTCGGGGACCTTCACCGCCAACGTCATGGCGGGGTTCATCTCGAACCTCAAGATGACGGGGTCTGGCGCCGGCTACAGTCTTTCGCCCTCGTCCGGCGTGGTAAACGTCTAGTAAGACATTCAATGTCTCAAATAGGAGGAGGACCGGGAGCACTTCTCGGTCCTTTTCCTTTGGATAGATCCAAAGCATCTCCCTCCCACTGGTCGGAAAATCGCCCCGGTGGGACAATGTGGTAGGACACCGGGAGCAACTCCATGATTCTCAGCGACCTCCAAGAGTGTAAGAAGCTCCTCGACATCGACCCGGAGAACACCTCCGAGGATGTCAAGCTCTCCATCTACCTGGAGTGTGCTACCAACTGGGTCGAGACGTTCCTCAACCGCAAGCTAACTCGCAAGGAACGCACGGAATACTACAAGGGCACCGGCACCCAGAAGTTGCTCCTGCGAGTACGGCCCGTGTTCTTGCCCTTATCGGTGTATGTGGATACCCAGAACGGTAACTGGGGCCAGTCCTCGGATTCCTTTGCCTCCACGACACTTCTGACTTATGGCTCGGACTACGTTCTCCAGGTGGACGACGAGAACGGCGATCGCTCCCAGTGTGGTATCCTGATCCGCCTCAAGGGGTACTGGCCCAAGCCCTATGCCCGTGTCACGGGGCTACTATCTCCCTTCATCAATTTCGATCCAGGATCGGTCAAGGTCGTCTACACGGCAGGCTATACTATCGACACCCTACCAGCCGCCATCCGACTGGCCTGTGACTCCCTGGTAGCCGCCTACAGGTATGTCTTTCCCCTAGGCATGGTTCTCGACAATGAATCTTACGAGGAGCGGTCGATCCGCACTCACATCGAGAAGGCCAGGGACTACTGCTTCATGGTAGCCAAGCCGCTGCTGCTACCTTATCGGAACTGGAACTTCTAAAGGGCATTCCAGGAAACTCAAATCCCAACACCCGATTCGAGGACTCCAGGTGCAATATGTTCGTTGTCTGGACCACCTCACCGCTCGATTCCTCCTGGGAGGAACGAGATCGTCAGATGGACTCCGCTGCGGGCAGGCCCAGCGACTCCTCCCAGGCATCCTTCACCACGGGGATGTCAGGTCCAGGACTACGCGAGCGGGGTTGGGTGATCGCTAACTTTGTCGAAGCAATCAGGATCAAGAATAAACTCAATCACATCGACAAGGTACGAGCTATGGTACGGGAGGCTTAGACACATGATGGACCCCAAGAACCTGGAAGGTATTCGGGTGCTCACAACCGATGGGGAGGGCAATACTGTCTGTCGCTCCGAGATCATCTTGCGAAACCTCGATCCGAATGCCTACCCTGATCAGTCTGTGTACTACGACAAGATCCGGGACTTCCTGGAGGACTACCAGGGCATCCCCGAAGGCTTTGTGGCCAACAGCAGGCTGATCACCATCAACGAGGCAGGAACCGAGGTAAGGCAGGAGGTCCACAGCACCGAGGCGTACCCGGGGGCCTTTCTGAAAACTCAGGGATAGGATTGCATGATCCCAAAGGGGAAGAGTCTGGGGAACTGTCTCACAGGGGCTCTGTGGCTCCGGTGGAAGTTCGGGGGCCGTCTACGGGGACTCTTGTTGCAGCCTCATACCCCCAGGCACTGGGTTTGTGTGTTCCCAGATGGTCAGGTATGGCACTTTGGTCGGGTGCGGAACGTATTCCCCTGGCCTTTTAGTATTCTCCTGTTCGTGGGAAAGTACCAGAGGCTAGATGAAAATAGACCTAATTTTGGTCTGGATCATCTGTCGGACGCCGTGGTGGAGGAGAGAATATGACCGTAACGAGTGCCGAGAAACTGACCTCGCAGTCCCTGAAAGGCATGATCCCTGGTAAGGACTTCGACGCTTTGTTGTTCCGGGAGTTGGGGAGGTGGGCCGGCAAGTTCTACATCCCCAGGGCGGTGTCTACCTGTCGAGATGACGTTCTATGGCTCGTAGATGAGGTCTACAGGCACTGTAGAGGGGTGCTGCCCCCTGGATCCGCCGAGAGGTTCCTGGAGTATGTGGAGGGCCTCTACGACCCACGAACGCTGTCTCGTGTGGTCCTGGAGTTCATCCTGCTGGATGGGAAGGTATCAGGCAGGTGTGAGGAGTCCGAAAAACTCATCGCAGCCCGCGATCAGTCGGCACGGGAGTGCCTCCGTCTGGCCGGGGAACTGGAGATGTGGTCTCTTAGCCTCCAGGGATATATCAAGGTGCTCAAAGGAGAGGCCACGGATCTCACGGGTATGGGTCTGGAGAGGATGGTCTTCGGTCATCTGGAGCGGATCCTGGGCAAGAAACTCGTGGACATCGAACCGTCTGACGCAGGAGGACCAGATGCCGCTCAACCCCAATAATGTGCGATCGTTCCATAGAACTTTGTATAGTGGCATCTTAGAAACCGTCACCTTGCTCCAGCGTGACGACGGTATGAACGCCAGTCAAATTCGGACAGTCAAGCTCTTTAATGTAAGATGGAGTCGTGCCAGGAAGCGTGGTCAGCAACTCGATGGAGATGTATCCAGCGACCACAGACGGGAACTACACATCCCCCAGAGTGAGATGGACCGGGTAGGTGTCAAACACATCAACCCACTGTATCGGTTCATCGACAAGGATGGTAGATACTGGATGCCGGAATCCGATGATACGATCACCCAGCAACTGATGATGCAGCACTGGTGCGTGCCCTGCCAGAGAACTGATCCCATCCCCACATCAGGAGTCTGACATGGCGTTCCAGCGGGAGTACCAGGTCTTCGGGGAGTTCATGGTCTACGTCTTCGGTGGGGGCGGACTCTACGATGATCTGACCGAACTGGGACTAACGTCGGAGTCGATTGTCGTCCGGCCACGATACTTCCACCAGCCCGTCCTGGCTTCCGATTTCGGCAGGGACACCCCGGCCGACGTCCTGTTCATGGGTGGTTATGTCGATCTGTACATGACCCTGGTCCACTTCGATTTCGAGGTGTTGCAGGAGTGTATGGGCCTGGTCCTGGGCAACGGTGGGACGGCGGACGGAACATTCGGGCCTATGGGGCAACCACTTGGTGGGGGCGGATCTCCCGGGTCTACGGTCAACAACTTCGTGTCGGTCAACCTCATGCCTCTAGGTGGGGCCGGGACCATCGCCCAGCCCTGGAGGTTCCGCCAATGCTACATCAACGGCGATCCCCTGGAGATCCCGATGGGGACCGAGAAGTCGATGGTCCGTATCAACTGGCGGTGCATCCCACTGGTAGTCCCCAGCAGCAGCGGTGACTGGGATGTATCCTCGGATGGAGCAGTGATTTTCGATCATGAGTTGGATGGACCTTGATTGGATCCTGGACTGGATCCTGGATCTACCTCGATATTCCACAAAGGGTTAAAATCACAATTGTGTGGCGGAAGGGATCAACGGCGATCTCTCCCATCACTCACTGACAACACGGGCTAGGAGAGTTTGGATATGGCCAGACAGTACTTTGTGATGGGTGAAAGCATGGTTCTCGTCAAGGGGCGTTCCGATTCCGCCATCGGAACTCTCACTCAGCTTGGACTGTGCTCTGAGTCCATCCGAATCACCATCGAGCAGGAACGCAAACCGATCATCGTCGATGCCTACGGTTCCAAACCTCCGGAGTCCCAGTTCTTCGGGGCAATGGCCAGGATCCAGATGACCCTGGTCCATTTCGATCCGGCGGTCCTGGAAGTCTGTCTCCAGGAGTCCTGGGGTAGCTCCCCGGCCGCAGGGCAGCTGGGCCATGCTGGATCGCTCATGGGCAATGGGCTGGCACTGTTCGCCGCAGGTGGGGTCAATGGCAACCACTTCATCTCTCTCAATATCCAGTCGGCGGTCGGTCAGACCTCATGGAATTTCCCTTGCTCCTACCTGGCCGACAACCCGATGGAATGGCCTTTGGGGACCGAGAAGTCTCTGGTCTCTCTGACGTGGGAATCGATTCCCTACTCCGTCGATCCGTGGAACAGCGGTAACGGAAGCTACGGCGTCCCGATCTACACGCACACGTTGAGTACCTAGTCTACCTCCAATATCTCAAATACAGCGTTTACCGCTACCCAGTCACCAGGTCACTACAACATGCTCCGAAAGTTTGTCAACTGGCTTCACAAGCGGATGAACCGCCTGCCCTACATGGAGTACGACTTCTACTCCCCTATGGAGAGGGTGATCTATTCCTATTTCGATGGGCAGACGGTGGTCCAGGCCGACCCCATGATGCTGTTCCGAAAGCTGGCTGTTCGGCAGCAGGATATGGCTTTGTGGGCCAGGGTTGCCGACTCCCAGTCCAAGGACGCCGTGATGGCAGAGGACAAGTTCTTGGAGCACGTCCGGGCGATCTTCGGGGTCAAGCCGTTCGAGGGAGGAGGTCTGACGGTCCAGGAGACCAAGGACCTCCTGGACCACTTCTACGGGTATTGTGTGCTGCTAAAAAAAAATTCGAGCGGGTCTTCGACAACTGCGGGGGCAACATCGGTGCCTACTGGGCAACCTACGTCGGTGTCGTCCGCAGAGTCCTCGCCTCCCCCTCCTACGAGGAACACTTCGCCTTCTGGGTCCTCCAGCGAAGAACCCTCTACCGACAGTCCTCTGCCGTCGCCTTCGGATGTCGTGTCGCCCTAGGCTTCATCATTCCTGGAAGCGAGTATTACGAATCGATCGCCACGGACGAAGAAGAAGCAAATCTACTACGCCGCCAGGACGACGCCTTGAGGAGGATCTTCGATGTCCAAAATCATTGACTCCCTGGTGTGGGCGGCGTCCCAGCTCGCTCGCGCGACCAAGGCGATCTATTCTCTTCCTCATGATCTGACCACTGGTCTAACTAGAATTGTTTCGGACTTTGCCTCACAGTCCCAGCAGGATTGGTCGAATTTCAAAAAATGGGCTCAGTCACAGTTCTCCAAGCAGTCTGCTACAGGTGGCCCAGGACCGATTACCAATGTTGCCCAGTGGTTCAAGGATCTGGGTAATTGGGATGTTGGTGCCTGGGCTACCAAGGCCTGGCAATCGGTTGTTGCCAAGTCAGTCCCGGTGTGGACGAAATGGACAGCAGCTGGGACCACTCTCAACAACGTCGCAAAGACCTTCCAGGGACTTCTTAGATGGGCTGCTACCTTACTGTTCAAGATCCCGTTCCACCTTGCCAAGATGGGCTATCAGAGTGCCCGGGGGACCGTAGCTAACCTGTACCGTGAGGGCGTAGGCAAGGAGGACGCCCGCACCGAGACCGCCAAGGCTTATCAGGGAGTCAAGGACGCCGAAAGAGCACAACTCCTGGCGCCCTATGACCTGGCCTGGGCAAAGAGAAAAGAGGCGAAAGCTCTACGAAAATACCAAATAGCGCAGGCGAGCGTCAGTCTGAATCCGACGAATGCATCCCTGAAAAGAAAAGCGGTCGAGGCCCAGGCTAATTATCTGAACGCCCAGGCCAGGACATCGGAGGCCGAGGAGGCCCAGGCAGCCGCCCCCGAGAACATGGACAAGGCCCTGGCGAGGCTCAAAGCCGCCCAGAAGGCCCTGGGACAGACCAAGGGGGTCAGCGGTAAGGTTCTGGGCATCGGCAACGTCCTGGGTACGGCCGGGTCCACGGTGTCCAACGTCATTGGGGGGATCGCGGCCGGCGGGGCCTCGGGGGGAATCGGCGGAGCCCTGGGTGCTGCTGGGGGCATGATCTCCCGTCTCGGTGGTCCCTGGGGCATGGCCATTGGTGGTGTCATTACGATGGGTGCCACTGCCTTCAAGGTCACAGATACTCTAAGACGCTGGGGAGATGAACTCCACCGAAGCAATATGAGCCTCGCCGAATTCTCTGGCCTGATGGCGGGCGTGCAGGCCAGGAGGACGGTCCAGGAAGTCATCCTCTCCCGGCAGAAGGGCGACTACCTGTCGAAGTCCGCCGGTAGACTATCCGACGCCCAGATGGCCTCCGAGAGGGCGTGGGCTCCGGCCAAGGTCAAGTGGGACGAAGCCTGGAACGATGGACTGGCCGGAGTTTACAAGGGCTTGGAGTACCTGGCGGCTATCCACAACTGGCTGTTCAACATCGATCCGAATTTGCTCAATGGCAACAACAACGCCAATCCCGGCATGTCGTGGCTCGGGAACAACACTTTTGTGGATCAGGCCATTGCCCGCTGGGAGCAAGAGTATGGGCGTCCCGATCGGTTCATGAGCAATTACGGCCCGTGAGAACTATCCATGTCCATCCTCAAGTACAACGACATCACCCTGCCCTACTCGAACGTGACCCGTTTCTCCCAAGACGCGGTCTACGACGAGCAGGGCAATACCGACTGGTACTGCACGCGGTTCGACATCCAGGTGACGTGCTACATCAACCTGCAATATATCGAGATGCTGAACCCCAGGTTCGCAACGGTCAACGCAGTATCCGGAGCGGCGGCGGTCATGAAGGCGATCCGCCAGGATCTCCTCCAGCCCAGAAAGCGTCTGTCCTTCGTCAGCAACGGGGTGGACTTGATCCCATCTCCGCAGGAGAACCCCAACGGCTCCCCCGTGGTCCGGGGGGTCATCGATGCCAAGAACGGTCCGCAGCCCCAATACTGCACCATCGATCCCGTCACCGACCACACCTTTATCCTCCAATTCGGGATCATCGCTCACTACTGGGAGACCAACACCAACACCATCACCTCTTCCGGGGTAAGCACGGTCAACCTGCGGGGCTGTCCAGTGCTCTACAACAGATGGTCCGAGACGGTGGAGATCGACAACTGTCAGTATTCCAAGAGAACCCGCGAGGGGAAGTACATCATCCGATCGGACAACTACGAGGGCAAGACGGTAGACCAGTACCGGGCACAATTGGCCGTGCTCATGGTGCCCAAGGGGTTCCTGCGAGAGTCCGCCCGGTACACCGTATCCCCAGACGGCCTGGCACTCCAGTACACCATCGTGGACAAAGAGCACTATAAGCTGCCCCCGGAGTTCGCCTACGAGGCCCACGGGGAATATACGGGCACGTCGGCCAACGGCGGTGGAAGCCTTACGGGAGAGGTTCGACTGCGACTCAGGGGTGGCCGCAACCCGAGATTCGGGAATCAGGACGACCTGGTGACCATTGCGGTGGTATTGTGTACCGCCAAACTGATGACGACCGCCAACGGGCCGGTACAGATCCGAACATTCCGAATCAAAACGGATATGTTCGACAATGCTGTGGATTTGTATATGTGCGCCATGATGAACGTGATCAACTCCCAGGTAAACGGGGTCGCCAATCTGACCAGCACCTATAACGACAATTTTTTGAACAACATTACCTTCACTCCGTTGGTGGACGACAGCCCGGTCGGGGAGGACCCACCGACGTACACCGCACGCGGATCAGCACGTCTACTCCTCCAGGCGGCAGCGTATTACGATCCCAATCTAGCCAACGTGCCTGATCTCAAACCCGGCAAGGTTAGCGTGTCCTACGACGAGGACGTGCCTACCATAGGGTCTCAGCAGAACACGGGTAAGAGGGTTCCCGGCGAAGCCGGGAGATATGGAGAGGATAGCTAAATGGCTGCACCCCCTCAAAATAACAACGCTACCCAGGCAAACGCCGCCTCGTACTTCAGTGTGGGTACGGGGCCGGTGACCCCCAACGGGGATAGCGGGAAGTATGACACCAGCAAGACCCGAAACCCCGGTATCTGGACCGACTGTCAGATCATCAACCGCTACGAATCCGATCGTCGGATCTACATGATGTCTCTGTGCTTTCCCAGGCCTGGCGGTGAGCGGATTCTCAGTACCGCAGGGGCGGGTGTGTCCCAGCACAGTACAGCCACCATTTCCAACACCTCTTCCTCCAAGCCATCTGTAGCGTTCGTTCAGTTGGGATCACCGACCCTGTTGTGGATTTGTGACTGGACGGTCTGCCGCACCAGCGCAAAGCCCATCGCTCCCGATCCTGATCCTGGGGACTCCAACTGGGTTCTTCTCGACGAGTGGATCGAGCCAGTCAAGATCGTGGTTCTGGACGACGCCCAGACGCCCGTGTACCGCTTGAGCGGGACCTACTTCTACGGGCACACCAACCCAAGCGCGAACCCCATCGACAACATGAACTTCCCACGACCTCCCTGGCTCCAGAACGCCTTCAGCCGAAATATCACCAAGGACATGTTCGATTCTGGGTTATCGAACGACTCAGGAATTGCAGGTGGTGGGGGACATCCTGCACAACCAATCACTCAGTAAGGTATCCACAAACCACGGAGCAGGGGACATAAGAGATGGCTATCAGTTTTAATAGCGCAACAGGAAACTTGTTTAACCGTCTGGGCTCCGTTGGTGCCCTGATCGCCAACGCCCGAACCCACCAGTTGATCCAGTTGACCGCCATGACGAACACCACTACGGGCGTGGTGGCCGAGTACAACTCGGAATCCGACATCCAGGCCATCATGGGGTCGAGCTACATCAGCATCCTCCAGTCCATCGGTTCGACGGTCAGTTCCACCTGTCAGCAGATAGCCGAACAGACGGTCAATCGCATGGTGTTCCGGGATTTCGCCCGGCTCAACCAGAACCTGACCCAGACCAACACCTTGGGTTCTCTGGTGGAGATCATCCGTCAGATGCAAGCTGCTGGAGCCACGGTTCTGGCCATGACCATTGGAGCATCTTCCACAGCCTTCACCGGAGATGGTAATGGTGTCGTCAACGTCTCCACCAAGAGGCCCTACGATGGCCTGGTCCTGGAGAATGCCTTTGCCGAGACCATCACCTATACCTGTAGCGCGGACTCCTACTCAGGTGGTGCTACCGAGGGTGCGGAGGTCTTCTCGGTAAACGGTCAGGGATCCCAGTCCGATCTATTTGCCTTCGACTGGCCTCTGGGATCCAATGCCCAGACCACGCTCACCGCGATCGATGGAGATTCGGATAACACCAACGGTAATCTTCTGACCAACTCGGGGTTCGCTTCCTGGACGGGCAATACTCCAGATTACTTCACCATCGAGGTGGGCACAGCTGGGACCAATGTGGTCAAGGAAGCTAGCATCGTCTACTCCGGTAGTTATTCGATGGCCCTCCCTGGGGATGGAACCACGCAGGTAGACATCCAGCAGGTGTTCGACGATAGCACTGGAACCCTGGGAACACTGTCCCCGCAGACCCAGTATTCGTTCAACATCTTCCTGCGACGGGGTGGGACGGAGATCGGTAGCGGTGTCCTCCAGGTGGCCCTGGTAGACGCCGATGGAGACATCCTCCAGGATGTGGCTGGGGTCAACAATTCCTTCAATATCGATCTGACCAATCTCAACACGGTGTTCACTGCCTACACGGGGGTGTTCCGTACCGGACAGATCCTGCCAGATACCGTCTACTTGCGATTGCTCCAGACCACTCCCATCCAGTCGAGTCGGACGGTCTACGCTGGCAAGATGAGTCTGGGTATCATGTCCCAGTTCTACACCTGTGGTCCATTCCTGGCGATCCACTCGGGGTCAGATCCGTTCCTATTTGGAGATTATGCCTACACCACCATCACCAACAGTAGAGGATCTGGAGGGACGCTGAACACCTGGCAAACTTGCATGGCGCGTTTGTTCAGTAGTTATGTGTACAGTAATGAACTCTTGTTCCCCTCATCGGCCAGTCCTACTATCAGCGATTCGCTGATTGCTTAAAGATATCAATTGTCCGGTATTATCTGCTTGTCGCTGTCTATCCGAGAGACTATCCTAATGGATCCATCGGATACAGGACATCATGACGCAAATCGATATCACCATCGTCTATCTGACCCATCGACCCGGTGGGATCGATATGCTGGCAGAATCTCTGCGGCACCAGATCCCAACTTACGAACTGGTGGTCATCGACGGTTATCCTGGCAGAGTCGAGCGGGGTGTGGCCAGACAGTATCTGCTGGATGCCGGGGTACGACTGGCCCACTATGGCAAGCCCAAACCCCGATCCTATCCTGGATCTGCAACTGGGTTCGCCAACGCCATGAACACGGGGGCTCTGTGGGTACGTTCTCCCTACGTCGTATTCCTGCACGATTTCACCTACATGCTCCCAGGAGCCATTAGTCAGTGGATGGTGTGCCGTAGGTTCCATCCCGCCAGGAGTCTGATCTCTGGCATTGCTTCGATGCGTGATGTCCAGCCCCCAGAGAATACCACCGATCTGTCCTTGTGGGGCGACCCCGGCACCTGTCTGCGCAATCTCTACAACGAGACCGAGCGATGGGTGCCCCGGAAGTTCGAGTTGTTCTACGCAGGATTTCCCATCGATTTCATAACGGCTATCAATGGCTTCGACGAGCGAGCCGATACTGGGCACATCAACTGGACCTATGCTTCGGTGATCCATCAAGCTGAAGCCCACGAATACTCCCTCCGAGTCGATCCCCGATTGGAGGTCATCATGGGCAATCACCGCAAATGGGGCGAATCCGAATCGGACTCCCCAGATTCGGGAAACTCGAAATTGTGGTATCCTGCCAGAGAGCCCGAAGCCAAAGTGAAAAGGCCGGAATGGCTCCCGGCCTCGCCCAATCCCTACACGTTCAGAAATTTGCGTAAGATGTACAGCGAACTGGAGCGATTGCTCTAATAGATCGGTTGTTCTGACAGGCTGCCCCGACAGGAATTCCTATGGCTTTCTCCTACCAGATGACATTCGGCGAGGTTCCGTTTTGCGGAGATACCGCGACGGTCTACCGTATGCCCATGAAGGTCCCCGAGGGTGAGGAATCGACCAAGGAGGGGATGGCACCCTTCAAGCACCAACCCATGACGGAGTTGCTGGAGGAACTGGATAGGCTCATCCCTTTCCGGAATATCCACGATCTGCCTGGTATGGGCTATCTCAGCAAGAACCTGTGCTCGATCGCCCACAAGAACCCTCCCAATGTCGATCCCAGCCACAACGTCCATATCAATGATTTCTACTACCCCAACTGCATTACTCGTTGGGGGGTATTCCGGGGCCTGGTGACATCCACCAACGTCAAGGAGATGCTGAAATTGACCAGAGGAACCGATCCTCTGGAATTCGTGATGAAGTGCATGCCCAGCAGTGCCAGTAACGGCAGCAGCACCGCTGACTACACGATCACCACGGAAATGTACATGCTCCCTCCCCACAATCTGGTGGAGCATGGAGGCAGATTCGATGGGCTCTATCTCGTCACCCTGGTGGATGATCGCTACTATCTCCAGGACTATGTAGCAACTTTGCACTATGCTCAGGACGCCGTCTGGGCAGACCTGCTCGATGATCTAGCAGCGGTCCTCGGTATCACCCTGACCTACGACGATGTGGAGGAGGTCTACTCCCGTCCCGATGGAGACAGCCAACTCTGGACCACCAATGAGTCGGCCACGGTACTCCTGGATGCAGTAGCATTCAACATCGGCAGGGTCGTGGTACGGAAACTGGACGGGACCTACGAATTGCAATCGGTCGATGACGCCTACTCCACGGTGCTCCTCAACCGTGGCAGCGTCAATAGCGTGGTCCGAGTGGCAGGCGGTAGCTTCTTCGAGAACCCCAACCCCTTTCCCGTGGGGTCCCTGGAGGAAGCCAAGAACTCCGCTGTGCCCTCTCAGGTGCAGGTGAATTTCCCCTACTACGTCACCCAGGATCCCCAGGGGAACATCCCCCATCTGCTCAACGCCCGCACTACCAACCAGAGACCCTCTACCTGGACCGAGGACGCTCATGGTGGTCTGTTCTCGGTGTTCGTGCCCATCCGTAGTGGTGGCATCTATGTCTCCGGGAAGGCGGGCACGGGGACAGCACAAATCTACGACACAGCCAAGGCCCTGATCTCGGGAGAAATCCATGCGGTCAGCGGTCTCGATCCTTACAACGCCTCGGGCCTGACCGCACTGGCCATGAAACTGGCACAGGACAGGTACGGTTTCCTGGCGGCAGCATCCCTGGATGAGGTCTATCCCGGTGTCTACAACTGGGAGCCCGATGGTATCCACGACATCGTCTGGACCATCTCCGAGAAACGTCACGGGGCCTTTACCCGGGTCCTGCGATCGCCCTGGTCGCAATCAATCGACTATTTCCAGCATGCCATGCCAGAGTTGTCTGGGGTCTATACCACGGTCGCGTTCGGGGTAGGGGGCAAATCAGTCCCTCAGACCGTTCGGGACTCCTACGGGGCCTCTGGGACGTTCGTGGGCATGTCTGGAGCGTCCAGAACGATTCGGGCCAAACTGACGACGAAGTTATTCTCGGGGGATGCCTACGCCATACTCAATGGTGTGGACTTCTTGCCTACCCAGAACCGCTGGCGGGCACAGATCGTGTCCTCGGGATTCAACCTGTCGGGATTACCCTACATCGCCCGCGAGGTGGTCCTGTTCGAGGGTACATCGGGAGGCATGTACTTCATCTCCGTGGGAGGAGCCCCGGTCCTGGTATCCCCTGGATACAGTCCTGGGATCGAGGAGCCACTACCCCGACAGCTAGCAGTCCAGATCGTCCAGCGGGGTGTCGATGGCACATTCATCCCCGAGCAACACAATGTCAGTGGCGAGGTCTGGGAAGTTCTTCCCGACACGGTGTACGGGGCCAATGTGGTGTCCCACGAGAAGGGACAGTTCAACTTCCACAAGGCGTGGACCTCGGGAGGAGTACAGGAAGTCAGCATCGTCCCTCAGACCCAGAGCGTGTTCGTCCTCGATGGCTCTGGGGCGATCATCAATCACCGGCTCATGCAGTCGGGAGTGCTCAATACCTTCGATCCCACAAGAGTGTCCGGACAATGGGTGCTCAACGAGTACGTCTGGGTTACAGAGCGGAATACCAATATCTTCGCCAACTCTGGACTACTCCACTCTGGGAATCTGTCGGGGGGAAGTATCTCGGGACAGGTGTCCTACTCGGGTATGTACTTCTCAGGACTCAATCAGAGCGGGCACAACTTCGGCCCACTCCTGTCTGGATGCCGATTCGACGGCCAGCTAGTTGGGTTCAGTATTCGGGAGTCGGGTAAGGTGTCGGCCCCGGTCTACGCCGTGGACATGGGAGGAGGTGCCGATGGCACCTTCCTGGCCCAGTTGGTGGAAAAGAACTACTCAGGTAACACCATTCGCTACTACTGGTGGCCAGTCCAGGACGTCATCGCCACCACGGAGATCACCGGGGAGCCCTATCTCGACTACGAGATCATCAACGAGAACGACTACTGGAACAACTACCTCGTCAAGCCTCCCTGCTTCCATGAGCAGAATATCGACCTGCCCGTCTTCCCCCTGCTCCCATTCGAGGTGGGTGGTACGACCTATAGCGGTGGTGGTATCCAACCTTTGAGTATCGTGCGACTACGTCAGGGAGCCGGAAACTTCTATCTATGCAATCAGAAGCCCTGGGAGGATCTATTCCGCAGGACGTCGGATTCGGATGCTCAGGGGGTCGTAGCCTACCACTACTTCTACAACCAGAACACGAGCGCCTTCCAGGACGGGCAGGAAGTGCGTCTGATCGTACCATCTTGATTCTCAATGTCTTGATTCCAATGTCCTGATTGTGGTCCACGGGAGAGATCCATGCCTTCGGTGTTCTGGGGCAGACACATTGGCTACACCGAAGTGGAGGTCGATGGTGAGCTTACCGTCGTCCCCCAGGTGGAGGAATTACCGTTTGGTAACTGTGGCCTGGACAAGAGTTTGATCGGTGGTAGGCATGTCTCCTACACCCCTTATGATCCCGCCTTTATCGTCCCGATGGGTGTGCCCATTGTCGCTACACCCCTGGACTGTTGCGAGTCGATCTCCAAGGAGGATCCGCAGACCGAATGCTTCCTGGGCCTGGGCACCGCCTACGACAAGATGGTGGCGATGACCCTGAACGTGGAGAATTGCTACGAGGCTCAGAGGCAGAGGGTGTCATTCATCTTCAACGGCGGGACATGGCCTCCCTTCGTCATCAACCCGGCATGTACCCCGCTCAACTATCCAGGAGCGGGGTACTGGGTGGGTGGTATGACGTTACGCGGTGGCGATGTGACATTCATCATCTCCTGCGAGCCAGGAGTAGGACCTGAATTCATACCCAACTTCCGTCTGTCCTGGACGGGATGCGATGAGGGTTGTGCAGAGGCCATCCCTGATTGTCTGGACCCACTACTCATCAACTTTGGCAACATAACACTCAGCAACTGCTGTGGCTGTCCTGATAGCACTGCCTCGGGGACGATCAACGCCTACATCTCCAGTGGTTGCAAGCAGACGGTGTTCGCCCGACACGTCAGTTACAACCGCCAGGGAGTTCCGATCGTTGCCAAGACCAGTAGTTGTCTATACAACGCCGAGCCCGTCGAGAGTTGTACGCTGGCCCAGTGTGGTCTGATCGCCACCATCGACTCGTCGGATGAATGTGCCTGCATGAGTGGTATCCATGTCCTGGAGTGGCTGCTCATCCGCTGGGAATCCCTTACCACCATGTGCGGTAACTCAGCTACCATCCACCTGGACTGTACCGATCTGGGGATAATCGATCATGTTTCCTATGTGCAACTGGACCTGTCGATCGTCTGCGGTGCCGACACCACAGGGGGTGCATCGATGGTGATTCCGGCCCTCGACCTGGTGAACCTGGACGTGACGTTCGAGGATGTTCCCATTTCGGGTCCGGGGTCTGGGTGCGCAGGGAACTGTCAGTGGCAGTGGGCTGAGATGCCCATGACCTGGTCGCAGATCACCTTTTGCTCTGGTGGCTGCTCCTGTGCCGAGCCCAGCTTCCCAGGAACGGTGGACGGGCAAATCGCCTACACCAACTGCACAGGTGCTAGCACCGCCTGTTGCAATGGCTATATCGATGTGAGGATCACAAGAGAATGAGCACCAGTAAACAACATGAGGGCCTGGCCAGTCAGCCGAATCACGACTTTCGGCCTGAGCCTCCTTGCGAGTGCCCCGGACCTGGATTCTGCCAGCGATATCAGATCAAGCAGTTCGACCACCACTGGCGACTGTGCTCGGGTAACTGTCTGCCGGAGCGCCCCTGCACCGAGGCGGTCTCCCAGGCCATGCGGCGGCAATGGCGAAAGAAACTGGAGGCCAAACTCAAGGGCACCCCTGGACCCAACATTCTTACCAAGATCGCCAACCTTACCAGGGCTGTCACCCGGGGCGTGGCCAAGAACGGAGCCAGGGTCTTCCAGAAGGTCCCCCTGGAGGTCTATGAGGAGCGTAGACGGATCTGCGACTCTTGCGATGCCCGGAACCCAGAGAAAGATATTTGTACTCATCCCAAATGTGGTTGTGGTCTCAAGAGAAGGTTGGTGGCTGGAACATTATCCATGCTCGGCAAGCTAGAGGTATCGACGGAAAAGTGCCCCATGTTAAAATGGACGGAGTATACGGGACCCACGGAAACGGAGACCTTGCCAGGATCCCTGCCTGTGATCCCAGCCCCACCCAATACCCCGACCGAAACTCCACCGGAGACAGGACGTGCCTAGCTACAGCGATTTCAGCATGGGGTACGTCGATGGCTCGCTCACCGTGGGCCTGTCTCCCCCGGACAATATCCAGGGGTGGTCGATCCGCTTCTCCATGATGAAGCGCAATGGCGGGACACCGTTTCTCTACGCCTATGCCGCTAGTGGCTACAACAACGTCTCCGGTATCCAGATCACGAATTTCACAATCGGTACGATGGTGGTCTCTCTACCTCAATCCTCGGTCTCGGGGCAAGATCCCGGGGCCTACTACTATGTCCTGGAACGAACCGACTCGGGTAGCGCAGGCCCATTGGTCCAGGGCTATCGGGTGATGTGGCCATGACCAGCGATGAATGGATCAGGTCTGGTGACTGGCAGGAGGTCAAGAGCACCAACGTCAAGGCGTACCGCTACCTTCGCAGGGAACGGATGCTCCAGGTTCAGTTCCTGGGGACCGCCAAGAAGATCCGGGAGCCGGTCTACAAGGTTCACGATGTCACCGACATGGTAGCCAGGACGTTCTTCCTGGTGGATAGCAAGGGGAAGTTCTATGCTCGGTACATCAAGGATTCCTACCACGTCACCGGGCCATTCCACTCACTACTACGAACCCTGGCGATCGATACCCATAAGTTGTTCGAGCAGGAAGATTTCTAGGAAGGAGAAAGGATCACGGATAGGACTTTTCATGGTGATGTGGGCGTGCTAGATTGTGAGGGGTTGAAAGGGGATAAGGGGCTGGGATCTTCGGGTCCTGGCCCCTTATTATTTGTCTTTCTGAGGACAAGACGAAATCCGTAGTAGTCGGAGAGTGCCCTTGACACATTGTAGTTGCGATAGCAAGAGTAGGCGTTCGATGGTTGATAGGATAACGCACCGCCTCGGAGCAACCGGAACGGTCTCTGAGTGAGAATCGGTTTGGGTCTTGCGATAAGGATCATGGTATTCTCTTGCGGAGAATTATCCGGAAGCCCAAGAAGTCGATCCGGTCCGTAGGCCCGGCCCAGTCACGGTTCGCCGACCGACAAGATAGACTGCGGTAGTACCAGCCACCGCCCTGTAGCACCCGGTAGGAGCCATCGATGATCGGTCTAGATCTAGCAATCAGGATCATTTATCCCTCTTTCTGAGGATTACTCGAAAGCCCAGACCACCACAGCGAAAACTTTCCGGGTTCCAGATTCTATGCCACGAACTGGATCGCCAGACCATGCTCTGGAAGCCGCCACCTCGGATGGTATGGGAAACACACTGGGAAGCGATCAGGGACACCAGGGTCCCTGATCGCTTCACCAGAATCACTGGGAGCCTCCGGACTCTCCAGACTCCCGAAGGGCCTTTTCTGCCGCCTCGACTTCCTTTTTGTACCTCTGGGCATCATAGAGGCAGGCACACCACTCCCAGACGTTGCCGTGCATGTCGTAGAGGCCAAAGGCATTACAGGGATAGGATCCCACCGGGGTGGTCCGGTTGATCTTCTCATCGAAGTTGGCCATGTCGTGGGTCAGAGTGCTGCCAAAGGTGTAGGCGCTCCGGGTGCCGCCTCGACAGGAATACTCCCACTCGTACTCGGTGGGTAGTTCGTAGTAGTATCCCTTGGCGATCTCCTCGGGCAGTTCGGAGAGTTTCTTGCAATACTCCTGGGCGTCGTGCCAGGACACATTTTCCACGGGGTGGCCGGGGTGCTTGAAGGACGTGGATGGATTGGTGCTCATCACCTTCTCCCACTCCCTCTGGGTAACGGGAAAGGTCCCCATGTACAGACCTTCCATCTGCACCAGGTGCTGGGGACCTTCATCGGAATGACGATGGGGCTCACTGTCCGGAGAGCCCATGACATTGATGCCGGGAGGAGTGACCTTGAATTCCATGCCGATCGAGTTGACGATCCTTGGCATGACCACCGGGACCTTTTCCAGGAGCATGGCCTGGATCTGCTTCTCCACCTCGGGATCGTAGGAATCCGGATCGAGTTGGTTCAGGGTCATCCGTAGGAGTCGTGCGGATTGCTCCCGACCTTCTTCGATCAGGGCATCGGTGAGGGCAAACCACCCCGTGGTGTCATTGGGGTCGATGGTGAGAGCGTGCAGGATCGAATCGGTGTCGGTGAAGGCCATAGTGGACTTTCCTTGTGTAAGGGACTTACGGAGAACACGAAAACCAAAGAAGTTGTACCAGTTTGCTGGTTCACAGGCGTTTCGGTACGTCAACCGGCAATACATCGCAAGAGATAGCCAGCAACCACCTCGAAATATCCGATATGGGGAATCGGGGTATGTTGTTCGCAAGGTAGTGGTGAGAATCATTTCTCTTTTTTCTTTCTGAGAGCAACCCGGAAGCCCATGTCGTTGTATCGTAATGTTGGTCTGTACCCGATGCGGTACGACGACCTGTAGTTCCGGCCGACGCAGCCCCAGCAACCACCCCGGCTCATCCAGAGGGAACCCTGAATGATCGGCCCAGGTTTAGCAATGAGGATCATCAGCCCCTCTTTCTGAGGATTGCCCGGAAGCCCAGGAGGTTGTCCCGGAGCATCGGCACGAGCCTGAGGCAGCGTGCCGACCGGCAGTTCTGGCCGGGGCTGTACCAGCAGCCGCCCCGGATCACCTGGAAGGAGCCCTGGAGGATCGGTCCAGGTCTAGCGATCAGGATCATCTCGACCTCTTTCTCAGGATCACCCGGAAGCCCAGATCGTGGTCCCGTTTCGGCGGCACGACCCTGCGGCGGTCCGCCGACCGGCAGTACAGGCCGTGACCGTTCCAGCAGCCGCCCCGGAACACCCGGTAGGAGCCCTGAATAATTGATTTAGGTTTAGCAATCAGGATCATTTCGATCTCTTTCTGAGGATTGCTCGGAATCCCAGGCCGTTTTCCCGATACGTTGGTGTATACCTGTGGCGGTACACCGACCGGCAGAACTGGCCGATGTTGACCCAGCAACCACCCCGGATCGTCTGGAACACCCGGTAGGAGCCCAGGGTGATTGATCCAGGTTTAGCAATCCGGATCATTAGCCTCTCTTTCTGAGGATTACCCGGAAGCCCAGATCGTCGTACCGGAACGCTGGTCTGTATCCGATGCGGTACGACGACCTATAGTTCTCGCCGACGCAGGCCCAACTACCGCCCCGGATCGCCCAGATCACCCAGTGGGAGCCCAGGGTGATAGGTCTAGGTCTAGCAATCAGGATCATTTGTCTCTCCTCTTTCCTTGCTGTGTCACAACTATGCACCAGGAATTCGGAAAGTCAAATGAAAATGAAGAGTTCGGCTACAGCTTCCTGCGGTTGCGAAGTTCCGCATCCCCACCACAGAAGCGGCACAGCTTGTGCTTCGTGGCGCAATTGGTACAGAGCACATCCACACAGGTGTTGCCATAGTGCATCTCCGTCTTGCACATTCCACACAGGGCTACGGTACACATGGCACCACCGATACGGCCCCGCATGTAGTGGCAAACCCGGCACATGCATTTCTTCTTGCGGATCTCCAGATCGGGATCTTCGTAGCACTTTTTGACAGAATCGTAATATGCCTGTGAATAATTCGTCGCTCTCAAAACGGCACAGAGATCCCAGGGTTTGTAGATTGGCTCTCGCATGATAATAAACTCTTGCGAATCTTGTTCAGGGCGTTGACATGGGACTGACTCACTGCTGATCGGGACACTCCCAGGCCATCGGCAATGTCGCACAGCCGTCTACCCTTGAGGTAGTGTTCTTCCAGTACGAATCGCTGATAGGGCTTCAGGACGGACAGGAGGGACTCACAAAGATCGGCATCGTCCAGGGTTCGCTTCCAGGAGCAATCGATGACAGGGAGGGCCTTGGGGTCATAGGGGACTCGGGTGGGCAATGGATAGACGACCTTGGCCTCGAAACTGCTCTTGCTCATGGGATGGTGTAGACTGCGAATATATCGCTGTATCTGGTTGCGGACACTCCTCCAGGCGTAAGTGCCGAAGCGGACCCCATGCCTGGAGTCATAGTTCCTGGCACATCTCCAGAGTGCCACATCCGCTACCTGGACCAGTTCCTCGTAATCGAAGCACATCCCCAGGAATCTACCGTATTGGAGTGCCTTCTTGGCCAGGATTCTGGAGACTCCACGGTTCTCGGACCAGAGTAGTTCGATCCGGAGTCTCTCTTCTTCGGCGGACTTGCTCGTGGATTCTTTCGTGGACTTGCTCGTGGATTTGCTCATGACCGTGTACCCGAATCCCAAAGAGAGGGGGACACAACCGCCCCCTCTCTTTCGCGAAGGTCACTTCTTGCTGGGTTTGGGTGCCAGTAACTTGGCGAGCAATTCCAGGGCCTTGTGTGTGGGCAATTCGGACAGGATCTTCCAGGATACGGCGTGGACTCGGGACACGTCCGCCACACCGATCTTGGTCTTCTCGGTGTCCACCTCGCTGGCCACGGCATTCTTGAACTCGGTCGGGGTCATCGGTCTATCTCGTGAGATTCAGAAGATATCTCCGGGGTCACATATTCGGTCCCGGAGTCCACAGGTCGGGTACGGACCACGCTGCCCGTTACCAGCCTACGATTGTGGGTCACGAACAGGATCTGGAGTCCTAATTCTCTGGAGAGAGTCTCCAGGAGGAACCTCACTCGATCCTGGTATTCCTCGGAGACGAAGCGAAAGGGCTCGTCCAGGGCCAGGAATGTTCGTCTCCTGGTTCTGGATAATAACAGACAGGCCAGCCTCAGGGCAAAGGCACTGACATCGATTACACCACCTCCACAGGACCCCAAGGGGTCCTCGACCTCTCTACCATGATCGAGAAGGGTGAGTGTAGCCTCGGTGCGGCCACGCTTGTCCTCGAAATCGATTCGCAGGGAATAGGTATCCTTGCCGAATACTGCTTCCAGGCATCTGGAGGCTATCTCGGAGACTCTACCGTGGCAGGCCTCCTGAACCTGAACCGCAACTTCCTGGGCGATGGAGAGAGACTTTTTCAGGTGTTCCTGCTCCTGGATCAATTCCTGGGATCTGGAGGACTCACTGGAAGTATTCTTGATGGCAACCTGGTATTCCATCAGGAGAGGTCGCAATTGATTCCGATAACGATCCAGGGCGGTAGGCGTCATGAGGTTTTCTTTCTGAGGATTACCCGGAAGTCCAGATCGCTGAACCGGAACGTCGGCTCGAGCCTGCCACGGTACGCCGACCGGCAGTTCCGGCCGCTGCTGCTCCAGCCGCCGCCCTGGATCACCCGGCCAGAGCCCTGTAGGATCGGCCTAGGTCTAGCGATGAGGATCATGGTGTTCTCTTTCTCAGGATTACCCGGAAGCCCAGGCCGTGGTTCCGAACCGCCGGCACGTACCTGTGGCAGCGTGCCGACCGGCAGTTCTGGCCGGGGCTGTACCAGCCACCGCCCCGGAACACTGAGAGGGAGCCCTGGATAATTGATCTAGGCCTAGCAATCAGGATCATTTGTCTCTCTTTCTGAGGATTACTCGAAAGCCCCGGCTAAGATAGCGGAACGACGCAAAATATCTATAGCGGCGTGTCAATCCACAGGTCCCATAGCAGCTACGCCAACCACCACCCCGATACACTGGTTCATTTCCTTGAATGCCTGGTTTGGGTCTAACGATCTGGATCATCTGTCTTTCTTTCTGAGGATTGCCCGGAAGGAGCCCCAGACAATCGGTCTGGGTTTGTTGATCCGGATCATTTCATATTCTTTTTCAGGATCAACCGCAATCCAAAGTTGTTGAACGTGGTTTGTGGAATGTACCCAACACGCCTGGCCGCTCGGCAGGGCCATTCATAGTTGAACCAGCCGGCCCCCCGAACCATGAGTTCTCGGCCCCGAAAGATCGGTCTAGGTCTAGCGATCAGGATCACGATCATTTCCCCCGAAGTCTGGGTCCATATTCTTCCTCGAACCTCTGATATTCATCATCGATCGAATCTTGCTGATGTCGTAATTGCGCAGCAAGTCTCGTCAATTCCTCCCGGGCGTCCTCCAGGGAGTTACAACCGAACTGAGTTTTCAATCTACGAAGGACTTCCTGGAGGGCTCCCTGGACCCGATCTCTTTGTCGGGTTACGGTCTCTAGTTGCTCCTGGATAGCACGGTACTCCTCTACCGTGATCCGCTTCGTGGAGACCCCCGGTCGATCGCCGTCAGGAGGATCTCCTCCACCCTGGGGTCTTCCGGTTGGATTCGCAGTCTTTGTCTCACGGCCTCCTGATACGACGGTGGTGCGTCGGGAGCCCTTTTCAGTGTTTCCAGACATAGATCGATCTCACCCCCCAGAACCTTCTTTGGTTTTCTGTGATCCTCGGTCAGTACATCCCTGGAGCAATCCAGGTAGTGCGGTTCTATGGAATCATCAGAATGATAGATCCACACCCTGGGCTCGTGATCCTTCTGGTCCACGGCCAGCCGCATGAGCGAGCCGCAGTTGACCACTGGGGGGACCTTCTTCCTGGCGGCAAAGGGTATATGATTGTCCCCCACGAACACCGCGTTGTAGCCCTGGACCATACTCCGCAAGGCATCGAGGGAGTGGGACTCTGGGGCATCCTTGTATCCCGTACTGTATCCAGCAGTCCTGGTCCAGGTGTAGCGATGTACCACTGCTACTTCCTGGAGCAAGGACACCCCGCCTGTCAGTGGTTCCGGGTCCTGCCTCCAGGGGAATCCCCAGAGCCTCAGAGGGTGTGCCCCGGGAATTTCCACTGGTTGTCCAAAATGCAGAGGGATGACCCTACCAGACAGCACCAGAGTGTGAAACGACGATCTGTGGATTTGTGCGTAACTATGATTGGGTAGGTCGTGATTACCCGCCACGGAGTAGAGTGTCGGCAGGTACTCCAGGGCGAAGTTCACCAATTCCGGGGGCGAAATGGGAATATCGAATATATCCCCACAGCAGATTACTGGCACCCGGAGAGTGTCAGCAAGGTTGCGAACCTGGAGGAGAACTCTCTTCTGAGCCTCGTACCAGCTGGGCTCCGACTGTCTGCACACAGGAGGCGTATGCGACAGATGGATATCGGCCAGGAATATCGCCACCGGAACTACAGGGTAGACCGGCAGAGCGGACATATCTTCACTGCTTGCAGGCGGGAGTTCAGGGAGTCGATTCTCTCCTGGAGGCTTTCCTGCTCCTGGAGTAGTCCTTCTCCTTGGCCACATAGACTCTCCAACTCGTTTTTGGTATGGATGTACTCCTGGACCAGGAGTACACGATCACGAAGATCGGTCAGGGGACCGGACACGGTATCGAGAAACCCCAGGAGGTTTCGGAACTGCTCTGCGTCCCGAACAGCGTCTTCCAGGAATCGATGATGCTCGGTCTGGGTGTCCAGGGCCTCCTGCCGAGCCTGCAAGGCATCCAGGACGTCACAGGCCCCCGACACCCAGGATAGGGATTCGGAAGCCTCCTGAGCCTCCTGGAGACGATTGCTGGACTCCAGGAGCGAGGATTTGTTCTGGCGGATTTGCTGGTTGATGTCGGTCAGGGTCTCGTCGATGGACCCCAGATCGATGATCCGGTCCAGTTCCCTGGCCAGTTGCCCCGGTGTCAGGTGGAACCAGAAGGAGGGGTCATGCTGGAGAGCAAAATTATCCTCACATAGATTCAGAATCTTTGCTACGGGCTCGGGGGCCTCGTTGGTCTTGAGGGCGTCCAGTCGCTCGCCATCGATCTCGTAGTAGTTACCTGATTTTCCATTCCCTGACTTTCCGTTGCTGGTCTTTCCCCGGTGACGGATAACTGTGTGTCCGTCGATACGAAGGGTCCCACGAACGAAGTCCGTGCCCTTGGTCCTAAAGGCATCCCCACTGGGTTTGTTATGGGCGATCCAGCGCAGGAGGCGGATGAGGCTGCTCTTGCCGGAATTGGTAGGCCCCACGATACAGGTGACGTGGGGATCCAGGTCCAGGGTCCATAAGGTGTGGGCCTGAAAGTTCTCCAGGGTGATGCTTTCTAACAATACTAGGCCCCCCAGCGAGCACGACGAACCAGAGGCTGTGCCCCCACGCCCAGCATCTCCCAGTCCTTTTTGGAGGCCTGGGCCTGTTCTTCGGCCCACTTGCACAGATACTCTGCCTGCTTGCTCTGGTTGAGTCCGTGAGCCTGGTAGCACAGGGCTACCGTGGCCTGGAACAGTTCCAGAGATTCATCCCGATCGCCATAGTAGACCAGATCCTTGATACGGCCCTCGATGGTCTGGACGGTAGGCTGGGGCTGGATCCTCTCCTGGATATCTTCGAGGATCTCCTTGGGATCGAAGACGAAGTCATCTGGTTCGGCATAGCCATCTTTGGGAAAGGAATCGGGCCAGCGCTTGTGGGCATTGGCGGTATCGGCAATATCATTATTGCCGTAGGCTTCCCGGGTGTCGGTATTCCAGGGGTTGCCCCTGGTGGGGACATAGAGTCTGAGTTTCTTGCCGTCCCAGTAGATGATGAAGTAGACCGGATGCTCCCAGTCTCCCCCAGCACGACAGCCCAGGATCTGGAGTCCGTTGGGGAGGACGCGATAGCCCAGGAGATCCTTGGGAGGGGTGTGATTCTCCTGATGCTCGAAGTTCTCGAAGTCGAATCTTACCTTGAGGTCGAAACTCAATCGCTCGCGGATCAGGTTGGAGTCCAGGTAGGAGTGTTGTCCATCCTGGGAGTAGAGCCTTCCGACGATCTTCTTGCGGAACTCCTCGGGAGAGATGATCGCGAAGAACCGGGACATGAGGGCTCCTGTGGGAGAGAGGGATTCAAGATGCCTGGGGAATGTCTTGTTTGGTTATTGGCTTGCCCATCTTCCTGGCGATCTCGTAGATACTCCTGGGCTCGCACTTACCAAAGAATTCCGAGAGCGTGGTGATTCTGATACTGTGATTCTCGATGCGGATATCGGCGTAGGGACAGCAATTGGCAAAGGCCAGGGAGGTCTCGTACCAGGCCAACTCCGGCATTATGACGAAAGGGACTCTGCGGTCCCTGCGAACGACGAACAACCAGAATTTGGATCCAGCTGCCTTGACGGTCTCCTGAGCTTTTTCGATCCAGTCCCAGTAGAGTTTGCTGGTGGATTTGGGACCGCGATCGAGGATATCGAAGGGGGAAGATGTTCCATATCCGCGCTTGAGTTCAGGAGTGAATACCTTGATGAAAGGCAATCCTTCGGGATCGGTGGCGGTGATATCCCCATACTGCCCCACGGTGGTAAGGCTCTTGCGGGTACGAACAGTGGCTCTACCACCCGACTGAGAAGTCCTCCAGAAGAGATCGGTCCTCTGCCCGTCGCTCCACCAAGCCGACAGGAGTTCCGAGAACTCCCGCTCCCAAGACGGACCCTTCTTGGACATCGATGTCTCCTGATTGGATCATTGGGTGGTTTGGTTTGGGCTAGTTCTTTCCTAGCAGGAGGTCCAGCACCCAACAACCCCGGTAGTGCGAACTGCATTTCATCCAGCCGTGAAAGCCCCAGTCATGCTTACGGTAGTCATAACCACCACATGCCTGCTCGCTGCCATGTGATCCTCCGAAACACCACCGACAGGGCTCCCACCCTCGAAGGTGCCGTAGGATGTATCCGTTGTTGCATCCTGCCTCTTCCAGCGCGTCGGCGAGGACGGCAAGGCGTGCAGGGTCAAGAGTACCATCTGTTGTATTGGGACAGGGGCGGATACACTCTCCTGGCAGCCACCCATCATAGCATTGGTTGCACCCACGGCAGCGTATATTGTAAGCTGCCTGGGCCAGGGAGATCGCAGCAGGGGTGAGCCAGGGGCACTTGTATGAGTTAGTAGGCCAGTGGAACTGTTTTTTGCACTCTTGACACCAGCATACGTCTTCTTCGCCCGTGACCATTACCCATCGGGCCGCACCACAATAATGACAGCAAGGACTTATTTTTGGTAGCACCACCTTGCGGAACGGATTGCCCACGATATCTCGAATTATGTCGCACGTCCCGGCCAGGGGCTCGTCCTGCATGACAAGACTATGCAGGTTGAACCCGAAGCGAGCGAACACTGCGTCCTCGATGAAGTCCAACTTGTGCTGGCTCGTGACCTTCCCACCTCCGGTGGTTATCCAATCAACCATCAACTCTGGATCGGTGCATTCCAACCATTCGGATTCGGTCATCGGCTCATTCCTTTCCCAGAATCAAGTCAATCGCCCAGCATCCTCGATAGTGTGAATCAGGACTGCGGAGATGGGTGAGGATGGAGTGAGTAACCTTTCCAGTGCCGCCACAACGACATTGCTTCTTGGCTTTACCCTACTCGATCACCTCCTCCACCATGTCCCTGTCGTAGGATCCATCCGAGTTGATCTTTGCCTTTCGTAACACTGGGCACTCACCGCATTCCTCTTGCTCACACCCGGCCTCCTCCAGTGCGTCGCTGAGTATTTTCAGACGTTGCGGATCGAGCATACCGTGTGGCAATTCTTCTACCTTTGCGAGTTCCTTTCGGAAACGATCCAGATTGGAAGAGTACACACGGTAGGCACTGTCCGAGTAGCACCTGGACATGATGAACCGCTGAGTGTCGATCATCTTCTCGATCCTTTCCACTTCCTCAGCCTTGTCCCACAGTTCGTCGTGTGCGGCTTGGGCCAGGGAAAGGACGGTAGGGGTGAGCCAGGGCGGGCACGAGCATATCGATTGCGGATGGCGAACTGCTCGGTTCGGACAGCCTGGGTTGTCGTAGATCGCTGGCCTGAAAGGGCGGAATGGATTGCCCACGATGTCTCGGATGATATCACACCCATCCACTGGAGGCTTGTCCTGCACGACGAGATCATCCAAATTCAATCCAAAGCGGTTGAATACTGCATCCTCGATGCACCGCAACTTGTACTGGCTTGCGACCGGCCCTCCCCCGGTAGTCACCCAGCCAACCATCGACTCCGGGTCCGAGCATTCCAACCATTCGCTCTCGGTCATTTCCGAATCTCCCGCAACAACGCTGCGAGTTCACAATCGTCCTTGTGGTACTTCGTCTCGCCGCAGTCCGGACAGCCGGTGGTGTGGCACCCGGGACCGTCGTGCAGTGTGACGGTCCACTCCAGTTCTTCCAGGAGTTTGCGGCATCGGGTGAGTAGGGCTTTCGCATCCTCCAATTCCTCGCCAAGTCGCTTCGCGTCCGACACTGCGCAGCACTCGCGGCAGTAGTCGCCGTTGTCGTACCCATGAATACAGGACATCGTCACTCCTTCCGCTCTGGTGTGTCCTCGATCGTGCGATTCTCCAGATGGCAGAAATCACGGTCGCGGTTTGGGTTATCCTTGGCAACTCCACACTTGCAGCAGTAGGTCCGCGCTCCCCATACCCACCATTCGTGCATTCCGGATTCAGCAGCGTCTTGCGAACCCATAGCGTTGCCCCTTCCCGAGTAGCAGATCAACCACGAATATCGATGTGCTTGTAGAAGTTTTCTGTCTCGTTGGGAGTATTATTTCTTCTCGGATGATGTTCTGTATTCATCATTTCTCTTTCTCAGGACAACCCGGAAGCCCAGGTCGTCGTACCGGAATGTTGGCTCGTCCACGTAGCGGTACGCCAACCGGCAGTCGCCCCGGAGCACCCGCTCGGAGCCCTGAATGATCGGCTTAGGTCTAGCGATGAGGATCATTAGCCCCTCTTTCTGAGGATTACCCGGAAGCCCAGGAGGTCAATCCGGTCCATCGGATTGAACCTGCCACGGAGTCCCGAACGGCGATGTCGTTCGGGACTCATCCAACTGCCGCCCCGGATCACCCGGTAGAGACCCTGAACGCTGGACCTGGGTCTGGGGATCAGTACCAGTGAACTAGCCATACCTGGGCTTCCTCTTGAGTTCGCTCTCGGCCTCGATCTCGTTCCAGACCCTACCCGTGACCCTCTGTAGTTCCGACTCCAAAGACTCGTTCTGGACCTTCTGGACCAGATCCTCATAGTCTCCGGTAAATCCGAACTCCGGGGCGGTCAGGACCCCTTTGGTCGATTTCCAGTGTCCCCAGTGGATCAGGAAGTCGATACATCCACCCACATCATCGATCCCCGAGGAGTGCAGAATGGGGAACTCCACCACCCGATCCTTGCCCGAGAGTCGATTCTTCTTGGTCCTGGCAGAGCAGTAGATTCCCTGCTCCACATCCCTGCCCTTGGCCTTGGTCTTGACGTGGCCCTTGACACTGGTCCATATCTCCATCGCGGCATAGAAAGTCAGGGCCTGCCCACCACCCCGGGTCTTGGGGTTGAACATGGCACCGTAGCCGATATTCTGCCGGGTCTGGGATATTACGAGTAGGATCGATCTGCCCTCCTTACGGAGCCGGTTGAACAGGATTCGTAAGTGGGAGGAGTTGACCCTGGCCTTGGAGGTCCCAAAGGACCCAGGGGCTTTCTTGTCCTTCTCCCTGGCTTTCTTCGATTCCTCGAAGTTCTCCTCCTCGTCCAGAGAGGACAGGGCATCCATGCTGTCGAGGATGTAGAGGAACGGGGTGCCCGACTCGAAGGCATCGTCCACGTTGTAGTAGAAATCCTCCACCGTCCTGGAGTATTCAGGTTTGGTAATGGTTCCTTTGGGAGGCTCCAGCTTCTCAGCCACCCGCTTGCCGAAGAACTTGCGAATGTTCATCAGAGCGCCGTTCTCGGCGTTGTCGAAGATGAATCTGTAGTCCTGGAAGGTGGGGTGATTGGCGGCTTCGGCGAGACAGGTGAGGCTCAGGAAGCTTTTGCCACTACTGGAGTCTCCTACTAGATAATAGTAGTTGCCAGGGAGGAATCCCTCATCGGGCCTACCAGTGCAGGCCAGGTTCAGAAGTGTAGACCCGGTGGATAGACCAGGTAGGGCAACCCTGGACTTCCTGGGTCTGGGGGTGAGCTTCTTCTCGATGTCGCTGGCGGTTGGACTGCTCTGGGGCGAATTCGTGTCGGACATGCTGAACTCCTTGGAGAGGGATCAGGGAAGGGACACGACTATTGTCTTATAGCACTTCAGTCGTCCCTTTCCGGTGTACTCACGATGAGACACGCCAGCGTTCAAAAAGTGGGTGTTCGTCCCATCATGTTTCTCTGGAGGGACAGAACACAAATCGTAACACGCACACTCGTCCCTCTCGAATAGAACATGGTGTGGACGAGTACAGATCTACTGATTGCGATGATGTCCACACCATGTGTCTCCTAGCATTCCAGGATCCAGGCTTTGGTAGCCTTGCCCAGTTCTCGAATCGCCCAGCAACCCAGATAGTGATCCCTCGTGTCTCTCAGATGCCGCACGATCCTGGTATCGGTCCCCGACTCCTCACAGGCATCGGCCAGGATCCGGATGATCATGGAATCGAACAGAGAGGGTGCCAGATACTGTACCTGTTTGGTTCCCTTGCACATGACACAACGAAAGGCCATGAGTACCTCGGAGGCTGGCTTACGGAATTCCTGTGTGGTCTGCATTCTGTAACACAGACCATTCTCGTCACAGCGATTGCAATGGACATCGGTGTCGCTGTGGGACTTCTTCATGGCCCCTAGCAACGCCACCACGTCCTTGGAGTGAGGGATGTGTAGTGGATCGTCGGTCAGATCCCTGGGGGCGTAAGGGTACAGGTCCCGGATCGCCACACACTTGGCTTTCTTGGTCCGGAGCGTCGTGGTCTTCCAGTCGCCGGTAGCGTCGAATAGCATCTGCTCCAGGGTTTCCCGAGCGCGGTTGTAGCGACCATAGCGAACACCCAGGATCCAGTCCTGAGTCCGTCGCAGGACATAATTGTCGTGAACACCTTCAGAAACTGCCCGCAACAGCAACTTCCCCAACTCTCGACTGGTGGGATGTCGCCATTTCTCCACCTCGGGCAGACTCCCGTAGAAACCGTCCACGTTCACACCCAGGGGCGTACCGATCAGATGCCGTAGAAGATTGTGGGTGCTGAATGTCGATGCCCATTCCGACTCGGTCAGGACGTAGGGTCTACCAGGGTCGAAGTCTCCTGATTTCTTTGCAGACATTTGTGATCTTGCCATGTTAGTACCTGGCGGATCAGGACGCCTCAGAGGACAGAACTTCATTCTTTACTCGCATTGTCGTCCTCTGGAGTAGATTCAAGGGGACATCACCGTCATTGTAAAGTTACCTACCGTCCCCATGTTCCTGATGGTGGGATATCCCGGCGTTCACAAAGAGATCTTTCGTCCCACCACCAAAGATTCTCAGGATCGGACACAGATCCACTCATAAGCGTCAGCCGATCGTCCGATCCTGAAATTAGAGAATCCCTGGGGACATCACCGCCATTGTAGAGTTTCCCTTCGTCCCCAGGGATGAGAGCAAAGGGAGAGGAGGGTCCGCTTTTGTTCGTATTTATCAAACGGACGCCCCCTCCCTTTGGTTCGTTCATCGTCGGGCCGGACCCCGACGACGGATTGGTTCTTCGTCCACATCCTCGTCCACAGGCTGCTCCGTGGCTCTTTCAGTGGCCCTGGGGGTTCCCTGGGAGCCATTGCGACGGGCAGCGGGCTGGGAAGCAGGCTCGGAGGCCTCATCGACATCCGGTTCCTCCCTGCGACGAGTCGTGGTCGTCTGGGAGGCGGTCCTGGTCGGAGTGGGACGATCTTCGGTCAGATCGTATTCCTCTTCGCGAGGAGCCGACTGGGATGCTGGGGGACCCGAGCGAGTTCTCGGTAGAGTGCGCTCAGTCCGAGCAGGAGGAGCAGACTCTTCGGCATCGTCCACTTCCTCAGACCGCACCGTGGTCCTGGGGGCAGTGGTACGAGGGGTGGTCCTTGGAGTGCTCGGGGGCAAGGACACAGGCACCGTGATCGCTGCCGCATCGGGAGCCAGGGGAGCCAGGAGATCGGCCACGGGGTCATATCCAGGATCGACCACGCAATCGTCCAGGCAGATCATCTCGTCGAGCATGCTCTCGGGGTAGTCGTACTTTCGGGGCAAGAAGTCGATGCGGATGGGCTTGTTCCACTTGCCGCCAGGGAACACATCCTCGACCACCTGGATCTTGAGGGTCATACCTCCCTGGAGATCCGCGAACACCGAGTAGTCCTCGACGGCATTGAGTGCTGCCTGCATCATCTCGCCGAAACCAGTCCCTTTTGCCTTGTGCCCTGTGTCGAAGACCTTGATGGGGTTGTTGGCATTCCCCGGCTTGTCGTTGACCAGCCACAGGTGCCTCGCGGGCGGATACAGAGACTTGATCAGCTTGGGGTCCCCGGTGCGGGCATAGGTTCGCACGAAATCACAAGCGGCACACCGCTGCCTGAACTCCGAGGTCCGGCAGGTGTAGAGGTAGGTGCCACTTCCGGTGGCGTTGGGAATCCGGTGCGCACAGTATTCCCTCTCGAAGTGGACCATGCCCTCTTCGGCATAGTGGTTGCCCTGGCCGACGACATAGCTCATGAAATCGAGGGAGTAAGTTCCCGGAGCCGGGAACTTGAACCAGTCCACGCCATCGGGGAGTTTGATGCATGTGGAGTCCATCTGCGAGGGTTGTCTCTTTGCCCAGCCCTTGGCATCGGCCCGACGAGCCTGCTGGGCTTCCTGAGCCTTGCGATTGACGTTCATTCTGATGTACCTTTGTGAGAGATAACTCGTGGATCGTTCTGATTGTGGGAAATTCAACGGGTGCGGTTGCGACGGAACGCCTGTTCCGTCTTCAGTCGCTCGATATGGTCTGCCGCCTGGCGATCCTTGGGGATCTTGGGATCGGCGTAGTAGCCCGCCAGGAATAGCTGGAGTATGCCTTCGATCGAGCCCTTGCGCTGGCGGTAGGATTCCACGGACCCCGCCAGGAGTTCTGCCTTGTACTCGGCCTCGACCACGGCTTGCTGGACTTCCTGGTACTTTACGGACATCTCCAGGGCATCGTCCACCGAGGACTCCGTCGCCTTGGTAATCCCAAAAGCCTCTGGGTTCTGTCGGATCGCCTTGCGGATCTTGGCCTTGGTCAGCTTGAGCAAGTTCTTGGCTTCGGCCACCTCCTTGCGAGCTTCCGCCAGGGATCCAGATTCCTTGCGATACAGCTTGGGCTGCTGGATGAGTTCGGTGTCGAGGTTGAACGGGTCGATCTCGACGAAATCCTCGGTCATGAGTTGCTCCTTCGCCGGGGGTTTGGATCATCGATCCGGGCCGGCATCAAGAGTATGCCACAAAAAAACAAGAAGTCAAACCGAGTAACGGAATTTTTTGGTGAATTTCTTTACAGGTAGTTTAGGTGTTCCTGGAGGTACAATTGAAGGCTGCCTTGGCCAGAGAGGCCAGACCCGCCTTGCCATCGGGGTAGGGTAGGCCCTCGAACTCGGAGATCACGTCGGCTGCCCGTGCCGCCAGACCTGGGGACTCCAGGAGCGCCTTACAGGCATTGGCCAGGACGATTCTTCGGACTTCTTCCCAGGAAGTGCTCTCCGAGAGCGACCGCAGGATCTCGGAGACCTTGGCCCACTTGAATCGCTGCCAGACCAGGGCTCGGGCCACGTCCATCGACACACGCATGGTTTCTGGTTCTTCGATGGCGGCTAGTTGTTCGGAATCGGGCAGTCCCGAGACGCGCTCCAGTTCCTTGAGGGCGATCCTGGCAGAGCCATTGGCGATCTCGGAGAGTTTCTGGAGGACTTCCTGCTGGATGGGTTTATCCAGTTTGGAAGAAACTCTCTCCAGGATCTTGAGCACACTGTGCTGGGTCAGGGTCTGTAGCTTGATCTCGGTGCAACGAGATCGGAGAGTGGCTAGCAATTTGTGGGGATCGGTCGTGGCCAAAATGAAGAACACATGGGACGGAGGTTCTTCCGTGGTCTTGAGGAGTGATTGCTGGGCGTCTCGGGTCAGAGAAGCTACCTCGTCCAGGTAGTATATCTTGCAGGTGCCACCCCAGGGCTTGTGATCCAGGGTCTTCTGGATCGCCCGGATGGTATCGATTCCACGAGAGGAGGCGGCGTTGATCTCCTTGAAGTTCCGTCCCTGGCACCCCAGAGACTGGGCGACGATCCGAGCCATAGTGGTCTTGCCGACCCCCGAGGGTCCGATCAGCAGAGAGACCTGGGGGAAACGATTGGCTTCCAGCATCTCGGAGATGGATTTGACGGCAGCATCCTGTCCGATGATATTGGATAGTTTACGGGGGCGGAATGTAGTATGGAACTCGACGATCTGTCCTTGAGTGTCATCCATTTGGCTATCTCCAGACGGGTCACAACGTCATACAGCAACTTTTGTGGGTTTGGATACACGCTGGCCGCAGCCCATTTCCTCTCTGAGCTTCTTGCGTGCATTGTCCAGCAATGTTCGCACGTTGTAGTATCCAAGACCCATCGCGAGTGCGGCCTCCTGGTAGGTCATCCCTTGTAAATAGCACAACTGAACTGCTCTCAGTTGCTGTGCCGTCAGGCATCGTTTTGCGATGGAAAGAACCCAGGTGTACTCCTCATCCTGGTCCAGGTGTGGTGTCTCGGTGTAGTGTGGGTGCTGGGCGTCCGGAGGCATTGGCTCGATCTGGGTTCTCATGCGTGCCTGCCGCTTCTCCTCACCTTTTATGTTGTAGGGGAGGCGTATCACCCCCCTGACCCGCACCAGTTCACGCCACACCTTCTGACGGATCCAGTCGCTGGCGTAACTTGCGAATGTTCCCAGCGAGGGATCCCACGACTCCGCAGCCCGGAGCAGTCCCAGAAATGCTGCTTGCCGTAGATCCTCGAATAGATCCTGGTCGTGGCGGACAGCATTCTTTGCGTACCTCGATACTCCCCATGCGGCCAGCCGCTGGTTCTCCTCGACGAGTTTGTTCCGCTCCTCAGTTGACCTCACGGACCTCCTCTCATGTGGGTCCTGGGCCACTTCTTCCAGGCGGGCCATCGCATCATGCAGTGCTGACATCGGATGTCTCTTCCGACTTCGGTAGCCAGACCGATCCCCGGTTCACTCTGGGTATCCCCAATGGCCAGCTGTAGGACACCGTCTCCATGTAGTTCGGGGTCGCCTTGTTCCTGGCGATCAGGAGCCACAGCGACAGATGGATGATCGTTTCCTGAGTAGGTGCCATGAAGACTTCCAGCACCTGGATGTCCTCACATCCAGGGCCGAATCTGGTCATGCTGGCGTAGGAGATCCCGGCCTTCCCTCCATCCCAGGATTCGTGGAGGACCACGCGGATTGCTCGCTTCTGGGCTGGGCACCAGGCTGAGAAGATCGGATCGCCGTCTCGTAATGGCGTACCATCCACGGCGATGGTGTTGAGCCAGGGATAGACCCAGGTGTCTTCCTGGCAAACGGAAACCGACTCCACGTCCTTCCAGAGATCGACGAGTAGATTCTCGGCTTGCTGGTATTCATTTGCATCGGTCAGGAAATTCGGGAATAGCAAGGCATCCATATCTTTCTACTTCACCTCTTCGTAGACCTCGGTAAAGACACTCTGCCTGACTGCCGACAGACATTCTGGGCGGTAGATGTCCTTGGGATGGTACAGGATCAGTGCCTCGTACTCATCAGGACAGATGGCGTATCCGTGAATCCGGACCACATCCAGGACACTCCCAGCCGGAATCCGCTTCCTCCATAGAGTGTTGGTATCGGGCCTGGGGACCGGATCGAACGCAGTCTCTCGCAGTGGGATATCGTTGCTCATTTCTTTCCTTTCTTGGGTTCTGGGGATTCCTCGAACATCTCGAACTGTTCCAGGAACTCTTTCTGAGTGATAACCCAGCGCAGGGCGGAATCTGGACGGTTGAGCCAGCGAGTATGGAATACCACCAGGGGCTCCAGATCGGACTCTCTCAGAGCAAGTTCACAGATGCGGTAGACCTTACTACAGACATTACCATCTCTGGATTTCTCCCTCCAGAGCCTACCTCTGGGAATCTGATTCTGGAGATTCAGAAGTTCTTCTACGGTTTCTGGCATGGATTCCTAGCCTGTTGTTTTCTCAGGATTACCCGGAAGCCCAAGTAGTTGAACCTGTACAACGATACGACCCTATGGCGGTCCGCCGACCGGCAATATTGGCCGAAGTTGAACCAGCTGCCGCCTCGGAGCACCCGATCAGAGCCTTGAATAATCGGCTTCGGTCTAGCAATCAGGATCATGTCGTTCTCTTACGAAGGACAAGTCTCAATCCCACAAGGACAGATACTCCATCAGGCACAAACCAGCAACGGTACGCCGAACGGGTCCAATCTTCGTTTGATGGGCGGCTACCGCCTCGGAGTATGGGCTCGACTCCCTGTAAGATCGGTTTGGGCTTTGTTATCAGGATCATGATACTTTCTTTTTGAGGATTACTCGAAATCCCAGATCGCAGGACGAGGGCAGTGGCTCGTTCCCGTAGCGGAGCGATGACCGGTAACTCAGAACGAAGTCGTACCAACTACTGCCCCGGATCACCCAGAGGGAGCCTGAGATGATCGGTCTAGGTCTGGCAATGAGGATCATGGTGTTCTCTTGCGGAGAATGATGCGGAGGCCCAGGAAGAAGCCCGGGCCTGTCGGATCATACCCATAGCGGTCCGCCGATCGGCAGAACCGGCTGTACCCGTACCAGCTACCGCCCCGGAACACTCGGGACAGATTTTCTGACCCGATCATCTTGTTGATATTGGATATCGTAATCATGTCTATCTTCCTAGATATCGGCTGGGGTCAAGCCCAGAGAAGCAATCATTTGGGATAATTTCTTGCTGGCTTTCCCTGAATAGTATTTGCTCTGGTGGGTGGTAGTTCCCAGAGCCACGGCGGTGTCCTCACAAGTCATTCCCGATTCATATCGCAACTGGATTACTTCACGCTCGCGATCGGTCAGTGACCCCAGCAGAGTTCGGTAGATTTCCACTATCCAGCATTGCCTGAATGGATCGATGGCCGTATCGGGAATCAGTAGCAAAGGAGCAGGTCCATCGATTGCTGCCCGATCTCCTGGACGGATAGATCCCATAAGATTGGAAATCTTCCAGGCTTCCCTCTGGATTGCCCGTAATACCGATGGCCAGGCATAGTTGCGAAATTGCATACCCAGACCAGGGCGATAGGCCAGGGTGCATCTCCACAAGGACATCCTGCCGGCCTGCTGAAGGTCTTCCAGAGGGCATCGGCGAAAGTTGCGATGGACTCTGGAAGCGATCCGAATCGGGATCCAGGCGTGCTCACGATAGAGACTTTCCAATTGATCTCTATCTAGTAGACCATTACCTAGCGGACCACCGCATGGGTCAGGCCGGTTTGATTCTGGTACTTGCCTGCTTTGTCCGCATAGCTCACCCGGCACATCGAATCCCCTCGCAAGAACAGAGCCTGGAGGATTCCCTCGTTCGCATAGACCCGGACTGGCATGGGTCCGGAGTTGGAGATTTCCAGAGTGACCTTGCCACGCCACTCCGGCTCCAGAGGCGTGACGTTGACGATGATCCCACACCGTGCGTAGGTGCTCTTCCCCAGGCAGATCGCGATGATGTCCCGGGGGATTTCCAGATACTCCAGGGTCTCTCCCAGGACGAAGGAGTGGGGCCTGATGATCACGCTGTCCCCCTCGTATTCCTCCCAGAGTTCGGGATCGTGGACCTTGGGATCCAGTATCTTGTTTCGGTGTTCTGGGGGCAAATCCTCGAAGTCCTTGAGAATCCTGAACTTGCGCCCCAGTCGCAGGTCATACCCGTAGCTCGACACACCGTAGGAGATAAGACCCTGACCACTAACCGGATGGGACCAGGGAGCGATACGAACCTCACGGGCAATCTGGTGATCAGCAAGGGCCATGTTACTCTCCAATCTTGGAAAAGAGATCACTGAGGTTGAATTGGATGTTTCTTTCTGAGGGCAATCCGGAAGCCCAGGTTGTAGAACCGAACTGTCGGCTCGAACCTGTTGCGGTTCGCCGACCGACAGCGTCCACCATAGAAGATCCAGCCGCCGCCCCGGTACACCCGGTCGGTGCCCCGGTTGATAGGTCTAGGTCTAGCGATGAGGATCATTTCAATCTCTTTCTTAGGGCAACCCGGAAGCCCAGATAGTTGTCCCGATTCGACGGCACGAGCCTATCGCGGTACGCCGACCGGCAGTACCAGTTGTCGTAGCTAGACCAACTGCTGCCCCGGAACATCCGGTAGGAGCCCAAGGTGATAGGTCTAGGTCTAGCGATCAGGATCATTTATCTCTCTTTCTCAGGACAACACGGAAGCCCAGATCGCTGAACCGGAACATCGGACCATTTCTAACGCGGGGCGACAACCGGCAGTACAGGTCGCCGCTGACCCAGCCACCGCCCCGAAACACCCGGTAGGGGCTCTAAATGATCGGCTTAGGTTTAGCGATCAGGATCATGTGGATTCCTCTCAAGCTCCCAGACCGGCCCCGTCATGGTATCGGAACAACCCACAGGCAAGCAGTTTGCCCCGTGACGCCTCGATGGTGGCACTGACGGCCTGCGGGGACACCCCCAGCACCTTCGCCGTCTCGATCATGGATCCGGTCCCCGTCGGGCCGTAGACGGACCACATGATCTGGTACTGGCGTGGGGTCAGGGTGGCCTCGATCCTTTCCCACAACTCTTCCAGTTCGATCTTCGATCCCGGCCTTTCGTTTGCCAGCAACCACCCCAAAGAGTCCCCCTCGATGCTCTGGCAGCTGAGTCTTCGTATCTGCTCCCGGAGTGACTCCTTGGTGTGCTGCTCCGGGATGTGGATGATCGTTCGCAGTACACTCGCCTCCCTGCGGAGACCCCTTTCCATCCAGACGGTGGCATACGTCGAGAAGGCGATTCCCCGCAACGGGTCCCACTTCTCGGCCGCACGGATCAGGAGTAGCGTGGCGATCTGCACCAGGTCGTCCATGTCGTTCTCGTCCTGGCAAGCCCACCGCCCGAACCTCTGGGCTGCCGCGTGGGCCAGTCCCAGGTTCCCCTCGATCAACCTGTTCCGATGCTCGACGTCGCTCACCGCTCCAGCCTCCGCTTCAGAATCAACCGGAAGCCCCGACCACTACTCAGATATATCGGGGCAACCAATAGACGACTCGCCGATCGAACATACCGGCTATTGTTGCTCCAGTAACCACCCCGGATCACCTGGTGGGAGCCCCTGAGAATCGGTTGGGGTCTAGGGATCAGGATCATGGTGTTCGCTTTCTCAGGGCCAGTACCCGTCGCGGTAGGCGGACCAGAGGATCCCACCGACCCAGCCACCCCGGAGCACCCGAGACGAGGCCCCTACAACGACGATGTTTTTCGGTTTAGATATCAGGATCACGGGACCTTCTTTCTCAGAACCAGCCGGACCCCGTAGTCGCGGACCCGGAAGTCCGGCTCGATCCAGTTGTGGAAGGCGGACCGGCAATACCTTCCGTAGAGGCAGCTACCGCCCCGGAGCACGCGAGCCGAGGCCCCGACCAGGGTAACGGTTAGCGGTGATCTGACGATGGTAAACTTCATGGCAACCCCCCGCTATCCCGGCACAGTTCCTCCAGTTCCTCGGGCACGGGGATGCTGTGTTCGGTCAGCAATCGTAGCACGTCCTGGGGCCGGATCCGGTAGTGGGAGGCGTTGCCCACACGAGTGCCCTTGAGGATCCCACGCTCGATCCACCTGTGGACCGTGCCGATGGACATGGAGGTCAGGCGGGCCACGTCCCCGGTGGTCAGGTTGTTACCCAGGGGGCGGTTCTTGCCCTTGGGTTTGTACGTCTTGGGTTTGATCGCCTTGGGCGTGATTGCTTTGGGCGTGGCTGCCTTGGTGTTTTCGCTCATGCCGCTAACTTCACCTTCTTCTTGTGGTGCCAGGACTGGTCGGGCTCACACAACTCGGCCTCGATCTCCAGGGGTACGATGATCCACTTCCAGTGTTCGGGCAGCTTCTGGGTGATGTAGTACCGGATCTGGTGGATCACGTCCTGTACCTCGTCGGGATGACAGTCCAGGATCATGGAGTCGTGGATCTGCCCCACGATCCGGGATCGCATCTTCTTCCTCCGGAGCCAAGACTCGGTCCAGATCAGGGCCTGGAGCAGACAGTGGAAACTAGACGATTGTACAGGATAGTTCGTAGCGTCGTTGCGGGAGAGCAGTCCACCCTTGCCCCAGCGCATGTAGAAGCCGGTGTAGTTATAGAAGCCCTTGTTCTCCAGATAGGCTTCCCACCACTTCTGCTTCCATCTCTTGTAGACCGAGAAGCGGTTCTCCCAGAAATCATTCTCCACTCTGCGGATATGGTGTTCATAGGTCCCAGGAATCGGTCTGCCCCTGGGATCACAGCGACCCAGTTCGGTGATTCCCAGAGATGCCAGGTGCTCCTGGAGCAGAGGCCCAGTGGCTTTCTTGCCATCATCTCCGGGCAGTTTGATCCGTAATTGCATCTGGCCCAGGGCTTCCCACAGATGGGGAGCACACTGGAAGTAGACAGAGCCATAGAACTGGGGGAAGACGAACTTGTTCTTCGCACAGTAGCGAGACTGATCAGATACTTTTTCTATCGGAATTAGATAACATTCTGCCGCCATATCTCGGTGCATGTCGGACTTTGGGTTATGGAGGTACTCCCCCATCACCGGGTCCTTGTGGTAGCAGTAGGCTATCCGCACCTCGATACCAGAGAGGTCCATCTCCAGGAGTTGGTATCCCGGTCTGGGAACGAAGCAGGACCGCACGATCCCCGCCATCAGAGGATTGCGCACGGGTAAATTTTGGAAGTTAAGAGATCCTCCAAAGTCTCCTTGGGACTTGTCGCTACCCGAAGAAGATCGGTAGGTAGCCGCTGTATGCAGATTGAAGGTGGGGTGCAGATAGCCGTCCACCACCTCTCTGCGGATACCCTTCAGGAAGGTTCCCCTGGCCTTCTTCAGGGTGCGGATGTCGGCGTACTTACGGAGAAAGGGTAGGTCGATCTCCTGGAGTACAGCCTTGTCGGTAGACGCCAGACCTGTCTTCGTGGTTTTCTTGGATTCGTAGCCCAGGGCAGTGAACAGAATGTGTCGTAGTTGCTCTGGAGAGTCCAGGTTCGTGGACTCTCCATACACACTCTTCCACTGTTTGTAGGTGGTGTCCGATTCTAGATCGGTCATTCCTATCCGGATCTGGGCATCGATATCCCCGTCCACCCGCGAGAGGTATTCCTCATCGATACGAATACCGGCATCTTCGACCCTCGACAGGGCCAGCACACCATCATGGAACAGTTGGTAGGCTTCGGGGAGGGCTGGCTGCAACGCTGCAACTCCTAACGTAACTCCTAACGCAACTACTCCTGACTTGCCCACTCCTGGATCATCTGTTCCTAGTGGAGCAACTCTTCCCGGACCACGTCCATGCTCCTGGGGGCTCGGATCCCCAGTTTCATCCGCTTGGTGGTGTGATAGATCACATCGAGGCGGATCTCGCCATATTCGGTCTGTATGATAACCATGTCCCGATCATTACACAGGATATCGTGATACCTGGTATTCTTCTCCCTGGTATTCTGCTCCCTGGTGTCATCATCCGAACTCGGGCACGGCGGTTCCGTCTGGGTGGTAGATGGTGAAGCTCGATTGTCTCTTTGGCTGGTCAAATGCCTCGACTTGCTGCCCATGTGGTTCCTCGTCTTCCTGGGTTTGGTCGCTCTCGCGTTCGTAAGTACGATCGTTGTCTCGTAGGAGCCTGCCAGGGCCGTACAGACGCACCACGGCGTTCTTGCGCAAGAAGGTACGAAAGTAGTCGTAAGAGGCTCTGGCGTCTGTCTCGTTGACGGAAACGATGGGGATCCTGGTGCCCTTGCGGTAGTCGAAATCGATCTCCACCCGCCACATCGAATCCCCGGTATTCTTGTCTGCTGTCGCATTCTTGTCTGCTGGTGTATTCTTTTCTGACATCGAATTCCTTCCCTTACACCTTGCGGTACTCCGTCAGTAACTCGAAGGTCCCATCGGGCAGGGGGACCTTCTGATAGTCTCCAAACAGGTTGGGGGAGTCCTTCAGGAGCACCTCATAGACCCGGTTGAACAACTTGCGAATCTCGGTCTCCGCGTCTCTGGAACACCGCAGTTCCAGAGCGTTGCGTGCCGCTCTGGCGTTCAGGGTAACGGAAATCTTGGTTTCCGTCGCGTTGGGAAGTACCGACCTTGCAGCCTGCCGGGCATGCTTGCGAACATCAGTGGGAAGAACTCTCACCGAACCGCAGACATCACAGAGGATCCTGTTACCATCGATCCGCCATTCGGTGGACTGGCATTGCTTGGGATTGCTAGCAGGGTTGACATTCCCAGGGCATGGTCCAACCAGGTTGTGGAGGATCCGATCCACCAGGGCCAGGTAGCAGTTGTGGGAGTGAGCAATAGCTGATTCCCAGATGTCGTGGAGTTCAGGATCGTTGGCGATGATGTCAGGCTCGACGTACTCGGCGATCGACTCATCGACGTACCGCTGGGACAGCTGGGAGTAGGCCGCGTGGCGGTGACGGACCAGTTCGTGGGAGCAGGAGCGGGAGATGCCGGTGAAGAACAGGGTCCAAACCGCATGCTCGGTGACAGACCCGTGCCCGGATTCCAGGATGTGCTGGAGGTATTCCCTGTTGGATTTCCTACCCCTCTGGTAGGAAAAATAACAAAGGCGTCCCGACATCTCCACCAGTTCCTCGCCGGGGGACCCCGCGTCCTCCTGGGGCCGGCGGAAGGAGTCGGGGTCCCTCCCCAGTTCCTCCGCACAGAAGTCCGTCCATCCCTGGGCGTCGAAGACCTGCTTGCCGATCAGATAGACCCTGGGCTCACGAATGACCTTCATGTGGACTCCGTTGTCTGAAATGGTATCTGGTGGCTTTCAGAGAACCTTGGCCGGGGCCTCATTGTTGTCAATTTCTGGTTTGGTACGCGGTGGGTAGACCTGGGACAGAAAGTAGCGTTGCATGCTACCGATCTCCAGGCATACACCAATGAGTTCCAATCCGACCTGAGACACCTCATGGCGAACAGGAATGACAGTAAGGTCCTTGGCCACGAGGGACTCATGGTGATAATAGAACTTCATCGGAGTTACGCCACCAGTCATCCAGTGCCGCAATAGTTTCTCCCGGAAGTCCTTGACTCGAATCCTGTAGCGTTCGTGCCGACACTCGTACTCCCATCTGTCTCGCGAGGTCTCCAGTCCCCGCACCTTGGCTTCCAGAGCTTCGATCTTGGCTGGATCTCCACCCTTACGGGACTTCTCGAATGCCTCGCGGAGACCATCCAGGGCCGTGACGAAACTGGAATCGAAATCCGAGGATGTGGAGAGTTCCTTCAGACCGCACTCGGGAACCGGCATCGGGGTCTGTTCGGTCTTCTCTCCTTGTTTCTCCAGGTGCTCCCAGAGCCTGGGCCAGTATTCCAGGTTCTCCTTACGACACAGGTAGCCGATGCTCTTGATATTGTCCGTGTTCATGGAGACATCGGTGTTGATGGTACTGGCCACGCCTCGGGGGCAGTTCTGGAGAAACTTACCGTCCCCGATCAGAACGATGAAGTCCCGCCCATCGATCCACCGCACCATGTAGAGCCCCGGACGCAAACGCCTTACCTTTTCGGAGTCCATAACGAAGTCCATAGCGCCCTCCGACTACTGTTTACCACCAAGGGTATATGCCACCACCGCGTAGAGACACAAAACCAGGATCGCCGCCAGGACTGCGTGCAGTCCTTCTACCCACAAGGACTCCGCATGGGGTGTCCATTCCGGATCCCACTCAGCATCGATTCTTACCACCATGCGATCTCCCTCGTGGTGTTCCTCATGGTGTCCCTTTCGAGTGGACTCGACGTGATCCAGACACCTATCACCGCAACGCCCGTTCGTGTTGTCTTTGCACATGATGGGAGTATGCACTCTGAATCGGATTTGTCAAACGGAAATCTTTGGAAAGTATGACTAGACCAGGCCCAGTTGATGCATCTGATGACTGCAAATCTTGTGCTCCAGCAGAGAATCCAGACCACAGTAGAGCAACAGGGGCTCCCAGCCATGACGCCGAACGAAGTCCCGTAGTCTGTTGGCGGTGTTGCCGCCGCTGGCCTTCATGTAGGGCTTGACGGTATGGTCATAGGCGTCCATCCCCAGAAGGGCGAATGCCTGGAATTTGAGCCCCGTAACCCCCTGGCGATTATCCAGAATGTGGGCGGCGATCATACCATCGAGCCCGGCGTCCCAGTTGTTCACCTCTACCCCGTAGAGGGTACGAACCCAGGTGGTCTCGAACTTGATATTATAACCTAGTTTGGGAGTATTCGACTCCAGAAAGTCCAGAGTAGCCTCCTGGGTCTTCCTGGTCCAGGGGTAGGCTATGGACTCCCTACCGTCACTGAGTGAACAACAGAGGATCTCGGCGTCCCTGGGGTAGGGTTTGAGCATGTTGGTTTCCAGATCCCACGCCACTGGACGGGATCCGATCATACTATGGATGCACGAGACGGCCTCCCCATCATCCAGAATCGTCCGGACCCGCTTGCGGTAGTCGGGGACGGTCTGGTAGGGGGGAGATCCCACCAGGGCGATGGCGTCGGCCAGGACATCCTGGAACACCGACAGATAGGGATCTGGCCCACCATTTCTGGGCTCGTTGCGAAGGACATGAGCGGGGTGAAAGTTGGGTACGATCCAGCAGTTGAGTTGTTGATGGGGGATAGTCCAGCCTACCCACTTGTTGATACCTCCTGGGTCCTCCTTCCAGACCCAGCCAAGGACGCTGCGGACGGCAGCACCGCCCAGGAGGATCATGACCTCGGGTTTCAGTTCCCGAACCTTCTGGACGACCAGGGGACGGCAGTAATCGACTGCTTTCTCGGGGAGTAGGTTACGTGGAGGGTGACAGGATAGAGCATTGGTGATCCAGCAATCCTGACGCATGTCGATACCGAGACGGAGAAGGGTCCTGGCCAGAAGGTCTCCGGATCGACCACAGAAGGGCCTGCCCTGGAGATCCTCGTTGTCGCCAGGTGCCTCACCAACGATGAGGATTTTCTTCTGGCCCTTGCCCGAGAGCGGCATCTTGGGAGTGCGACATTGCTTGAGAAGACCACACTTGCCACAGTTGGGGAGCAGGGGGATTTCGATCCGTTTGTGATCGCTGACACCAAAGAATCCCATATGTCACCGTGCTGGGGAATTCATTGGAGATTTTCGCAGAGCGATACGGAAGCCCAGGAGGCTGTACCGGAACGACGGCCCGCTCTTGTCGCGGTACGCCGACCGGCAGTCCCGGCCGAGGCTGCGCCAGCCACCGTTCCGGACCACCCGGTCGGAGCCCCGAATAATCGGTCCAGGTTTAGCAATCAGGATCATTTGTCTCTCTTTCTGAGGATTACCCGGAAGCCATCATAATACTCTCCACTCCTTGGCCTCTCCCCGTAGCGATTACTAGAGCGAGTGTTGCCACCACCACGCCAGCCCGTACTCCGAAGCACACGGGTGGTTCCCTGCAAGATCAGTCGAGGCCTGACTATCAGTATCATGATGCACTCCTGGGAGATAATGCCCCGCTTCACCTACGGGGCGTGAGGAGGAGAACTGATAGATGGGTCGTTACTCCCTCGGTCCTCCAAGTCACAGGCCCTTGTCGATGACCCGTAATCTCACTATGGATCACTCCAGGCTCACGGGTTCCAGACAGCAGACGAATCGATATCGACCGGCGTCCACCCACAGGTGAGTCTCCGAGGCGGTACACTCCGAGTAGTTCTCGACCAGATCCTTGAGGATCTGAGGGTCGATCATGAACTCGATCTCGGGACCTTCGTAGCGGACCTTGACCGGCTCGACATAGGTCCCAGCGGGTCCCTCCCCGATGATTCTGACCTTGTTGTCCGCCAGTCGGACTCGAATCAAGACGTTATCGTCTTCGTCTCCCTCCACGACCTCCTCTGCCCGTGTGATGACATCGGTCAGTCCCTTGGGCAGAGTGACGGTCTGTCCGTCCTTGTGGCTCAGGAAGGGCTCCAGATCGTCGTAGATACCATCATCCAGGTAACGGCAGGACATGATCAGTCCTACCCGGTTGCGCAAATGGATCCAGGACTCGGTGACGGAGAACTCGGTCATGCCCAGATGAACCGCTCCCCGGATCGCCTTGTTGCGAACCAGGATCGACCTATCCAGTCCTGTCTTCAGTTCCCAGCGACACAATTGGATATCATCACAGGCCTCGATCCAATCGGGGCAGATATGAACCGAAGTCCTCCTGGGGTCCTCGTCGTCCTCCTTGGTACACTGGCCTGCAGTCTTGAGGGCATCCGCGAAGTCCTCGTGTAGCGGGGACCAGTCCCCTGTGGTGTCCACGGCATCCAGAGGTAGGGATATCTTGTTTTCGACATTGGCCAGGTATCGCATTCCCTTGCCCTTGAAAACGAGTACACCCTCTTTCGCCTCGACGGTGATCTCCTCGTCGTCGATCTTGCCCAGGATATTGCGCAGAGGGTCGGCCTTGACCGCCCCCACGAAGCCCTCTGGGAGCCCCTGGACGGGCATCCGGCAGCAGGTGTCCTGGTTGAACGTATAGACCCAGCCATCCTTGAAGACGTAGCAGTCGGTCTGTTCCAGGACATCGGTACGGGAGATTCCCGGGTGGACGGAGTCCAGGGTCTGGACGAAAGCGTCTCTCTGGAGACCGTGGACTCGGGATTTTGCAGATTTTGCTGGGCGTGACTTCGGGGATGTACTGGTGGATGTACTGGTGGATGTACTGGTAGACATGGGTGTTCTCTCGCCTGGTCTGGGTCCATCGAGAATGAATCAGGGTACAAAAGATGAGAGGGGTATGCACGACACACCCCTCCCATCCCACACCACAGGCATCCGAGAACGCCTGTATCCTAGCAGGATCAGAGCACCTCGGGAAGGGCCTTATCTGGTTTGTACTGATTGGTCTTGATCACCAGTTCCTTGTCGTTGTCGCGGTAGGCGTTCCATGCCTGGATACAGCGGTACATGACCTCGTTCTCGCTAACGCGGGATTTGCCCTCACGGGCACCGACCTTGTTCTCCCCCAACCAGCGGAACAGTACCCGCACCGGGGAGTGCGTTGGGTCCTCGGAGTCGTTACAGACCTTGCCCCAGAAGGCGGTTGCCACCTCGGGATCCTTGGCCCATGTCCGGTGCATGGCGGCGATCACGGCCATACGCAGGACGTGCTTCTTGGGGTTGTCCTTGCTCGTCACCGTCAGCATGTTCTTGACCCAGGCGACGAAGCCGTGGGACTCCAGGAGCAGGGTGGCCTGGACCTGGGTGGGCACCCGGCGATACTTGGCACCCCACTTCTCGAAGGCCAGCCCCGCCGTGACCGTGGACAGCTGTCGGGGGGTCAGCGACGACGCTTCGGTATCGATGCCGGCATAGCCCCGGAGGACGTCACCCTTGGTTCTGGCGGCATCCTTGTTGTCCATGAGGCTGAACAACCCGGCGGCGTCCTTCATGGTCTTGGTACGGAACTTGCGCACCGTGACCGTGATATCGGGGATGTTCTCACGGGCCTCCAGGAGTTCCGACAGGACCAGCGAGGTGTGCTTGCCGTTGATCCGATAGGTCTTGCCGGTCTCCTCGACGTCACACAGGGACCACTCAGCGCCGTAGAACCGGCCCTCACGGATCTCGGTCCGTAGTTTCTCCTTGCGGGTCTCGGAGATATGACGGTCCTGGGGGAACCACTCGGCATCCCGGACCATCTTGGCCAGGGCCAGGGTTACTTTCAGGCACTTGGGCTTCTCGGGCTCCTCGAAGGTGAAGTCCGGAGTCGGAGAGGGTTCTCGTTCCTTGCGGGGACGGCCACGAGTGGTTTCCTCTTCGGGAACATTACCCTGGGCGTCGGGGACCCAGTCGGAGCCGTGGGCATGAGTACCATTGGTCCCATTCTGGGCACTGGTGTTCCCACCCCTGGCACCCTTCTTTGCCACGATGACGATCTGATCGCCCTTCTCGTTGGCAATCAGGATCTCATCGAACAGTCTCTGGTCGTCGGTATCGGTCGGGGGTTGGATCTTGTCCTCCTCGACCCAGGTGGGCAGATCCCTGACGGCATCTTCGACCTGATTCAGGTTCCAGGAGTCGGCATCATCATAACCCAGGGCCTTGAAAAGTCCCTGGATCCTGTTCTTGTCTAGCTTGACGTGCATTGGTTTTTCCTTTTCGCGGTCCGCATGACCTTCATGCGGTTTGTTGCCCTCGGATTCTACGCTCGGAGGGCTTCCAGACAACACGGAGTCACCATTTTTTTCTACGAGTTTTCGGAAGAACTCCATGCAGGCAGTTCTACCGCCTCGGGCGATGGGGCTTCCATCCTTGAGGAGAGTGCAGGTCTCGTGCTCTTTCCCCCTTAGTCGATAAACACTACCTTTGTACTCCGCTACCAGATCGTCCTGGTGTTCCTGCCAGCTAACTCTGATTCCAGTTCCACTAACGGTCATACCTGGTTTCTCGAATCCTGGGCAAGTGTAATAGCCAACGCAACAACTATGCCACACTTTTTGGGGAAGTCAAATTCCTCGTTGTAAGTATTTCTAGAATACTTAGGTGTCCGTATCTCCACTATCTACATATCCGCTACCGCAAGTGGATTTACTTATTCTCATGTGGTTGTAGGATCTATGGCAAGTATATTGGGAGTCCTGGACGCTGGACTTCCAGGTAAAACTCCCTTCGACGCCAAGCGAGTAGGAGCACATGGTCCAATAATCGTCATCAGAGTAGCATATCGAATCCGAATCCAGAGCATCCTTGTGTATATAGGTGCTCCTACCCATCGAACTCCTTGGATTGTGAAAGCGTTTCATGGGATCTCTCAGTTCTGGAGCATCCGCTGGTCGATCGCTCGCTGAACCTCTTCCAGGATCAGAGGAAAGAGCACTTCTCTGGGGGTTTCGTCCCAGAAGTTCAGAAGCCAGCGGACCCCAGCGGGTTCCCCGATCCTCTGATCGATCTCATAGCACTTCCTGGCGAAGAATTCCTCAGTTTCTCCCACGGTCTGGAGACCATCCCCTTGCCAGCCAGCATAGCCTACCAGGCAGGCGCACTCGACAGGCCAGTCCTGGGTACACATGAGGGGTGGAGGAGTCGTCGTCGCCCCCTGAAGGAGCCTGGGGTCGTTCATGGTCAGGCCCATCTTCAGAGCGATCAGGTGATCGGTACTGAAGGACGGAACCAGACCATCTCGGAACACCTTGCGCCATGCCTGAATAGGCTCTTGGGTAGGGTTGGTGTTATTAGTGGTCATAGTAATCTCTGTGGTGTGTTGGTTTCGGAACACCCAACTATTGCACAGATTTTCTGAAAGTCAAATCGGCCATGCTAATTTTCTAGTAGTAGCATGTGGAGCAATTAGTAACGCATTCGTCCATACTAGACAACAACGACGACGTACAGATTCCATATATGCCAATTCCGTTGTACCCAGAAAACCCATCCGCCGTGTCAGGAGCAGTTCCCATCATGGACATGGTGTCCATGCAATGTCCCATTTCGGATACGATGTCTCCAGATCCAGACCTGGACAGGCACTCCGGGGTGCCGGCTTCGTCCATGAAGTCGCCATTGGAAGGCTCGTCGCTGCGGAGCCAGTAGTTCAGACGAAAGCGTTTCATCACCCGCCCCCGGTCTCATGCTGCAAGGCATTGTCGTCCCCGGACCATTGACCGCTCAGGCAATCCATCCTGGAAATCATAATGGAGTGCTCCTGCCAGGATTGGGAACCAGAGAAGTAAATCCCCCGAACAGAGACAGAATTATCATCACCCGAGGCCGACCATGAGCTATTCACTGCAGGCCTTCCCATGTCGTCGTCCATACACGAAGCATAATAGCCCGTGCGGGTAAGGGTGAACCTTCTGGCTATCGTATGAAAGCGTTTCATGGCATTTTCCGATAATATTTCATAATTGGGTTCTGGCGTCGTTGTAATCGTCCCCTGACAAGGACTGTGATATCCGTACAGCTGGACTCCCAGGTTGGCTCTGTAGCCGTAGGGGACACGGAATCGTTTCATATTTCTTCCCCTATACCATAGTAAAACGACTCCCGGACATGGTCGATCGAGGACACCGTTCCCAGGGCCTCGTCCGTTCCACTGGCATTGACACTGCGACTTCCAGTACCCAGAGTATCCGAGCAGGCTGATACCTTGGGGCGTTTCTCGCCATCGTTACTGCTGTAGCAGTAGACGGATCCGCTCTGAAAGGCACTTCCAGGACACTGCCTGCGTCCTGGAAAGATACGGAAGCGTTTCATGAAACCCTCTAGTCGTAATCATCATCATCATCGCAGCAGTAGGAACTATTGGTAGTATCCCCCGGCCCCGATGCCAGATATGATGTTGCGGTCTGGGTAGCGTAATCTAGGGTCATTGGACCGGACTTCGTATGACTATAGTGATCGGAATCGTGCAACCCATACCCCAGATGGGACATGACTCCATTGTAGAAATCATCAGAAGTCGAGGATCTTGCCCTTGGGTAGGCTTGACACCTTCGCCCACTTTCTAGGAAACTCTTCTGGAACTGCTGCTCCTTGGGAATGCTGGAATTGAATCGCTTCATGATCCCTCCATAGTGGAGATCGTGGTAGCGGTCAGAGATCCAGCATCCGTACCGGATGACGGCCTCGATCTCGATATCTTCCTACTGAATCGTTTCATCTTGCAACTATGCCCCAGGAATCAGAAAAGTCAAATTTCCTGGGTGGTATCTCTCTTAGTGAACAGTTATATACCTATATCTAGAATCGCACAGGATGCCCCTAGAAGGCTTCCAAATGGGTCGAGCCAGCCCTAACCCTTACTAAAGGGTCTGGAACGCCTCCTGGGGCCAATTCCGGCGTTCCTTTGGCCTTGTGGGGTGTTTCCTGGATCTCCTTCTGGCGGGTTGTCGGCCAATTTGTACTCCACGCCGCGATCGTCGTAGTAGGTAACGACCGCAGGATCGGCGATCGACAAGCAGGTGGCGCAGTGGAGTTGCTTGAACGGATTGGCCTCTTCCTCGCGGCAGACGATCCATCCCAACCGAACGATGCCAAACTGTTTCTCCAGGGGCGAGGTGTTGATGGCGATCATGCCGTTGACGTGGGCCAGTTTCCGTTTGTCCTCGGACAGGTGCTCCATCGTGATGTTGGCCACGTTGTAACTGGCGCGGTTGGTCTGGGTGGCGGTGACGATCAGGCAGTGTCTGGCCATCGACAGGCCCCGGAGACGGGACCAGGTGTCGTCGATCTGATCGCGCTTGTCGGATCTGGGATTTTTCGGAGCTAGAATATCTGCATAATCGATGATAACGATATCGGCGAGGAAGTCCTCCTCGCGTTCCAGACGGTCCAGGGAAGTGCGGATCCCGTCCACGGTGATGGACATGGCTGGATGGACTTCCAGGTAGAAGTGCGACTTCCTGGATTTGACCTTTCGGGTCATCAACTCCTGGCACTTGGGCCATGCTTCGTGGAAGTCCAGGAAGTCATCGAAGCGGATCTCGTCGAACTTGACCGAGCCCGGACTGATCGAGAGTGGGTAGTGGATGGTGCGGGGTCCCCAGGGTCGTCGAGAGACCCGAGCCATGAACCGCCTTTCGATCTGACGACGGGAGAGGTCTCCCACGCAGAAGTAGGCCACGCGCTTGTGCAGGAGGAGTGCCCGATAGGCCAGGTGCTGGAGCAAGTACGACTTGCCACGCTTCTCGGGAGCGGCAAAGGACAGGAAGGTATCCCGAGCCAGGGTGTCCTGGAAGAACTTGCCATCGTCTTCGGGAAGACGGAGGAGCAGTTCGGAGTCCCTGGAGGCAAACAGTTCGCGGATCTCGGCCTCGTCTGTGAACAGATGTGTTCCTGGGGAGATCCCCTGGATGGAGGGATTGAACCCCGAGACCTTCTGGACGGCTTCCTGGAGTCGGCCACGAGCCCGGAGAGCCTGGGCTTCCTCCAGGAGTCGATCGAGTCGGGTCTGGAGGAAGACATCGTGGGCCAGGTCCGCCAGGTAGTCTGGGTTCTGCTCGGAGGCGATCCGGTCGTACTCCCCCGAGAGGGAGGATAGTAATTCCTCGCCGAGTTTCAGGGAATCGGGATCGAGTTGGTGCTCGGAGGCCCAGGAGCGGAACAGGGGCTCGATATCGGCTCCAGGGGCTCTGCCGTAACTGGAGGCATACTCGAAACAGAGCTTGGCGATGACATTGCTGGTCCGATCGGGAAAGCCATCACCGCCCCAGAGCCGATGGATCCGGTTCAGAGTATCGGTGCTGGTGATGGTAGCAATCAGAACTCTACGGGCATCGGATCCGTGGTACTCCGTTACCTTCATGCTAGCCTCGGGGTGGTGTAGGTGTGTGGGGTGCCGTTTCGATCACGTCGAAGGAGACCGAGAGGATACGGCCCTCGCGGACGATGTGGACGTGCGGACTGGTTTCCACATAGGCGATATCTTCCATCGCCAGAGATTCCACCCGGAGCAAGTTGGCAACGGTGAACTTCTCGGGGTGGTTGAGGATCGGTAGATCGAAATTGGCCAGGTTCTCGGAATACCAGGCCAGGAGAGATCGCATACGAGACCAGTCGCGGTTCAGAGATCGGCAGACTTCACGGATAGCGGCCTTCCAGAGTTTGCGGTTGCCGAAGACCTTGACCCTCTTATGAGAGATTAGAGACCTTTTTAGGGTAAAGACACACGTCTCCATATCTTTGCCCACTGAATTCCTTGGTATTCTATCTTTTTTGTCTTTTTTGGCGGGTAAGTTCTTTTTTAGTGGCAATTGCCCAGGCCCAGGTATGTCTTCTTTGTGTTGGTGATTATTTGTATAGTATTTTTTTGTATAGGGCGCCGGTATGCGCTGCGCGATGGACTCCTCCAGGCCCAGGGTATCCTTACTCCCCTCTTCGTCTTTTTCTAGGCCTTCGGATAGGCCCCTGTTGCGCGCGCCATGTGGTGGACTCTCCGGGGTGTTCGCTGTGGTTCTCCGGTATGTCGGTTGCCGATCTCTCTCTAGGTCTTCCATGTGGTCTCCGGGTGGTTTTCTTGCGCAGCGCGCTGTCTTCATATTAGGTTGTTTTCCAGACTAGTCGGCGCACTTTCTTTCTTCTTCTTCTCATTTGATGTTATTACAGAGTAATAAGAGTCAGGTTGTTTTCCAGACTAGTCAGTCAGGTTGTTTTCCAGACTAGTCGAATGCCCAAAAAGGGCCTATCAGGTTGTTTTCCAGACTAGTCAGTCAGGTTGTTTTCCAGACTAGTCGAACTCCGAATCGTCTCCTAGCAACCTTCCTAGTTCCAGCAGGTTTATTCTCAGATGACGGGTTGCTGGATCACCCTTTTTGGAGACTTCCAGGAGGCGGTGTGGGTCTCTGGAAAGGGACCGCAAAGCCCTTCGTTGCTCGGTTGGAGTCCATCCCATCGAGGCATTGGTATCCGAAAGAAAATAGGAAGAGCATTGGAAGGGAGTGATCCAGTCCCTGGGACCTTTGCGGTCCTTCTGGCAGCGGATGTTGCACAGATCGAGTAGGAATAGGATGTCCAGTTTTGGCATTGTGTCCCCCAGATCCAGGAGGCAAGAGAACCATCTCCCGAGGTCGGTCATGTCCTTCTGCGCATCGATTCGATGGACTTTTTTGATGGATTCCACGCAGATATTTGGTGGGGGAGGAGTCCAGTTATTTGTGGGTTGGATCAGGTTCCAGACCCTTCGCATATCAATGCAGATGTGCCTTTTGGAATGCTTCTTGGGATAGAAGGCATCGATCAGTTGGAGAGGGGGCGAGGACAGCTTTTGTAGGTGTCGCATCTGCTCGTCCCTGGACCAACCCAGGGACTGTTTGGAAGACTTCAGGAGGGCGACAGAACACTCGAAGAACACGCGATTGTCCAGGATGATCGCCTGCGTACCTGTCAGTCGTCGCAGGTGTAGCAGATTGCACAGGAATAGAGATTCCAGCTTGGACATGTGCCCAACCAGGGGGCGGAAGACGGGGAAGACACGCCCCCTGGCAGGGTGAACGATGTGCTCGTACATGTCCTGGAAGCCCAGGGGGAGGTGTTCTCTTGCCATGTGGTGTTCCTTTCGCTGTAAAAGAGGATCTGGCGATCATGGATCAGGACTTCTTGCTCATCCGTAGCAACTGCTCCAGGCGGTCCATATCGATGTGGATACACCGTTTGCCGGGTTTGCCGGCGCGGGCGAGGGTGAGGATGCCGATGTCCTTGTTGGTCAGGGCCTGGAAGTGTCTGGCCTGTTCGTCGTAGGTCCAGCCCAGGGAAAGAGGGGACTCCGAAAGGACCTCGACGGAACAGAAGTAGAACATCCGGCCATCGAGGTCGATTGCCTGGGTATTCTCATGGCACAGGATGTCCAGGAGGTTGGACAGAAAGAGAGTGGTCGTTTTGGACATGTAGCAAGCCAGTGAGCCCAGGGATGGGAATGTGGCGTACTTGTGGACGATTTGCGACATGCGGCACTTGTTCACGGTGCTGTCGAGCAACTTCTTGGCCATTTTAGCTCCAAGGTGTCTTGCGGTCTATTGAATATTATTTACCCAGGGATTCCCCGGCCAGATCCAGATACTTCCTGGCCTCCAGGCCACAGAGAGCGTCACAGCGACAGTTCCAGGCTGATACAGGTCTGCCACCCTTACCGATCCCAGCAAGGAGTTGGGCCTGGGTGGGATGTCCCGAGAGTAGCACCACTTCGTAGTGTCTCGGTGTGCGGACATCGAGACACCGCTGGACTAACTCCTCGGGAACTCCGGCAAAGGACAGACTGGTGGTGATCCGCAGGAGCGTCACCTGGGAATCGGTGTAAAGTGTTCCACGCCAATCCCTTGGGACGGACTCCAGAGCACGGACTGCTGCTTCCAGTTCCGCTACGTTGTTGCTGATCCTCTCCCCGTAACCGTCCTTGTTGGCGTGGAGTATGCCGGATTCCTCACGGAGGGAGTTACCCTCCTCGTCCACCCAGATCCAGGCCCAGGTGCCTCCCTCGGGGGAGGGGTTGATCCGGATCACGCCACCATCGCAAAAGATCGATGTGGGTTCGTTCTCTCTAGGTCTCATTGGGACTCCTATTCAGGTGTTGGAGGATGGCCGTGACCAGTGTAGTCATGGCACTTTTCAAGTCACTGTGAGAAACCGAAGTCAGGGGTGGATTGCGGAACCACCGCATCAGTTGCGTGGGAAGCATGGCTCTGCGGATCTCGAATGGGATCTCCAGGGATTGGGAGGCGTAGACCGCCGATAAGCCCTGGCTATCGTAGAAGACATAGAATCCCTCCTCGGGTCCCTTTTTGTTCTCAGAGAAATATTGGTAGGGGTGGTATCCTGCCTTGGCGATCAACCTCCAGGCCTGGGACTCTTTCTCTCTTCCTTGATCCTCCAGCCAGTCGGCATAGGCCATGCGATCGAAAGCAGTCCCCTCACAGGCGATGGATAGCCATTGCTCGTCGGTTATGCTCATAGCATCTCTCTCATAGCATCTCTCTCAGGAACTCCAGTTCTTCCTCGGTAGCCTCGCCAGGGTCCTTGCTGTCCAGTTCCACCACCCTGGTGATTCCTGGGTAGGCGGATAGTTCTCTGGCCAGTCTCCTGGCCTGGCTCTGGGCGTTATCTCCCTGATCGAAACAGATGACCCGGTTGGGGATCCGACTCAGTTGCAGAACCTGGGCTCGGGTATAGGAAGTCCCCATTGTGGCCACGGCACCGGGTCCTATCTTCATGGCGTCCATTGGTCCCTCGACGATCACCGCTGAGGTCTTGACCAGATCGATGCCGAAGACACAACTCTTTATCGGAACCTCCTCCTGCTCGGGTTTGCTACTCCAGTATCTACTGCCACCGGGCAGGATCGACCGTGTGGTCCAGGCTATCTCCCTACCGTTCAGGATCAGGGGCAGGTAGAGTCTCCACGCCAGTTCGCTCTGGTGGCCGATTCCCTGGACCCTCCAGAGGTGCTCGGCCTGGGTGGGATCGATCCCACGACCTCGGAGGTAGCGTCTGTGAGGCTCCTGGAGACTCTCCACGCCCACGGGACGTACCAGACGGCCCTTGCCTCTGAGTGCCGGCTCCGGGCTCCAGGAACGCACCAGGCCCGTGGAGAGGGCCTTGACCTTTTGGTAGGACAGTCCCGAGGCTTCTTGGAGGGCCTTGCCCAAGGGGTGGGCACCACAGTGCCAGCAGGAAGCGTAGTGCTTCTCGATGTGGATACCCAGGCGGAAGCGACCGCTCCCCGGGGAGCAGAAGGGACAGTCGATCGAGACGTGGTTGGGTGTCGTGTGGTGGTGGTCGCCGTAGCCCCGGTACTCGATCTGGAGTTCACAGAGCAGGTCGGTGATGTTCATGGGTCTCCTCTTCTGGAGGGGTCTTATCTCAACTCCTGGAGTAGCGCATCGTAGACATTCAACTCTCCCTCCAGGAACTCCCCGTCGATCGCCGCCGAGATGGTCTCCTGTTTACTTTGTAATACCCTGGCCAGGGTCTCCTCGATCGTTCCTTTGGCTACCAGGTAATAGCAGGTGACGGGGTGCTTGGTGCCGATCCTGTGGGGACGCTTCTCGGCCTGGAGGTGGATTCCAGGGCACCAGTCCATCTCCACGAAGGCTACGGTGTTGGCAGCGGTTAGGGTGATGCCAGCCGATGCTGCGCGGATATTACCAATGAACATGCGGATACCAACATCGTTCTGGAATCTGTGGACGGCGTTCTTTCTGGCCTTCTCGGAAGAAGAACCGTCCAGGGTGACACAGATGTCCTTGTAGTTCTCCTCCAGGGTGCGCAATATCTTTCTGTGGGCGGTGAAGAGGATGATCTTGCCGGTGTTGTCGATCCTTGGATCTTCAGCCAGAACCTCGTCGATCCAGTCCATCGCGTACTGGATCTTGAGTTGGGAGGCCAGGCGTTTCAGGTGTCCCAGTTGTACCAGGGCGTTGGCCCGGTCCAGGGACTCTCCACAGGCCCCCTGAGCCTTGAGCCAGGTGCGGAAGTCCCTGACGGCCAGGGTGTACTCTTTGGCTCTTTCGATCTCCAGTGGGACCACGACTCGTCTCTTGGGCGGGAGATCGTGGAGTACGTCCTGGGAGCGGATGCGGAGCATGCAGGTGGAGGTCAACTCCTGGTGCAGGTCGATCAGGTTGGTGGCACCCCGATCGTCCCAGCCGTAGGCTGTGCGCTTGAGTCCACAGTAGCGGTAGGCAAACGGGAAGTAGTGTTTGTACCTCTTGGGGTGGAGCATCTTCAGACTGGGGTAGATGTCCGCAGGTCGATTGGTGATCGGCGTCCCTGACAGGAATAGCAGGTGCTCCACGTCGCGACACAGGTGCTGCATGGCCCTGGTCCGCCGGGAGTTTTGACTTGCGGTGTAGTGGATCTCGTCACCGATGACCAGCTGGGGTTTCAGGTCCAGGAGTAGATCGACCCATGCGTGGAGGATGTCGTAGTTCACCACCAGGATCTTGCCGGCACGGGCTCCTGCCTTCAGCTTGCATTTCTTGGGGGATACTCCTGATAGTACCGTGCAGCGGCCCCCGAAGTGCTGCCAGAGTTGCTCCTCCCAGACCTGTTTGATGGTGGCGGGGCAGACCACGATCACGGGACGGAGGTGGGAGTGCCTCTGGGCGTAGAGTAAGGAGACGAAGGTCTTGCCCAGGCCCATATCCATCGACACCAGGCACCTACCGTCGAAGTCCTGGATCCGTCGCAGGGCGTCCTCCTGGAAGGGGTAGGGTGTGGTGGTGGGTTTCCGCATGTCGATCTCCGGGTGATGCCAAGTGGCAAAAGAGAAGGAAGGGATCGATCCCTTCCTTCTCTTTTTAGAACTGGATGTCCGAAAGGGGTTCTGGAAGGGATTCTGGGGCTGTGGGTATATCAGACATTGTGGGTAGAAGTGGTCCGTAAAGACCCTTGCGGATCCTGCGGATCTTGCCCTTTTTCAGTAGGTAGTCGAGTGCCTGGTTGATCGCCAATCGTCTGCCGAAAGCCGCCAATTCGTCCAGGGAGTGGCTTCGGGACACTCCCGACTTGTTCTTCCTGGCATACCACTTCTTCGTGTTACGGCCGTAACTGCCTGCACGGGTGACGCTGATGTATCTACCCACAGCCGCCAGAACCTGGAGGTTCGTCACCCCGACGAGAGGGTCCTGTTGACTGATGAACTCCAGGACCCTCTTGTTGATGGAAGTGGCAGACATCTCAGGCGGTCTCCTTGGTGGGTTCCTTGGTAGTATCCCTGGATGGGATGGAGCCCAGTCCGAACATGCGAATCAGACGTTCCACCACGTCTGCCGCCATCTCTCGCGTGGGTTTGAATTCGGCCGGGACTGGTTTCAAGGCGTCTGGTGGATAGTCGTCGGTGAGGTTGCGCAGCAGGCGGATTAGCTGGACATACTTGTCCCGGGGGGAGTCCTTGCGGTTCTTGACCGTGCCGCCCTTGGTCTGCGCCTTTCTGTCCCTTGCCAGGTCCGAATTGATGAAGTCGTCGATGACCTTGGTCTTGCCTTCGAGCGTCGCTGCCTTCTTCACCGAGCGGACCAGGTCTTCTGCGTCATCCCGGTTGGCTCCGCTCATGGATACCGCCTGGACGGCCTTGACGAAGACATCGTCCCCGATGGTTCGCAGCGGCACCATGTCGCGGATGATCTCGTCGGTCACGGTAGGGTTGATGCGGATGTTGTGCTGCTTCAGGCAGTCTCTGGCGTCGTGGATGCGAATCTGGACGCTCAGGGACTGCTCGTGCAAGCCCCACTCCTTCGCTGCTACCTTTGTCGTCACGCCGTAGCGACGGACGTAGTCGATAGCGTGCTGGACGATCTCGGTACGGCTCAGGAGTTTGCCGTTGACCCGGTTGTTGAATGTCCCTTTGAGCCGGTCGATCACCATCGGGTCGGTGTTCTCGACCAGGTAGGCATCCGTTACCGTGCCGTGGTTCTTGAGGATGGCCTCGCGGCGATGGTTGCCATCGAGGGTGATGAACTTGCTCTTGGGACCAGTGCGGTAGACGACGATGGCGGGGAATTCATATCCCTCCTTCATCGACGCCGCGTAGCGGTCCACCAGTTCGGTGGAAATGGGCTCGTCGAGACGCACCTGATTGCTCAGAGACCGAGTGCGGTCGATCGAGTCGATGGTGATGGATTCGACGTAGCACCACTTGACGCCCTGCTTCTCCAGGGCTTGCTCGTACAGGGGATTGCGTGCCATAGCTCGGAAAACTCTCACAAAGACTTCAGGGTTAGGAATATACACCGAAGCAGGGAATACGCGTCGCCCAGTTCCTGCTTCATCGCTGCCAGGGAACATTCGGGTAGTCGGGCACCATGCTTGAAGCTTCCCAGACTACTCTCTGCCCTCTTGTAGGCGAAGAACACCAACCACGAATAGACCGGATACAGTGCGCGGATCGTCTTGATCACTCTGCCCTCCCTGGTTCGCCACGGGTTATTTCTTGTTGGGCTTCCTCCTAATCGTCATCTTCATGCCTTTCTAGTTCTCGGCTGCCGTCAATCGAGTACCTGGACCGGAGTAGGTACGGATCGAGGGAACCAGACCGAACCAGGCTGGTAGCATTCCCCGGACATTGATGTTACCGCTCTCTTCCAACCAGTCGTGTACTGCCATGAAGCCCGTGTAGTCGGTGTCATAGCAGTACGCCGCCTGGAGGATGTAGTTGGGGGCCTTGATGTAGGCCAGGGCCGAGAGAAGCCACATAGTTTCGTTCCTTGTCTCGTTCCTTGTCGAATTCGTCTCGGGAACACACAACTATTGCACGCGAAAACCAAAAGTCAAACAACATTCTGTGCCTTTTCGGAATACCTTCTAGCCTCTAGCTTCTAACCTACATCGGTGAGGCTCGTGATGAAATCTGGATCGTCGTAGAATGAGCAGACTCCGCAAGCGTCCAGGATTCCAGGTCCACTCATGGACCAGCTACAGAGGTTGGTGGTCCCCATGTCGGACTCGTGCAGACTGTGTACTGCCGCGTGTGCCCGAGAAGGCTCCCCCGAGAAGGAACTCCAGCGATATTCTTCTGGGTCATTGGTATAGGTGGAGATCACCGATCCAGGTGGGGTGTTCGCGGACAGGGATCGGGAGTAGCTGTGCATGTCCCGGACCTCGGTATGGAGTCTATGGCGTTTCATGATAATTACCTCTCGACCGTCTGACTGCAATTGTGAGATTGTACGATGGCGTAGTAGCAGTGACGTGCCTGGTATTCTGTTGGTGGATTGCTTCCTGTTCCACTCTCGAACATGCTGACCTGCTGGCTTGTGCGAGTGGGTTCGTTACCGCTTTCCAGGATTACGGGATCAACTGCGAACTCGTAATCCGAGTAGCGGACATCTCCGTATTCTGTGGGATCTCCCGAACCGAATACCGAGTAGGCGTTGTAGTGGCGGTGGGATCGGAGCATGTGAAATCGTTTCATAGGGAGTTTTCCTCCTCCCCCAGATGGGAGAACTGATGATGGTATCTCTCGTGTCCGAAGATGCCGCTATCGCCACATCTGATGATGCCTGCTGCCGATCCTGAGCAAGAGGAAGAGTTCCAGCTGTCGCGGTAGTTGCATCCCTCGCTCATGGACCGAGAAAGCATGGTACTATGCTCACTGTCGTCACAGCTAGATACGTTGTTTGAGGTGATTTCATCTGGGTTGATGGCGTACAAGAATGCCATGATACGTCGTCTGTTCCTTCTGTGAAATCGTTTCATGTTGGATCTCTGGATTTGCTCTAATGAAAAACAGGAGGGTGGACCAATCCACCCTCCTGCTACGCGATCCCCATCCGATCGCGTTGCCCCCAATCTGTGACGATTACTGGATCGATTCGGTGGGTAGGTTGCCTTCCCACGGATAGTGACAGACAAAGGACTGGATATACAGGGTCACGGTGCCCACCAGTTCGGTTCGAGCCTTTCTCGAACCGTGTGTCTGGTTGAAATCCTGGCTGGCCATCAGGCTCGATAGCCGCCCGGTCCAGTGGACCCAGGACGCCTCGGTCAGAGTTACCCAGCCAAATCCGATGGTCTTGACTCGACCCACGAAATACAGGGTATCCGTGCAGATGAACACTTTTTCCCCCACGTCGAATGGGGTTCCCATCTCGCTTGCACTACTGCTCATAAGTTTCCCTCAGAAGTCTAGATACCGAATCAACAACTATTGCACAGGTTTCGCCAAAGTCAAATCAAAATTCACATCAGCCCCTATGGCCCTCGTAGAAAGAGTGGTAGCTATCGACCGTATTTATTGCGAAGCTCCCACTCAGGCACAGAGAACGTCCTCGGAAAGATGACAGCATTTCGGGCGGAGCATTGCAGGATCGGGGCAGCGGTGTGGGATCCATCCCAGATCCGTCCTGGGATAGTGAGGAATGATCGGAATGGGTAGCGTCCTGAGATGTGCTCAGAAAGGCCATGCGATCGGAGTATGTTTTGGTGTTGAAGCGTTTCATGGTACTCCACGAGAAGGACTCATCTGGGATAGATCAGGGTTTCGTAGCCCATGTCGTCGAGTTCGACCACTTCCTGATCCATCTCTATCGCCATCTCACAGGCTCGCTTGATTGCTGTGTCACGATTCTTGGTGGCGAACAGAGTTCGGTCGCTCTGCATGTCGTCCAGGGAGACGACCCAGAGACCCTCTTCTTCGGATTCCGATACGTCGTCATACCAGACACACAATCGAGTCTTGACTTTCATGGATGTCCTTTCGTGATTAGATGGTTTCACTGTAAGCATCGGGATTTCCAGGTCCGCTATCCATGTAGGATCGGTGTGGCTCACTGGTCAGTATCAGGTCGGGGCAGTTATTGGTGATGTGCATACCACTGTCGGCGTCATGCCAGGTGAGGTCATTGCCAGATCCCAGGGAGGACCCTCGGAGGTTATCGATTACGAATATGGCGAATTCTCCGTCTCCAGAAGTTAGATGGGACCTGGGGATAGTGGTGTTGAATCGCTTCATGAGATTTCTACTTCCAGATACACCATTCGGTGATGCTAATGCCTTCAGCCCGGAACCGCAGGACGAAGAAGATATCCCCTGGCTCTCGCATGCAGTTGTGCCGGATGCGGGTCCACTTGATGTCGTTCTCGCGTAGCCAGGCATTCATCTCCCTGGAGGGAGGAGGCGATAGCACCAGATCCCCTGAGAATGTCCGTAACCTATCCAGGTCTACTGATCTCCTGGATAGGTTACAGGGATTGGGGAACATGATGTCTTCGGGCAATCGATCGCTGAGATAGATCATGAGCTTCTTACACTCAAGTGGGTGCCGATGTGCCACAGTCCGCGATGGTTTCATCCAGGAAGGACAGATACCCAAGTACGCCGACTTCGTCCAGGAAGGATATTTGTCCAGGTGAGCCAGGTCTGCTCGGTGAGCCGCCACTACTCATATAGGATGTATCCGGTATGGCTACGTCTTCGATGTGAGAGCAATTTACATCGTCTCGACGGTATGGGTGCAAATGGAATCGTCTCATTCACCATCTCCAAAGCCGCCCAGGTCCCAGAAGCCCTCTTCACCATCTCCAATGTCGTCATCACCCTCCAGATCGTCTTCCAGGGGCACCAGGAAGCCCTCGGTGCCGTTGAGGCTACGGAACCCGTCTGGGACATAGGTTGCCCTCTGGAACGATCCTATGCGATTGTAGGTATCCTTCTTGCATTCCTCGGAGTGCTCCAGTTTCCACTCATCGCCGTTGGTGTCGCGAAGTCGCTCGATCCTGCCAAATAGAACCTGGATAACGAATGCTCGGAGGTTGCGCATGGTTACTCCTTATGTTGATTGGGACTGATAGCCGGTCATGCACATTTGTTCAGAATCCCCGGATAGGTTGCAGGATGGGTATTCGACCTCCATATCGTCGTAATCGATTTTGCTCGTGGTGTTGGATAGTTCCGATCCATCGGTGTACGAGCAGTACCCACTGCCGTTGCGGTTACATACGGAAACTCGTTCCTGGCGGTGTTGACCGAGTGTTCCCGAACCACTGCCACAGTAGGAGGCAGAGTCCAAGTCCCGTAGATATTCCTTGACCTGGAATCGTTTCATGTTGGATCCTCTATATCTTCCAGGTCTTCCAGGTCGATGGCGTCGTCAGTTCCGCTTTCGTAGTGGGAGATACTTCCGTAGTCGAGGTCGTCGCTGTCGTCTTCTGGGACTCCTATGATGGATATGAACGTCGGCGGAAAGGTTGCATTTATCCCGTTGGATACGCAGTCGGTATCCGTGTGGGAAAGGTAGTCGTATCTGAGGTACAGGTTGTTGTGCTGCACCCTGGTCGCCATTGTTATGGATATTCCGAAGGTCAGATCTCCAGAAGCGAAATACCCACGTCCGGTTATGTGATGCTGGAATCGTTTCATGAGGTCTATCACTCCAGGCCAAATACCGCGAGTATGGTAGATAGCCCAGGATCCACCAACTCTAGGGGTGATTGGAGGGTAGACCCACCTCGGATCTTCTCCGTCGTCGGTTTGTGTTTGTGGTAGTATTCCCCCACGAACAGGTAGGCATCCCTATCCCAGGAGATATCGAACGATCTTCCGACCAGGATCCAACGATCCAACGACGACGATGCTTTCGCACTACCGCTGAGGTAGTGCGGGGTGATCTTGCCGTAGACCTCCTCGTAGGGTTGCCCACCGAGGGAGCAGTCTAACTCGGCCAGGGTCAGGGCTGGTTCGATATTGGGATGCTCGCCGTATGCCAGTCCGCATGGCGAACATGCCCCTTCTCCGGGTTTGGCCAGGTACACGACTCGTAATCCGCCCCCACTGCGGAATGCGTGCAGTCTGCATTTCCCCGTTTTCAATTGATCGTCGAGATGGGGATAGGTCCTCAATTCGAGAGGTGGGTTCAATGCCGATTTGGACCATCTGGTCTCGTTATTTATGCTTTGTTCCATCGTTTTCTCCTTGGAGGTTTGCGGAATCGCGAACTCAGTTGCCGTTCTTCGGGGTCAGCAGGGATGCCCATCTGTCTCTGTCCTCACCCTCCGGGACCAGGATCGCTAGGATGGAGGTCGGAGGTAGATACAGTATGCACGGACCTCCATATATGATTTGTTGTGGGGGACCCTTCGCCAAGTCCACGAAGCAGGTGAAGCCTTCCGCAGTCCCCAGGCTAGCCGGAAGGATCTGGATGCCAGGGTCCAGTTTCCACACCGACTCCCTTGCTAGGAACTCCGCCCTCCCCGCGAAAAAGGTATGGTGGGTGGTCAGGATGATGCTCACTTGTGGTTCCATCGTTTTCTCCTTGGGTTGTGTTCGGTTACGAGACAACCATGCAACACGTTTCGTGGAAGTCAAATCATTTCTTCCGTAGGATTAGCCGGAATCCCTGGAATTCATGCTGAGAATCCTGGTGGTCGCTTAACCGTAGGGAGGATCTGGGGATGCGTAGGGGAGGCGCGATATCCGTCCAGGCGGATCCACGAATACTAGACGTGGATTCTGCACAGACAACGACCAGAGGTTTGGGCCTGGCAATGAGAATCAAGGTGTTCTCTTTCTGAGGATGACTCGAAAACCCAAACAACTGAGGTAGAAAGTATCGCTGGTCCAGTAGCGGAATGACGCTCTACAGTTGAAATCAGTACTGAACCAGCAACCGTTACGGATGATCCTTTCGTAGCCCTGGAGAATTGGTTTAGGCTCGATGACCAGGATCATACCGTCTCCAGTGCTCCCTGGCAGATGCGGGCATTGGCAAACCGACCCGTTTCTCGTACAGAGTCGATGTTGTGGAATCCACCTCGGTTGCGGTCTGCCCTGATGCTGTAGATGCCTTCCTTCTGCATGAGGTCAGCCAGGGCGAACCAGTTGATCGCCCTTTCTGGATGGCCGATCAGTTCGTGAACCAGGGGTTGGAATTGCTTGGGTAGGGCCTTGTAATCCTTGACCAGGATGGAGAACTCCAGATCGGGATAGATGTTCTGGATCAGATGCTTCTGGAGTTTGGCTCCTCGAACTGTTTTCCCGTGGCATCGAACCCGATCGGCAAGGATCCGACAGTGGAGCACTCCACCCATGTCCGTCCAGCAGAATACGTCCAGGACCGTGGAGGTGGCCTGATAGCCGTATCGATTGGCTACCCCGCCTCCGTTGATGTGGTAGTGCCCATGCCCTTCCTGGACCATACTGGTCAGGAACTCCTGGCTGACCTCGGAAGGTCGGACCAACCGACTCCGTTGCTGGCGGTTGGCCCCGTCCAGGCCGATCTTGACCGCTGTGGTAAGGACGTGCAGGGACTCCACTTTGTTCGTGGATACGAAGGAATAGTCGTACTTGTGGTTCATGCGTTACTCTTGCGGGTTGAGGGTGGGAATTCACTTGCCAACATCCGTAGATCCGGACTGTTATGAGTTTGAATCCTTTGCCAGCAGCCGTTCGGCGTACCTTTTGCAATCGTCTAGCCGACGAAACCTATACCTTTGACTGTTGCCATTATTGTCCTTGATGGCTCGATCGAACAATTGCCACTCGTCGGCCCGTGGTGCTTTGTAGCACCAGAAACGCCCACAAGTCGATTTGTGATCCCGGGTCCATTTCATCTTTCACCTCTCTTCGGAAGGCAGGGGGGCGAGCCTGCCCGTGAGTTGATTGGGCGAACAAACAACTATTGCATACTTTCCGAGGTTGTCAAATCCGAACGACTTATGTCATTCCTGTGGGTTGTGATTGTTCAGGATCTTGGACATGCCGCCCATCTGGATGATCTTTTCCAGGTCTTCGTTGGTCAGGGAGGATACCCCGGAGTCCTCTTCCAATCGACGCCTTTGGATGCAGGTGTCGTGCTTCTCCTCTATCTTTCGTGTCCTCTCAGCGGATTGTCTTCTTTGCTCCAGGGCGATTTCTTGTAACCTTACCGGATCGTGTTGCCAGCAATAGTGCTTACCGTCCCGCACAACGGTGGGACGCCTTTCGCAGTGTCCCATGAACCGGAGTCTTCCCTGGCATTGATCCATTACTCGACCTCCAGTCCACAGAAGAAAAGCATGGCGTTTCGCAACTCCAGCATTTTCTCTGGAGTGGTGCTACCGTCTCGACCTATCAGGGTGAAGAGTACCCTCTCAGCGATGATGGCCCTCTTGATCTGGTCTCCTAGGTGTTTCCACCCGTTGCCCCATTCACTCTTGATCTGGTCGAACATGATCTTGCACATCGTCTGGGTGTGATCCTTGGTCTTCATCCCTCATCTCCACAGTGAGGGCAGGGGGCGAGCCTGCCCAGGGATTGGTTGGGCGAACGAACAACTATTGCACACTTTCCGAACTTGTCAAATCCGAACGACTACCGGACCATCAGGTTCTCGAACACTGGCTGCATGTCGAATCCTTCCGCTAGGTCTTTGCACCTCTGGTACAGGTTCTGGATGGCGTTCCCGTAGCCCTCGAAGTGCAGGTTGCCCTGGGCCGATGCGATTCGCAGACAACCATTGTGGTACAGAGACTCTGCAATCTGCGAAAAGGCGTCCCATTTTGCCATATCGTAGGAGTGCCATTCCGGGTATTCCCCGGACTCGATCAACTCTTCACACGACTCTCGGACGCCCTGCACACCGTTCCAGATGCCGTCGATCTCTGGCACCAGTGCGGTCAACTGGGGCAACCCCATTATCGTTTCCAGATGCTGGTATGCTGAACACTCGACGAATTCACCGTTTGGCAGCAACCAACCGTATACGCCCTTCATAACCCTCTCCTAATCAACAGGTTCCGTCTCCAGGATGTAGCCACCATGTGGACTACTCGACCGTGTTACTCGTACCTGTCCATGCCCCACGGGCAGGGGAACCTCCAGCTTGCGGAAGATGGCCGCTTTGGCATCCACCAGAGGGGCGACGATGCTACCGTACTCCCCCACCAGCAAACCGCCCACGATGCCCGAGGTATTGAGTTGGCTCAGATTGTCCACCAACCAGTTACGCTGGGCCTGAGATACCCAGAACAGATCCCCAGATAGGTTACTGTTGATGGCTCCAATAGCATCCCGTATCTGCCGCATCTGGGATAGTGTGGAGGACAGAACTTCCGACTCTCGATACACCCGGAGAAGTTCGTCCAGGTTCAGTAGTTGCTGCTCCAGGGTTTCCCTCTTGCGCATCTCCTGTGGGCTCAGTTCTGCCAGATCCAGGAGATCGGCAGGAGAGGGAACATTCCGGACGACTGCCGGGGTTGGGGCCACCGGCTCTGGTGTAGGGATGTTCAGAGGCACTTGCGGGATGCGAGCCCGGATATCTTCCTTGATCTCCTCTACCACGGGGGCAGGAGGTTGCCCCATGATGGCGTAGTAGTGTTCCTGGATCTCCTGTTTTTCCTGCTCCGTTCTGGCATCCCGCATCTTGCTGTACTTGCGGGACCGTAACAGGAAGATATCGACCTCTGCGATGGGATCCAGGCCGAAGAACCGTTTGGCGGCTACGCAAGCGTCTTCTCCATCCACCCGCTGGAAGGTGGATGGGGTCGTTGCCATCCCCTCCTGGACCTTCCTGCGGGGGATGTGGCCGTAGTAGTGGCGATCGCGGTCGATCATGTACTGATCCTCTTACGAAGAATGATGCGGAATCCTCGATCATCGTCCCGGGATCTGGGACCGAAGGCACTACGGAAATAGGCTTGTCGGGGATAACTGGTCAAAACGAACCATCCATCCCCTCGGGTTACTCGGTAGCTACCCAGGATAATCGGTTTGGGCTTTGCTATCAGGATCATGTGTCTCTACCTTCCAGGGCTCCACAACTATGACACATGATCCTGAGAAGTCAAATCGGAATCAGGACTGCTTTTCCTCGATCGCTTTCCGCAGAGCGACCTTGTATCCTTCCTTGAGTGATTCCCAACCTCCCTGATCGCTGACACCCTTCTCGATTTCCTCCAGGGTCTTCAACTGCTGAGCGAGGGTCGCCAGACGATTTTTGGTGTCCTGGATACTCTCCTGGAGTCTGGATTCCCAGTCTTCTGGGTTCTTCCCCAGGTTGGCCTTGCTGCCGTGGATCCAGTCCGGTTCGTCGGACTGGATCACACGTTCTGTGCTCGTCAGGATGCCCGTCTTCTGGAGATACCAGAGCAAATTCTGACCGTACAGGGTCTCGAACTTTTCTCGCTCCAGGGTCTCCCTGACGTACTCCTCCAGAGAATCACTGGAGATGCAGACCTCGGAATCGATGAAGACGTAGCGGCTGTCCCGCCTACGCTTCTCCGTCTCCAGAGTTTCGACCATCTTCCGAACGACAACCCCGACTGAAGACGTGTCGGTGATGCTTTTCGGACCGACGGCGATGTGGTCGGACCCTCCCCATTTGAAAGTGGCCGACTCGTAGACGTACCATTTGTACAGATCGGGATTCTCCAGGACGAACTTCTTCTGCCCCTCCGTCAGGAAGTTGAACCGGATCAGGGGGTGCTTCCCTTCCTTGTTCCAGTCCTTGCGGGACCCGTTCCACAAGTCCGACAGGGTTACTGGCTCGGACTTCAATTCGTCCCAGACCTTGTTGGTGATCTCGTAATACCCCTCCAGGTCTGAGAGCTTCACATACCCGGATTCGATCAGTTCCCGCACGGCCTTCTTCCTCTTTCGCGTGTCGGATTCGATCTCGGACGCCACCATCGTGCGGGGAAGTCCGTAGGCGACGGCCCGGATGCACCTGTTGAGCAGGGTTTCGTGGAGGGAGGAACTCATACTTGATTTTCCGTTTGCTTGTTTGTTCGTTCCGACTACACTGCAACTATGCACTACGTTTTCCAGGAGTCAAACCGATTTATGGAAAATTATCCATAAATCCCCAGACGCCAGAAAATCATCGGAAAATCGACCACTTACCAATTTCTACAGGAAAATACTGAGGAGATCACTGTGCAAGTCAAGATCGAGCCTACTCTGGACCCACGATTCCATGTTGTCGTGGTCCTGGAATCCGACAATCTGGGGCGCATAGTCCACCATGGAACTCTGGAGGAATGCCGGGATGCGCAGGATAGGTTCGAGCACTTCCTGGAGGCCTTGCAGACTCTAAAGGGTCTGACCTCTCCCACCCTGGAATCCGACTGCAAGTGGATCCTGGAAGCAACCTTTCGGGAATCCGTTTGACTTTCCAGATACCTATGGCATAGTTGGGGCATCCGAGATGCGATAGATGCCAACCGGATACGGGAGATAGCCATGTGACCTATATTCAGGGGATTTATGGAAAGTTATCCATAAATCCCCTTTCTCTTCCCAAGATGCGTGAGATACGCGGGTTAGATAGATACTAAGATGTTGGTAAGATAGCACTTAGGAAGATGCGCGGAGATGCGCGAGATACATGAGATGCGCAGGATAGATGCGCAAGATGCGCGCATGTTACACGCCTGTATCACTCCTTATGCGGGGAGATACGAACTATACCATAACACCAACCCAGGGAGCTACGGATGGCCGAGAACAGCGAAACAGTGACGAAGGCTAGCCCGACCAGTACCCGGAGGATTCGGGTGCATGCCTTTCTGTACCATCCCGACTGGCTGAAGTTCGAGAAGTGGTATCATCTTCCCTTGCAGTTGCTCCTGGAACTCTACCGGGGCACCTACAGTTGCGAGGACACCCCGCAGGGGATCCAGAGGTTACGCGA